CAGACAGGTTAGCCCCAGACAGGATAGCCCCAGACAGGTCAGCCCCAGACAGGATAGCCCCAGACAGGATAGCCCCAGACAGGTCAGCCCCAGTCAGGTTTGTCCAAGACAGGTCAGCCCTAGTCAGGTTTGCCCTAGTCAGGTTTGCCTTGGCCAGGTTTGCCTTAGTCAGGTTTGCCCTAGTCAGGTTTGCCCCAGACAGGCTTGCCCCAGACAGGTTTGCCTCAGACAGGTCAGCCTTGGTCAGGTTTGCCTCGAACAGGTTTGCCTGAGACAGTTTTGCTTTAGCCAGGAAAGCCCTAGACAGGTTTGCCCCAAGAAGGTAGGTCCCAGACAGGTTTGCCCCGCGTAGGTCAACCCCAGTCAGGTTTGCCTGAGACAGGTCAGTCCAAGACATATTTGCCTCAGACAGGTTTGCCCCAGTCAGGTTTGCTAAAGTCAGGTCAACCTTAGCCAGGTTTGCCCCGCGTAGGTCAACCCCAGACAGGTTTGCCCTTTCGCCACTTTCTCCACCTTTTAAAAATATAGCGTGTAGTTTAAGGATGTTATCTAAAATTTGCTTATTCATAGTCACCTCTTTACTATACAATGCATTGACGGTGCCAAACATAACTACGTGATATCATTAGATGCTAAACTTCAATACCGATTATTGTTTGGTCAATTGTTCAATGCCTAAACAGTGCCTTTTGTATAACTTTTTAGCGTCAATGAAGGTATCAGCGCAATCCCAAGCAACTCTAACACCATTTTTGTGGTTATACGTTCTAACATGATAGCAATCATGCTCCATCCAAAGCGTTACCCTGTAACCCTTTTTTTCTTTTTCTTGCAAGTATCCGCATGAGAGTTCATATTTTGACAGCATAATGCCCCTTTGTTAAATTAAGTTACATTCTTTTTCTAAAACGGCTTCATGTTTAAAAAAAATACATTGAAAGTCTGACGTTATAACATTGCTTGCATGATACACACTAAGCCTAAAGCCAAGATCTGTTAAATTGTACAGTTCTTTAGAATTAAACCATTTTGCAAATTGCTCAAGAGAAATAAAGCCAAAAACATGGTAGGGATCATTTCCAAGACGTGATTCCAAATGCTTATTTAGCCCATCATCATAAGGCCCAGGACAGCCCGTTTCAAAGCTGTGCGTCCTAGTTGTCCATTCGGATACCCCATGCCCTACGATAGGGAAACTCCCACAATACGGCCCTAGCCCGTTTTTTTCCACGCGATACACTGTCACACAATCTAAAAACCTAATCATATTCGCTCCCTAAATTTACTTATCGGCCAGGATAGTATCAGTCAGGATAGTATCAGTCAGGTTTGCCCCGCGAAGGTTTGTCCCGAACAGGTCAGCCCCGATCAAGTTTGCCTTGGTCAGGTCAGCCCCAAACAGGACGGCCCAAGTCAGGTCAGCCCCGCGTAGGTTTGCCCCAGACAGGCTTGCCTGAGACAGGTTTGCCTCGAACAGGTCAGCCTTAGCCAGGTTTGCCCCGCGTAGGTTTGCCCCAGACAGGTTTGCCTTGGTCAGGTCAGCCCCAAACAGGTCAGCCTCAGACAGGTCAACCCCAGACAGGTCAGCCCTAATCAGGTTTGCCCCAGCAAGGTTTGCCCCAGTCAGGAAAGCCCCAGTCAGGTTTGCCCTGGCCAGGTCAGCCCCGAATAGGTTTGCCCCAGACAGGTTTGCTAAAGCCAGGTCAGCCTTGAACAGGAAAGCCCCAGACAGGTCAGCCTTAGTCAGGTCAGCCCCGAACAGGATAGCCCCAGTCAGGTTTGCCCCAGATAGGTTTGCTAAAGCCAGGTCAGCCCCGTAAAGGTTTGCCCCGGTCAGGTTTGCCCTTTCCCCAGCCTTTTCACCTTTTAAAAACATAGCGTGTAGTTTAAGGATGTTATCTAAAATTTGCTTTTTCATAGTCACCTCTTAACTATACAATGCATTGACGGTGCCAAACATAACTACGTGATAACATTAGATGCTAAAAAACACTTTTGTAGAACTTTTAGACAATCGTACAATACCTGACCACTGGCCCTGTTCTAATGAATACTTCAAGCCAAGTGATTAGGCTTGAAGGTACGACAATTTTGCTTTTGCAACAATCATGCCACTCTTATTGTTTTTTGGGTATGGTTTTGTCAATGTAGCCAGTGTAACGGTAAACCTTGCACCACTGCGAATGCTGCCTTGTATAATCTTTAAAACCTGTTTTGTATCCGCCACAATCGCAAAGGCTTTGAGGTTTTATCGTTGGTTCATTTTTTGCATCAGTCATTGCCCAGTAATTTCTAAATTCGTCAAGGTCTATCAAAACTATAGAATCATGATTAGAATGTGTTATATTGTTGAAACGCAAGCGTACTGAAATTGCATCCATATCTAGCAATTCTGCCGTATTTCCAGTAATCAGTTTGACATATACAGCGCCTTTAAAAGCTTTGAAAACGCCATGGATATCCGAAAATTCATAACTACCTGCAATTGAGTCAATAGTTAGCATTATGCCCCCATCTCATCCATAATTTCACGCATAGAGTCAAAAACACTGTTTGCAATTTTTACGCGCTCGTAAACTTGACCTTGCATCAAATCACCTGCTGCGCCAATGGCACTATGGCCCAGTTCTCGGGCTTGCTCATCGACGTAGCCCAAACGCTCAAGATTACTTGATACCCATGCTAAAAGATCACTTGTATAGCTATCTGCTTCAATTTCATTTATTCTGTTTTCCATACCATCGTTTTCTGACTCAGATAGCATATACAGGGCATCTAGAGCATATTCATATTTATAGTCATCGGGAGACATTCCCTCGTGAGCCGCCTGAACCAATTCTTTTAATTCTTTAGGCGCGCTATCTTTTAAAGAATAGAAACTAGCGCCATTAATGCGTTTTTTATGCTCAAATTGTTTCAAATAATCAGCGGCTAATTCTTGTATAGTTTTCATATATTTCCTTTTAATTAAGTTAAGCAGCTTTGCTAAAATTCACTTTTAGAATATTGCTATTGTTTTGCTCTAGTTCGACCATGCATTCCACGAAACGAAGGGCATCGATTGACTCATAAAGACTAGCAAGGCGCAGCATTATTTCACTCATTTCCCTAGTGTCGTTTTGATTGCATTGTGCTAGTTCTTTCCGCACACTTTGGATTGCTTCAAAAGTCATCTTATAGCATTGTATTTTGGCTTCAGTTTTCATATTTACCTCTTTATTAAAATAATAAGATCAATTAGATTAGTTAACTATCAAAAGGTCTGTTTGATGAATTCCATTTGTTCATATAATGTTAAGGCGTTCAAAAGAACTTCAAGCTTGGCGCATTGCTTTTCAGTTGTCTTTTCACCTCTCTCATAGCAGAACCCATTAGGATTAGGCGCTAAGCCATGAGATACAATCTCAATTTCACTTTCAGCGCAAAGGTCAAGGATATTATCAAACTTTAATTGCGTTTTGGTTAGCAAAGGTAGCCCTTCCCGCAAACGCTCAATTTCCTTTGACTTTAGCTTGCGACAAGAAACATGGTGTTTACGCATAACGCCATGAATTGCGCAATATAAATAACCTTTTGTGTCAATATAGCTGACAGTAGCCTTGCAATCCTTAAACATATCACACTTAAGCATAATTATTCTCCCATGTAAAACAATGTTTTCTTGTTCATAGTTTAGCCCTTCCATACAACTTCAAAGCCTTGTTTCAAAGCGCCTTGAACCAATGCATCAAGGATAGTGCTTGCTTTGTATTCCTTGGAATGAATACCATCGAACCATACTGTCAAAGTATCACGGCCATAATCTATGGCCATGCTTTGAGCATTCGGCACACGTTTGGCAAATGCTCTGAGTATTTCTGTTTTGCTTTGCTCTATTTTGTTCATATATCCCCTTAAAAGTCTAGCTGCGCGGTTACTGCTAGTAGTATTCCGAATTAGTTCGGCGACTTCGCCCGCTTGCCCTTGGCCCCTATTTACAGCTTCTAGTTAACCGATATTCGTCTGACTTATCCGCTGCGTATCCTTGCCAATCACTTATTAGTAGTAATGCATTGACAATGCCAAACATAACTACGTGATATTACTAGATGCTAAAAAACACTTTTGTAGAACTTTTAGACAGTACCTGATATCATTGAATAATTCAGTAGTCACCTATACAGTTATGCCACAATATCATTACCATTTTTCAATTGATCGTATGCGCCTATTTCCATGGCCAAAGTCTTATAGTTTCTACAGCACTATCGAAACTGTCAATGGTTTCGCGGTGAAGTATCTGACCTTCCAATGTTTTGGTCACCTCATAACCTGCATGATCTTGTTCATAATCGTATACAGCAACCAACGAAACTGTCATTCCATTGTGCTCAATTCTTCTCATTGCTCTATTTAATTGCATATTTAACTCCTAAATGTTATTCTAAATAAATTTGCCCATCGCCGCCGACAATGGCGTGCTGTTCTCCAAACTTTTTGCAAGCGTCGGTTAGTTTGTCCCCAATGTCGCCAAGGCCCCTATCCCAAAAGCCTACTCCATGCCGATTACGAGTTAACCAAAAATCATGGCCCGTTTGATCGGCGCACAATCCCTCTAATAGTGCAGCATTCTGTTCTACGAACTGTTCACAATCTTTTAGCGCCTTGGCATAGGATTCAGGCGCGATATCGTCAGCGTCGTAATTTCTTTCAAGAGGTACCCCGCCTGACTCATTTGATTCATCAAGGCTGGACCATAAAGCGCACACAATATAGTGTTGAACCATTTCGTATATAAAAGCTTCTTTATTAAGCATATTTAACTCCTAAAATTGTGTATGGAAAAGGCTTGCCGCTATCCCATGCCTGTAGGTATCGACAAAAATTTCGCCATAGATATCATTAGTCAAAAGATAGCTTATAGTAACATCGCTTTCATTGCTTGCTTGTAGGGCTAGCCTATGCGCCTCTTTCAAGCTTGAAGTTTTCACAGAATCAATTGCTTGCTTATAGGCATAGCATTTGCGTATCCAATATGTTTTTCTCATATTTCCTCTATTCCATCCTAATTACGTGGCATGTATAATCACCATTACCAATTGCGCTAACAGGCTTTTTGGTATGTTTCATCAAGAAGCCCATATAATCCATTGCAGCGCTTAACGTGGCAAAAGTCAAAACTGTATCAATTGCAATGCCTTTTAGTGGACCTTTTACGATATACTTCATAAACTTTACTTTATACATGATATCTCCTCAATAATTGATAACTTCAAAGACTTTCATACAGTACGTAATGCATTGACAGTGCCAATGCTAAGTTGTTGATAACACTAAGGCACTAAAAAACACTTTTGTAGAACTTTTAGACAGTACCTGATATCACTAGATTATTCAGTAGACACCTAGACAGTTATTCGGCCAAAATAGTATCAGACAGTTTTGCCCCGCGTAGGTCAGCCTCAGACAGGTCAGCCCCGAACAGGTTTGCCTTAGACAGGTTTGCCTTAGACAGTTTTGCCTTAGACAGTTTTGCCCAATACAGGTTTGCCCCAGTCAGGTTTGCCCCAGACAGGTTTGCCCCAGACAGGTTTGCCCCAGTCAGGTTTGCCTTAGACAGTTTTGCCTTAGACAGTTTTGCCCAATACAGGTTTGCCCTAGTCAGGTTTGCCCCAGCAAGGTAGGTCTTAGACAGGTTTGCCCCAGACAGGTTTGCCCCGCGAAGGTTTGCCCCAGTCAGGTCAGCCCCAGACAGGTCAGCCTTGAACAGGAAAGCCCCAGACAGGTCAGCCTTGAACAGGTTTGCCCCGGTCAGGTTTGCCTGAGACAGGTCAGCCCCAGTCAGGTTTGCCTTAGACAGGTTTGCCTTAGACAGGTTTGCCCCAAGAAGGTTTGCCCCGAATAGGTTTGCCCCAGTCAGGAAAGCCTCAGACAGGCTTGCCCTAGACAGGTTTGCCCTAGTCAGGATTGCCCCGAACAGGTTTGCCCCAGTCAGGTTTGCCCCAGTCAGGTCAGCCCCAATCAGGTTTGCCCAAGACAGGTTTGCCCTTTCCCCAGTTTCTTCATCTTTTAAAAACATAGCATGTAGTTTAAGGATGTTATCTAAAATTTGCTTTTCCATAGTCACCTTTTCAATCCTGGTTATTCATGGCGTCGATTCTATTCATTTCATCGCTTTCTACTACGCGGAAAGTATCGGGAGAAGGGACAAGATCGCATATTAAATGGGCTATTTCCAAGGCCTCGCGCTTGGTAGAAGCCATAACGGCATTATATCCACCATTTACCCAATTGAAAACCCATTGTTTAGGGCCTTTGCCGAAACGACGCTCAAAAGCTTCATCGGAAAGGTCAAGAATTTTACTATAGTGGCGCTCGAATTCAAAAATGGTTCCTCCCTGCTGCGAGTGAAGGGCACAAAGGCGGGAAAGACGTGTTTCGGGCATTTTCTTATTCATACTGTTACCTCTTTACTATACAATGCATTGACAATGCCAATGCTAAGTTGTTGATATCATTAGATGCTAAAAAACACTTTTGTAGAACTTTTGGTCAGTACCCGATATCATTGAATAATTCAGTAGTCACCTATACACTAGCATAAGAAGGATTAGCATAAGAAGGATTACCGTAATAATCACATTTAACTATAGATGGAAAGTAACCTGACTTTTCCATGTAGGCTTCGATAAGCTTATTTCGGCTTTCTACAGTCTCGTAATCACGCTTGGAGATAAACCATTTATTACTGTCTTGGTCTAATACATCACCTTCATGATTAATCACAATGCAAGGCCCTTCGGATGTAGTGATGCAGTCATTTTCAAAATCAATACCGATAAATTCTAAATCAAAGTATTCTTTCAGCAATTCGCGCTCTAATTTATCTTTTGTATCAATCAATAGACTAAGGTCAACCCTAATCCATGCATGGAAACTATCATCGTACGGTACAGTAGTCAATTCTCTAGAATTGCCCAATGATTCTACCATCTTGGCAATGATAGCTCTCTTGGTTTTCATTTCCATACTGAATACCCTTATAGCCTTGTCTTTTAATTTAATCAATTCCTTTTCTTTATCGGCACTGATTGCAACCATTTGTTTTTTGATACGGTTAAGCATACGAATTTTCATTTTCCACATCCATCTTGGTCTAGCTCATAGATTTTTCCGCTATCGTCCTTTTCCAACAAAAACCATGCGCCTTGCCCACATTGGTATTCTCGGTGTAAAGTTCCATCCTCTAGTAGCCAAAAATTCCAGATGCCAGGAATTCCAGACACTTTTAATCTGCTTTTTGCCTTTTTGATTGCTTCGCGTTTTGTCATCTTCAGTTTCCTTTTTGCTGCCTTGATTGCTTCTTGCTTATTCATCAATCTCTCTCTCATGGGCTTCTCTTTCTGCCATATACCAAACAAGAAGGTTCTTGCGCGTATCAATAGCGTTTAGCATATCCTTGCGCTCAAAAGTAGCAGTCAATTCATCTATGCATTCGTAGCCCATGTCAAAAGCATCACAATTCAAGGCTTCAAATATTTCATCTTCAAATTGATCATAAAGAGTTACGCAATCAGCAGTATAGGTTATATTAGGAAAACCTGCCTCACAACCATGATTACGGATATCTTCGGCAAAATCAATCAAATGCTTATCAAACCATTGTTTAAAAGTCTGTTTTTCCATAGTCACCTCTTAACTATGTAGTGCATTGACAATGCCAAACATAACTATGTGATATCATTAAGGCACCTAAAAAACGACAATGTAGAACTTTTGGTCAGTACCCGATATCATTGAATAATTCAGTAGTCACCTAGACACTTCTAAGGTACAAGGTATTAGCTATAGGCACAAGGAACAGGGCATAAGGTACAAGATATTAGCTATAAGCACGGGATAGGAAGGGAATAAGGCATAAGGCATAGGGAACAAGGAATAAGGAATAGGGATAGGGAATAGGGAATAGGAATAAGGAATAAGGAATAGGTTACGCGACAAGAAGCGGCCTGATATCGCGCATCTTGCTAATGGCCACTATATAAGTCAAGTAAAGCAAAATCACGTAACCATATGATAATGCTGAGATAATAGCTACGTGGTCAATTGGCATAAACTTTGCCATAAGCTCAAGTCTTATATAATCGTTATGGCCAAAAAATAGCAATATAAGGCCGTTTTGTGCCCCGCGCATCTCACCTGACCAAGCTTTAAACAGGCTTCACCTGACCAAGCTTTAAACAGGCTTTACCTGACCAAGCTTTAAACAGGCTTTACCTGACCAAGCTTTAAACAGGCTTTCTTTCTCTACGCTTTATGATCTTTGCAGGATATTGTGGGCAATTCACACGGTATTCCTTAAGCCTTGTATTGGCTTCTTGTCTGGATTCTTCCGTCAATTCGTGTTCATAACCTTGCCCATAGTCAACATGTAACTCCCATGTATCTATAGTTTTGCGCACGGCCTTTGATGGAAGGTTTACAAAAAAAGGCGTTAGTGGATTATTCATATTATTCCTTTACCGATAAAAATATCAAATTGCATTCTTTTACTTTTAGGCTCATTGCTGCGCCATGCATTGCATTCCGCATAGTACTGCCTTTAACGCTTATGGTTCGTGAGTCTAAGTTATTGCCAAAAACGAAAACTAAAAGCTTCATAGTTACCTCTTAACTATACAATGCATTGACAATGCCAAACATAACTACGTGATAACATTAAGGCACCGAAAAACGATAGTGTAGAACTTTTAGACAGTACCTGATATCATTGAATAATTCAGCAGACACCTATACAGTACAAGACACCTATACAGTAGACACTACAAGGCACAAGGCACCTATACAGTAGACACCTAGTCACCTAGTCACATATATAGGATGAAAGCCCACAAGGTATCATAGAGGAGACTGTCAATAGTTTGGTCAAGGTAACTATGCGGTATGTATAGCAAATAGCCTACGACAATGCAAGGTGTCTAATGTTTAGTGTAAATGCCTCAGTGAGGAGATAGGTGTATCCTGACAGCTACACCTGTTATATCTCTGACATGTATCTGTGCAACTATGCGAAATATTGAGGGAAAACGTGTTTCCCGTGATTGGTGTATATAGTTTGGTCAACCCCTGAGGTATATGCTCAGACACAAACCAAAATTTCCTGATAATTTTTGTCAAAAAGACCTCTAAAATTTTTTTAAAATTTTTCCAGAAAAGTGCTACAATATCAATATGAAGACCTGTGCGCGATGTAAGGAACATAAAGACCCATCTCTTTAAGCCCAACATGAAGCTTAAATGTGGCCTGTCATCGTGGTGCAAGACCTATAGCTCCTAAGCCACCGCAAGTGTTTAACCCAGAGCGGGGTGTAAGAAATGCGGGCTCACAAAGCCAGCGAAGGCCTTTAAACCCAATCTTAAGCTCAGGTCTGGATTGAGCTCCTGGTGTACGGAGTGTCGAAATGGGTATGGAAAGGTTAGATATGTTCCAAAGACGCGCCTACGAAAAGAAAGGCCTGTAACTATAAAAACCTCAGACCTAGGTGGAAAAAAGACAACATGGCGAAGGGATCTAATGTAATGCAAGCCTATAAGAAACGCGCAAAAGGCGGTTGGAATCAGGGCAAGGCCTGTAAGGGTGACTCTGAAGAACGTATGTATTCCAAAGCTGAGATCAAACAACAGCTTGCTGAAGCAGAAGAGACTTACCTAGATAAGCACAAGGGCAAGCGTAAGCCCAACATGAAGGCTCGTCTCGAATATCGCGTGAAATGGTACGAAGAGATCCTCGAAGAGTACAGCGGCCAAAAATCCGTAATGGGCAACTGGATGGGCAACTGGATGCGCGATGGCTTGGAAAAAGCACAAAAGAAATTGGCCGAGCTTATTGAAAAAGAATCCACCCTAGGTAAATTCGAGAAATTCAAATGACAATGAAGGATGCTCAAGCTCTATTATTCTCTATGGACACAAACACTCTGGAAAGAATGAGGCCAGCAGGTGTTACGTTAGAAGATGTTATTAAAATGGCTATAAGCGGTCTAACCGCCAATGAATTAGCCGACCTTGGCAATGTATATGGTCTAAAGCGTCAGTGGTATATGTATGGTGGTGAATCTGACACCGAGTTCGGTAAACGAATGGGCGATTATATTTTGTCTCAAGTTCCTTTTCAGATCCTTTCTAGCGGTGACTCTGTGATAGCAAATTACGGAGATGGTCCTATTGTTGAAAAAGAGATCAAAGTTCCCTGTTGGAGTCATAAGTGGAAACATTACGAAGGAATCATGGATTCCTTTGATTTCTGTGAAGTGTGCGATGAAAAGAGGCGTAAATGGTAAAGAAACCAAAGGCTTGAGCCGATAATTCACAAAGAATACAAGACCTTAACAATTCGTTTTACCTTCAGTACACGCGAAGGCCAGCTCGCGCTGGCTTTGCGCACTAATCTATAAGATATAGGGATGTCTAAGAACTTAAGAGACAGGTTGGTAATTTCGCTAACAGACAGGGCAGCCGCCAATGAGCTATCCCAGCTACTTGGTCAAGGTGTTATGACTGAGCTTGAGATTATAGCTCTTACCGCCAATCTCTTAAAACCCACCATTGAGTGGGTTTTTTATTGCTTGACTAAAGGGGGTAACACTGCTATTCTATATTTAACAATGGTTAATTTTACCAAAACATATATGAAGGAAAATAAAGATGAAAACCTGTAATTTAACAGACGCTGATTTGAAGATTGACGGCAAGAGCACTAGAGATAGGCTTAATAGATTGGAAGCCAGTAATTTAACAGACGCTGATTTGAAGATTGACGGCAAGAGCACTAGAGATAGGCTTAATAGATTGGAAGTCAGTGTAATTGTTCTCAACGTTGCGTCGATTTTTATCTTGTTAGTCATAATGTTTGGAAAATAATGAAAAGACTAAAGCGTGTAAAAATATCCCGTAGGTTTCTCAGTTTTATGACCTTTCTTGGCTTTTTATTCTTGCTAAAAGACGCAACAACCAATGTTGCTATTGGTCTTAGCTTGTTCTATTTTAGCGGCGTGTTAAAGGAATGTCTATGACCGATCCCTGGAAACGCGCTGGTTTTTATTATGAAACAACCCTTGCATATGCAAATGGTAGGGGTACACTTACTGTTTCTCTCGATTTTGTAACCTATCATTTTGTCAAATGGTATTACGGCGAATCAGAGCTCATTAAAATTGCCACGAGGCATGGGTAATGTGGCCAAAACCAAGTCGTAAGGCTATCCCAAAAAAGCTCCGCGAGCAAGTGAAGGCTAAATATGACCATCACTGCGGATATTGTGGTGAGAAACCCGAAAAGCTCCAGATTGACCATATTAGAGCAATTGAGTATGGTGGAACAGACGATATCGAGAATTTGATGCCCTCTTGCTTCGCTTGCAATAACTACAAGAACGTACTGTCCTTAGAGACGTTCCGTAAAAACCTTGAAGAACAGGTCACCAGAGCACGAAAAACAAGCGTAAACTTTCGTTTGGCTGAGAAATACGGTCAGATTACCGTAAAAGAATTTCCTATAATGTTTCATTTTGAAAAGGCGCGATATGAAGAAACGTAAGCTGATTAGAACATTTTCGATACCATCAGTGGCCAACGGTGGCCCCGTAGACGAGGTAATTGCTGATCTGAGCAATTCCTTGTTAGAGCTAATTCGCGAAATCAAACAGGCAGAGCAAGTTGCCATGACCAAGGGATATGTTAGTATCGAAATCACTGAAGCTGGCGAACACAGCGGAGAAACATGGCTTGAGTTACGTGGGCATAGGTTTTCCCAAAAAAAGACAAAACAGGAAGAGCCAAAACAACAGCTAACACAGTCGGCCATAACTGGCTTCAAAACGGGCGCTACCCTGGTAAAGGGTCGTTTGATTTACAATAAATAGGTGTTTATGATTTCCGACAGGATTTTGACAAGGATAAACAAGCGCACAATAAAAATTCCATATCAAGGAAATACTGAATACAGCGTGATATTAGCAGCTATCCCAGTTGATATCCGCGTTCAAAAGATCTTTTCTGCCGTAGTAAGAGAAAAGGCTTTAAGTTATTTAAAAATCGAGATAATTGGAAAAATTCCCAAACGCGGTCTTTGGATATACATGGTGGTTATTTAATGAGTATCAAAAAATTGTATTTAATAAGACACGGTAAAAGCGAAGCTAACGAGAATTACGATATCTTGTTTACGAAGGATGACAAAGACATTCAGCTTGCAGAGCAGGGGTATCACGATGCTGTTCAGGTTGGTAAAACTCTTAAGGAAATGTTAACCCCAGGAGCATCCACGATCTTTGTGGTTTCTCCTTGGACCAGAGCTTTTCAGACCTACAGGATCGCTTCAACCGTGCTGAAAGATTTTTCTGAACCGTGCATCCACGAGGGTATTGTTGAGCACGACATGAATCTTAAAGACCATCCTGTTAACTGGGAAAAATTTCTCAAGTACAAACATAGCAAATGGTCTGTGGAGCAACATCTTCATGTAAGATTCGATGGTGGCGAAAGTTTAGCCGATGTTAGGGAGCGGGCCAAGACCTTCCTGGGATTCGTAGAAGAGCTCGCCCACGCGCTGGGCCATGACAATATCGTGGTTGTATCGCACGGACAATTTATCAAAATGGTCTTGGCCGAAATGGACGGAACGGACCCACAAACAATGACTCATCCTAAGAATGGTGAAATAATTGTAAGGGAAGTCAAATGAAAAAGGAAACGCAGTAAAATCAGGCGCTTAGACGTGTTCATTGTTAGCGAACAAAGATCTGTTAGTGAACAAAGATTTTTATTGAATACCTTCTCTAGATTTGGTAGGATTAAAAGATGGAAAACGTTATTAGTTTGAAGAAGGCTCGCATTGAAAAAGACTGCGTCACGTTGTTTGCTGGGTATAAAGCAAGGATTGTTCTTATGGACAAAGAGGAAATTGCTGTAGAAATTTCTCGCTTCCAAAAAGAGATGCACAATTATCCAAACCATCTTTTGACCCTGGTTAAAGGAAGAATCCTTCTAAATGCCCTTATCGCCCGTGGCAATGTGAATCCGGCAATTCCCAAATTGCTTCAAACTATTCGCGACAGATTTCAAGAGCGCATGAGAGATCTGCGATGACTACGCGACAAAAGCTAAAGACTAAAACCAATATAGAAGCAATTGCAGACAAAATTATCAAAAGGAGCTCCAAATGAAACCATCTGAAAAACTTCAAAGCCTGTTAAAATATCGTGCTGACCACGAGACACGTTTGATCAGTCCCGTTCCAGAAAAACATAAGAATCACCCTGAAGCCCACAAAGACTATCTCCGGCTGGAGATCAAAAAAACAACCGCAAAAATCGACAAACTTAAAATGTCAGTGTCCGAAGGAAAATAAGTGTCAAAAGATAGTCCTGTACCCGTTGTCCCCAAAAACACCAAAACTTTGAAACATGACACTGAAATTACATTGCCCGATGGTGTACATCTGAAGATAGACTGGAATAATTCCGCTCTTACTATTAAGCTGAATGGTCGTGTAATTGATGTTTCATCCAAATCCACCCGCGTTGTTGTTGGTCGAAATCCAGAAGCTACAGATTCGTAGCCCTCTTTTCGTCAAAAATACTATAGATTTATCCTAATTCTTCTTTGGAGCCCAAATGAAAAGCGCTTACGATGTTTTCACAAACAAATATTCTTATGACACCTTCCTTCAAAAATATTCTAAGGATGGAGTAGAAACCTGGGCCGATACGGCCAAAAGAGTTGTAGAATCGGTATGTGCCCAACTCGTAGACAACAAGACTAGAGAGAAAATCTATCAGCTTATTCTAGAGCGCAAATTCATTCCAGGCGGTCGTTATTTATATGCTGCTGGTCGAGAATTTCACCAAGTAAACAATTGTTTTCTCTTCCGCCCAGAGGACAGTCGCGAGTCATGGGCCGAACTCCAGTCAAAAGGCTGTACATCCCTGATGACAGGCGGTGGCATTGGCGCTGAGTATTCTAAAATCCGTGAAGAAGGTGCTATCATTCGTCGCACTGGCGGAAGATCAACTGGTCCAATAGCTCTAATGAATATGGTAAACGAGTCTGGACGATATATCATGCAGGGTGGCCAGCGCAGATCGGCTATTTGGGCAGGCTTGAATTGGTCACATCCAGATATTTTAAAGTTTATGGTCATGAAAAACTACTCACCAGCATTAAAAGCCGCCAAAAAAGCCGATTTAACCTTTCCCTTGCCAATGGAGCTCACCAACATTTCTGTGGTTTATGACACAGAATTTTTTATTGCAATTGAGAATGTAGATCATCCAAAACATCAATTGGCTTTAAAAGTGTATCTGCAGAACTGTTTTCAGGCCTTTTCGACTGCAGAGCCAGGTATGAGTTTTAATTTCCGTAAGGACAATGAGAACCTTCGTAATGCCTGCACTGAAGTCGTAAGTGAAGATGACTCTGACAAATGCAATCTTGGGACAGTATGGATGAATCGCTGTAAAACCAAAGTGGAATTTGCTGAAGCATGTAAATATGGGACAATTTTCTTGCTTTGTGGCGGAATTTACAGCCATGTACCTACTGAAAAAATTCGTGAAGTCGGCCTTAGAAACAACCGCATTGGTTTGGGCCTTGGCGGTATTCATGAATGGCTCATGATTCGTGGATCTGAATATGAAGCCACTCCAGAGCTACACAAATGGCTCTCGATTTACGAACAAGAAAGCGATTCAGCCGCATTTGTTGGCGCAAAGCAGCTAGGAGTATCAGTTCCTAAAGGCGTCCGTGCCATTGCCCCCACAGGCACTATTGGCATTATTGCAGAAACCACTACCGGCATAGAGCCTTTGTTCTGTAAGGCCTACAAGCGCAGGTATTTCAAAGATGGTAGGTGGCTACACCAGTTCGTAGTAGATGGATCAGTTAAACGCCTAATGGACATGGGTGTTAAATTAGAAAACATTAAAGATTCTTATGATTTGACGTTCAAGCAAAGAGTGAAATTCCAAGCAGATGTTCAGAATCATGTAGATATGCCTATCTCTTCGACATGTAACATGCCACCGTGGGGTTCTGAATCAAATAATGAAAGTAATTATGAGAAGAATGCTAACATGCTTCTTAAATATGCTAAACGATTGCGTGGATTTACAGTGTATCCAGACGGATGCAGAGATGGTCAACCTCTGACCAGGGTTGATCTAAAAGAAGCCCTAGAGTCCGAAGGCAAGGTGTTTGAAGAAAACGAAAACAACTGTGTTAACGGAGTTTGTGGATTATAGTGGTTGACTAAAGAAGAGTGATTTGATATGATTGAATTCATGTTCTACCAATTATTTATAATATCTCTATGTTCAGGAACCTCAGGCAATTATAATCAAGCCTGTAACAAAACTGTTGAAGCCACCTCTATCACTGTGGGCGTAAACCAATTTGAGAATCAGATTACTCAATATGGAAATGAAAAAGGCCAACGCATTTTTGGCAAAGAAGCCTGGAACACAACTGGATTTATTGGCGGTATAACCTATCAGAGTGTGGTTAAGAAAAGTGTGGCCTATAAGATTAAGACTAAAAAAGAGTTTATCGGTGCTGATTTTGTCAAGCCCCAACTTGACTATAAAGATGGTCAACGCGGTGCTTCCATGTCTTTAGGATGGTCCTGGTGAGGCTTCCAGAATATTCTCTCAAAAAAGGCATCCAGGTAAAAGATCCGTCTACCCCTCACGGTGATCCTGTGGAATTCCCTTCTGGCACTCTAGTATTTCCATTTTGGAACGAAACCTTGCTTCCAGAACATGTTTACGAACAGCTCAAAGAGGCAACTCGTTATGGTAAAGAAAAGCTAATTATGTGTTTGATAGGGCGTACTTGGATTCCACTTCCAAAGCAAGTTATCAGGGATAACCGATGAGTATCAAATATGACATCCAAGAATTTGAAAATCTTGTAAAAGAAGGCTACCTGAGAAGCTCTACTAAAGGGGGTTTGATCCTTTTTGACTATACCGACAAAACCGCTTTCGAGCGCAACTGGAGTCAATTTACCAAGATCTCGCGCGGTTTGATTCTAGAAGCTGATACAGGGTTGCTTGTAGCAAAACCATTTCCCAAATTTTTCAACCTGGGCGAGACGGAAGAGACATCTATAGATAGGCTTCCTATGCAACAGGGCTACAAATCATTTGAGAAGGTGGATGGCTCTTTAGGTATCATCTTCAATTATCAAGGCTACTGGAACATATCTACTCGCGATAGCTTCTATTCTGACCAAGCCGGTGTAGCTCAAATCATGCTTAAGCAATACAATATGATGTCGATCCCAGACAGCATCACGCTTTTGGTTGAAATTATCTATCCAGAAAACAAGATTGTGGTAGACTGCAGGGGTCAAAAGAAGCTCGTGTTTCTTGGTGCCTTTGACCGTGAAACGGGTGAAGAGGTTCCTCCAGAGCAAGCTGAAAAGTATGCTAGTTTAATGTTTATGGAGTGCGCTAAAAAATATGACCTTACCATTGAGCAGATGATCGTCCTGCAAAAGACCCTTTCTGAGGATGATGAAGGTTTTGTGGTGCGTTTCAACAATGGTTTGCGCGTGAAGATCAAAGGTGAAGAATATCTCAGAATTGCCAAGATAATTTCTCAAATGTCTCTAGTTTCTTTTTAGGAATCCATGAAAGATAAGACGTTAAAGCTACAAAAACCTATTTGTGAAGTGATTATTAGGAGTTACAATGTTGCACGGTGATGTTCCAGAAGGTGACAAGAAGACCGCTGAAGCCTTGAGAAAGATGGAAATTGACATGGAAGAACAGGCTACCCTTTCTCCACAATATACAGCACAGGCCTTTGTATGTTTAGCTCACGACTGGTACGAAATGGGCTCTGAAGAGGAAGGCCACAGACTGCTTAAAAAGGCCGATATCGTCTGTCCAGAATATTTTAGAAAACATATGCAATCTCATACTTTGGAAAATTCAGCATTTGAGCTATTAGTGAACAGACTGTTCGCAATGTTGGGCTGGCAGTTACTTGACAGTCTTAAGGATAAAAACAATGTGTGATATTTGCACTAGATGGAAGAAACGCGAAATTAATGGTAAAGAAGCTATGGTTTTGATCGGAACCGCTTTAAAAACTGCCGAAAAAGTCAGCAAGGAACACTTGACAAAGCTGGCCTCTAAAATACTAGACGATGAAGTTCCTTTTAGTCACACTGATCCACAAGCAGAACGAGCCTTCTGGCACAGGACTCATAGGAGAGAAAATGAAGAAAGCTAGCCCTAAGACCGTGATTTGCTTGACGGTAATCTATGTTGGATTTGCGCTCGTCACAGGTTACAATATTTATGAGGGGTGTGAAAAACCTTACTATGAAATGAGCAAAATATCTTATGGAAATTTTAAAATTCCCAAACCCTAGCCTGTCTGTTGTCTGCAGCAAGGTAACGGTCTTTGGACCTGAACTTAAGATTATATTACGGTCAATGTGGGACACTTTAAAGGCTACCAAAGGGATCGGACTGGCCGCAAATCAAGTTGGTCTTAAATATCGCATATTTGTAATGGAAGGTCCAGACAAAGAACAGTTGTTTTTTATCAATCCTGTGATATCATCCAGTTCCCTAAAAATAAGCTCTTTAAAAGAAGGGTGTCTTTCTGCTCCAGGCGAGATTATATGTACCGGAACACGCTGGGATTCGGTATCGATTAGATTTCAAGACGAAAAAGGCCAAGAATGCACTAAAGTTTTTAAGGGGATTCACGCTGTTTGCGTACAGCATGAGATCGAACATTTAAATGGTAAAAATTTTATGAGTTCTAAGTATATCCCAAGAGAACGTAGGAAATATTTGGTCAAAAAATGGGGCCTTAAAAAGTGAAAAAGATTTTTAGAGAAACCAAAAAGACATTTAAAAAACTTCCAGTGCTCATATGGGCAGTTGCCATCGTTGTGCCTGGTGGTTTTTTAGCAATTGGGGTTTATGCGGCAACTAAAATTTACTTAAACAGAAGAAAAAATGGCAAAAAAGAATAAATTAATTGCCATTTTTCGTTATGAGGCTATAGAGATGAGAGAATACGAAGACTGTGACGGATTTTAATGAAAACTTTAAAAACTAAACTCAGCAATCCTGACGCTATTCGTAAAGCTGTAGCCAAACTACTAGATGATTCTGCTAAAGCCGCTCAGTTCAACGATATGGTTTTTCGATCCGTTGATTTAAACGCTAAGAATGTTGGTAATTTTAACAGCAAAGATCTGGCCGTTCTTCAGGTTTGCGATCTTGCTAAAATGTACGGTATAGCCGTGGAGTGTGTATGATCGAAGTCAAAATCGTAGCTGATTCTATGTCCAAGGCCGGTAAGCGCATAACAACCTTTGTTCTTACCTACCCTCGCTTTATCCATGCTGAATTTATGACGCACAGAGTTTTGTCTCGTAATGCATCAAGCTCCCGCGCTATACCTGTAAAGAAACAAATTGCAATGGTTCGTTCTAACATGGTGATACCGATTCATATCGGCGCAAACAGACCTGGTATGCAAGCAAAAGAAGAAGTGTCTGCTTTAAAAAAGAAAGCTGCCGTATTCATATGGAAGGCTTTAGGACATACCGCTTGTATTGCAGCTTCTATTTTGGACCGACTTGGGGTTCATAAACAGGTCGCCAATCGCGTGCTGGAGCCCTGGAATCATATTACCGTTGTAGTAACAGCTACAGAGTGGGATAATTTTTTTGCTCTGCGTGTTCACCCAGACGCTCAGCCTGAGATCCACGCTCTTGCTGCTAAGATGTATGATCTCTATTCTTCAATTGATATTAAAACCGTAAACCCTGGATATTGGCACCTTCCCTTTATGGACAAGGAATCTCTGGCTGAATGCAGTATTTTGTACGGGGTGTCCTGTGTAGCAGACGAAGAAGAAGCGATGACCCTTGCGATTAAGCGTTCAGTGGCCCGTTGCGCTCGCGTATCCTATATGAACCACGATGGGACCAAGTCTACTATTCAGCAGGATCTCGACCTGTATCAGCGTCTTTTGGGTAACACTCCAATTCACGCATCTCCATCTGAGCATCAGGCTATGGCGATGTTCGAGCCAGATTTTCAATCAGGGAATTTTCGTGGCTGGATGCAATACAGGAAGACTATTCCTAACGAAAATATTGACAAATACGAAATAAAAACATTGCTCGAAAAAGGTTGCCCTGGCTAGTTTTATCGACTATTCTAACCTTGTAGGTACAATCAGGAGTAACAAATGAGATTAGATATTGGGTTATATAAAGGTAGCAAGAAAATAGCGCAGGATTGGTACAAGAGAGAGGGTCATAAAAATCCCAAAGACGCCATTTCAGCAATATCTATGTTGACCGGCGTTCCCTGTATTGTATCTGCTTATTGGATTGGCGAGATTGACAACTATCCTGCTCATGTGATAAAATCAATGAAAGGACTAATCAAGTTTTATGGTTACACTTCTGTCGAAAATCCCACTCCTGGCGCTCCTCCTTTTGAGCAGTTGCTCCAGCACTCTACCGAATCCGAATAGTTTCTGCGGCAAGCCTATGGTTCGCAAAATCTACCGCAGTGTCCTTTATAGCCCTGATATTAAAGAAGAAACAGAAGTCACTGTAACCTGCCCAATCGCTATTTGGTAGTGATTTCGGCTATATACCAATAATGTAGACCATATTTGCAATTTTCTGAATATGATTTGCATTGCCGATAAAACTAGTTTACTCTATATCTAGATACTAAATTTAAGGAGAAATCAATGAAACTCACTCGCAAACTCGAAATTGGAATCAACGCGGTCAATATTCTCAAGACGAAAACTGGTCCTACCAGAGTGGTAGATATGACTGTTGACGTTGGAACCACTGTAAACTTCCTAGAACAGATTATGCGCAATCTGCGTGAAGCTGGCATTGTAAGCGTAAAACGCGGTCCTGGCGGCGGCTATATCCTAAACAAGGGGTCTATTGTTACTGCTATGACGGTGGCCAATGCAATTGGTGAAGACCTTGGAAGTCTTCAGCTCGATGAAGTGACACCAGTAGGTCGTCTTCGTACTGCTGTTGTAAACGCGTTTTTGAACACTTCTATCTAGAGGTTGCCATGGAATTCAAATCCTTTCCCGAGATTAAAAAGCTTAGTTCCGTCAAATTTTCTATCACCCAGAAAATCCACGGCTCTAATGCCCAAATTATGATCGTACCATTGGACCCAGAAATTGCGATTTTTAGAAAATCCAATAAAGACGTGGGTATTGTTGAACTAAATGGTCAATACTTTGATTTTCGCTGCGGCTCACGCACTAGATGGATTGTTCCTGGCGACGACAATTATGGTTTTGCTGCATTCGCATATGCCAATAAAGAAGCGTTTGTAGAGAAGCTTGGTCCTGGTCAGCATTTTGGCGAATGGGCTGGTCTAGGGATTAATTCCGGCGAAGGGCTTAAGGAAAAGTTTTTTATTCTGTTTGATTATTGGCGATACGACCCTGCGATCCTTCCTCCCCAGACCGTCCTGGTACCGGTTCTCTACAAAGGAAAATTCGATCTTGGTCAAGTGAAAATTGCGATGGATGATCTAAAGACCAATGGCTCCAAATTAGCCCTAGGGTTTATGCACCCTGAGGGAGTCGTAGTGCAGATTATAGGCTCTCGTTACAAAGAAGTCTTTACGGCAGAAGAGACTCAGTGGACCAAATCAAGAGGCGACAAAGCGCCTAAAGAAAAAGGCCCTGACTATTCCCACCTGCTTCAACCTATTAGACTAGAGAAACTTTTGTCTAAGGATGAACGCTATGTTGTGGAATATCCCGCTTCTCTAAAACAGATCGCTTTTGATTATTTTGATGACCTCGTAAAAGAAGGTCAGATTGTAGGAACTGAGCAAGAGCTTATGAGTATCAAGAGGCAATCTCTTAGCTGGATCTTTAGCTTCATCAAAAGCATCTTCAAAGAAAAGAATCTATAACCTGGACGCGAATCGGGACAAATAGACGTATTTAAGCCTCTTAATTGTCCCGATTAGGACAAATAGACGTATTTAAGCCTCTTAATTGTCCCGATTAGGACAATCAAGAAGCTTGATTATTTTCTAGTTGTAGAGGCGACCACGGGGTTCGCTAGGCTCTCTAGGCTCGCAGCGAGTAACGCCGTCTTTCTTACGACAGCGGTCGGTTTCTGTGTTAGCACAACCGGTAACAACAAGAGCCAGTAAAAGTAGCATTAAGTATCTCATATTATCCTTTTGATCCAGTAGAACCAAATCCACCAGATCCACGTTCAGTTTCATCCAGGCTATCGACCTCTGTGATCTCAGCTTGGACCACAGGAACGATTACGCCCTGTGCAATTCGATCACCTTTTTTGACAATCACATCCTTGTTATCTTTAATGGTTAGAGAGTTTGTCATTATGATTCCTACTGGCCCTCTGAAATCTGAATCGATAGTGCCAGGGGTGTTGGCCACTCGTAGGGTGGTTTTTAAAGTAAGCCCAGAGCGAGGACGAACCTGAACTTCAAACCCTTCTTCTATGGCCAAGGAAATACCGGTCGATACGACCTTGGTTTCTCCTGGACCAATTCGAACATCTTCAACAGCAACGAAATCAAAACCAGACGCACCTTTGCTTTGGTATTTGGGAAGAACAGCATCTGGATGAAGTTTTTTTACACGTAGTTTTTGCATAACACCTTTTATTTGGCCATTGGGAATTTTTTGCTACCATGAACGATTTTAAGTTTAGGGTGTTTTCTAGTCTTCTTACACCATGAGCAATGGTAATTTGATTTTCTAACGCCATGCTCATGTCTGTACATTTTGTGAACCCCTATTTTGCACAGTGGTATTGCTTTGAACTTGATCAAGCTTCCCATGGACCTGAACACCAATACCACAAACATAAACCCTATTGCAAGCATAAGCAAATACAACAGAATTATGTCCAAATGTTCGAGCATCTTCCATTATATCTTATTTCTTTGTGTATTGCTCTTGTTTTTATCAAATTTTCCAGTTTGGCTCGCTGTCTGTCAGCCTGACCCCTAAAGAACATGTCGATTTCGGTATTGTTAGGGCTAATCATTTTTTCGGAGTGTGCAATCAGCCGCTTAAGGAATTCTTCCTCATTTTTAGGAAGACTGTCCAGTAAAGAAAACTTCCTGATCTTTTGGCTTTTTTTGTTTTTATGCACTTTTTATCTCCTTCTGTAGATACTGCGGGAATCGCAGGGATTAGTCAAGCAATAGAATATGGTCTGTTTTAAGCCCATTACGTGATAAATAGTGATACGAGGCATGAGCGTAATCTTAAAAGGTGAGATATTTATGCTAGTTTACAAAATTGCTAATAAAATCAATGGAAAGGCCTGTGTCGGGCAGATCGTACAAAATCTTAAATACGGATGGAATTTCATGTCTGTAAGCGTAGTGGTTGACTAAATGCGTAAAGAATTAATTATCTCAGCAAAATTCGATACTTCCGACTTTGATAAAAGTGTTGAGTCTATGCAGCGCAAGCTGAAAGAGCTTTACACGCCCAAAGACCAGCAAAAAACCGCTCAAAATCTTCAAAGCATAGGCATGGGAGGAGCTGGCGGCTCCACCCCAGGCGGCATGTCTCAACAAAGCATGGAAGCCTACAAAAGATCTACCCAATCAGCCCGCCGTGAGCTTGATCAGATGATCAAGGAAGAAGCCAAGGGTCAACAACAACTTGTTAAACTAATCGAACAGCGTACTGGCAAGCTAAGAGAAATGAAAGAACTGCAAAAACAGGCGGTTAAGGATTCTGCTGAAGAGCTTAAGCTCAAAGAACAGATTGCACGAGTGGAAGAAAACAATTCTAGAGCCAAACAGGCTTATAAGCAACGTGACGCTCAATTAAATCAGCTTGTGGAAGCTCGCCAAAATGCAACACCCCAAGGTGCTCAGCGCCTAATGAATGCCTACCAGGGAGGTGGCATGGGCGGTGCAATGACTGCAGGCGGGCGTATGGCGGCAGCCAATCCAGGTGCAGCTCTGGGTATGTTTGGTTCTCTGATGGCCGGTGTAGGAACTATTGGTCAAATGGGCGTTGATACGTATCGTGGTTTTGGCCAAGCTCCAATTCAGACCCAACAAGCGACCGGAAATGCTGTTCAGGGAGTGCTGGGAAGAGATGTAGGGAATATTTACAGCAAACGTACAGCGTTTGAACAGATGTGGAATCCTGAGCGTGCCAAGGCTGCTCAGATGGCACTTGCTCAATCACGTAATGCTCAGAACGCAGATCTGATGAGTTTGCCTATGGGCATTCTTAAATCTACCGGCGCTGGAATTGCAGGAGGTGCCGGATCTGGTTTTGTGGGCGGTGCTGCCCTAGGATCTTTGGCCGGTGGCGTAGGCGCTATTCCAGGCGCTGCGGCTGGCGCACTAGGCGGCGGAATTCTTGGTGGTATGGGGGGTTTCGCATACGGCGTAGGAGGTATTCTAACCGACAAGAGAAAACGGGCTCTGGCTCTTTCTCCATTTTCTAGCACTATGTCTAATCAATATCAATCTATGATAGCAGAAGAGCTTTCTTCCGGTTTCCAGGGCTCATTAGAGGCTCAGAAGAAAATGAATCCCTTTAAACAACGAGCTATTTCTGAATATGAACAGGATTTCCAGGGAAGACTTGGCTCTCAGCGCGGAATGGGAATGCGAAACAGAGATTTTTATGGCCCAGGCGGATTCTTAAAACAGGGTATTGATGCCGGTTTCACTCCAGAGATGTCTCAACAGATGAGCTCAGGAATTCTTGCGGCAGGCGGTTCTACTCGCGCAGCAAGAGGGTCTGTTCTTGGAAATCAGATGGAGCGCGGCTTCGACCTTACAAACGCTTCTCAGATTATGGGAAGTATTTCAGGCGGCGTAGGATCAGGCGAAGCTACTAAGCAGGCGACCATCAAGATTTTGTCTGAAGGTATGCGTTTAGGTTTAGATGATAGTAAATTTGCGGAAGAAAATCGCAGATTCACCGCAGTCGCTGCGGAGGCTATAGGTCGTTCTGGTGCTAAAACCGATAGTGACTTTGAGCGTATTTCTGGTGGATTGGGCAGATATTTGTCTGAAAATACCACCAAGGGTATTGAGGCTTCAAAGACCGCCTATGAGCAATATCAGCAAATTTCTTCCACAACATCTGGCCCTCGTGGCGTTATGCGGGCTGCTGGCTTTATGAGAGATTCTAAGCTTTCTCAGCTTTCTACAATACAAAAGCAGGCAATCATGCAGATTAAAGAAGAGGACCTTAACGAAAGCAATTTCTTGATTAAAGGCGCTGCCGACTTTCTTAAGATTGATCCAAAAGAACTTGTAAAGAAAATTTCTAATGTAAATGAAGGCGCTGTAAGCCGTTTTAGCGAATCAGACAGCCTACGAGACAAAATTCGTAGCAAGCTCAAGGATATTGGTGTTGAGAAGGTAACTGACGAAAATTTTAGCAAACTTCCAAAAGACATACAGCAAGACTTGTCCAATCTAGGTATGTTCCACGCTGCAGAGTTGGGCTATAAAGGACAGCGAGAACAGCAAGCTTTTACCTTTGGCAGCGTAGGGAAAATACCAGGTGCAGAACAATACGGACCAGGAGCCCCAGGTGATACCGCTGTAGAAGGCCGATTGGGCAGTAGAGACACTGGTCGCATGGAAGACAGTACTATCCAAGCGATGGCAGCAGATGCTGGAACGGTATTGAAAAATTTTAACGAAATGAGTGGTAGCATGGATGCTGCTTCCAAATCCGCTGCTCTGTTTACCCATAAGGTTCGAGAAATGAATGCTGAGCTTCAGAAAGCCCTAGAAGAAGGCAAGGGAAGCAAAGACTTGAGCCTATTCGAAAAAATTCTTAATAAATATGCGGCACTGGGTGGCGCTGAGAATCAAGATCAGGCCGGAAAGCCCACCCAATAATCATGACAGACAATAGAGCCTACACATTCGACATAGATCCTATCGGGACCAGTGACAGCGAGTTTAATCGCGTTCACCAGGTAAGTCCTGCGTGGCTTCTTACGTTTGTAAGATGGGAAAATAGAGATACTCTTAGAAACGCAAATGTTGCTTCAACTGAAGTTCGCGATCCTCTTATTGTAGAAAACGACTGTCTATCTGTAACCACGACCGGAAGCAAAGGGGCACTAACACCTTCTATGACGGCCACTCTAGTGATGACCGATGTAAACTATCTTACTGCAATCGCACCAGGAGATTTCGTTTTAGTAAACATGTTAAATTGGGAAGCCGAAGCTAAACGCGTAGCCCAGAAAGCATTTAATAAGCAAGCCATCAATGGTCCTACGGACGGTTTTAAGGGCATTTTTAAAGTACAGGGCGTAAGAGAAATAGAAACAACAGATCCGCAGACTGGCACTAAAATTGTTCTTTTTAAGATTAACGGATTTGCTTTCACTGAATTCAACAATACTATTTATTTTAATCCCTATCTAATCGATCCAAATCAAGACAAGAAGAATGAACTTCTGTTTGCCAGTTTTATCGGCAAAGATTGGGCCAACCTTGTCGGCAAAAAGGGTCTAACAAACGTTCAAGACGTTATTGCGGTTTTGATCCAAAGTTTTATTGGTACCGGCATTCAAGGTAAGGGTCAAGCGGACAAGTCAGGTCTAAAGACTCATAATGTGCATTTTTTCATTCCAGACCTTGTAGGAAGATTGTTAGGCGTACAGGGGGCCAAGGCCGCTAAAGACATCTACATATATCTTTTTGGCATCCAGAAATATGCTTCTGGTTCTGCACAGTCTGTTGGTTCAGGTACTAATCCGGCAGGTATTAGGCAAAAATTTAAGAATTTCTGGTACACTCCAGCTGAATGTCAAGGCGACACTCTTTTAAAGGCAGAGTATTGGAACCAAATAAAAACCTGGGCTATCTTGAATCAATACACTAACGCTCCATTGAATGAAATGTATACTGCTTTTCGTACAGATCCAGGCAATAAAGTGATGCCTACATTGGTGTTCCGACAGATGCCTTTCAGTACGGAAGATTTCAAAGGCGCTGCCAACACAAAGTTTTTAAATTTGCCCAGATGGAAAGTCAACCCAGCTTTGATCATGGATAAAGATTTGGGCAGAGAAGAAGCCGCTCGTGTGAATTTTGTTCAATATTTCGGTAGATCTTCCGTTGGTCAAGAAGGCGCTGATATTGCCCAGCAGCTGGACCAGGGAAACTACGTATATGATATCAAAGATGTTCAACGCAGTGGACTAAGACCCTATATCGTAACAACTCAATTTGATGAGCCTACTACTATTTATAAAAATTATCGCAGTCCAGGATGGGCAAGGGTTATGGGTAATATTTTGATTGGCGGTCATCTTAAGCTTAACGGAACAATCACCTGTGCTGGCCTAGTAGACCCCATAGCGGTAGGCGATAATCTAGAATTAGACAGTGTTGTGTATCACATTGAGCAGATCACGCACTCTGCCGCTATGGTTGGGCCAAAAGGTGCTAGACAGTTTAGATCTGTAATCAATGTGAGCAGTGGTATTAGCATCGACAGTTCGGCAAAAGGCACTCGCTACGCTGAAATGACAAATACGGCTGCCGATCTTGAGCGCAAGAGGGATTTTGACAATGAAGAAATGTTGCCAGGAGTATCTGAATCTCAAGATATTATCAAAAGACATGGCAATGTAGATGCTCAACAGGCTACCAACAAATCTTTTCCCCAACCTGCTTTTCGTAGTTTTAGGAAAAAGAAAAAGGCTAAGAAATAATGAAACTTAAGAATGGAGCAGTATTGCCGCACGGCCTGCTAAGCAGTGATCCTAGCCAAATGATGGCGGGCTTTAATAAGAGTTATAAAAACCTTGCACTTCGCATTGGTGTGATCAAGGAAGCTTACCCTGTCTCCAACGATCTTAATAAATCAAAGCTTACTACTGAGTATGACGTAACCGTTATCGAACAGAACGAAGACAAGGGTGTGACTACTATTCTTTATAGGAACTGTATGTCTGCTGAAGGCCTAGGCTCTGTTGCAGATTTTTTTGAAAAAGCTCTCAGGAAGACCAAGAAGAAGACCAAGAAGGGCGATGCCGTAAACACCAAAGGCCAAAACGGTGCCATTGTCCTTCTTTTGTGTTTAGACGGCATGTCAGAAAAGGCTGTAATTATTGGAGCTCTGACGCATCCAGATCGTAAGACCACCTTGAAGAACGAAGAGCCCTACCTAGAAGGCGAATACAATGGCTGTAACATCAAGGTGGCTACTGATGGCAGCTGCACGTTTACGTTCAAGGGTGCTACCGACAACGATGGCAAGATAACAGATTCTTCACAAGGTCCAACCGTTGTCAAGATAGAAAAAGATGGTTCCTGTCAGATTGATCACAAAACTATCAAAATGCGTCTTGACAAAAGTGGCAAGGCCAGTCTGATCGCCGATGATAATATTGAGAATACTTCCAAGAAAAGCTTTAAGGTTACGACCACTGAAAATATCAATCTGAAGGCTGAAAAGGATTTCACCTTAAATTGCGATATGTTAACCGCTAAAGCAACTGGATCTGCTCTTTTAGAATGCCAAAAGATCACGATGAAGTCTGAGTCTGAATTTGACATGAAAGGCAGCACTGTTGCCTTAGAAGCAGAAAGCCTGGTAAAGATCAAGGGAAGTATTGTGATTGTCGATGGAATTGTTTATCTCGGCGGCGCGGGCGGCTTGCCTGTTTTAACCCTGCTCACAATGACTCTCGGGATTGGGAACCTTGGGATGCCCGTAATCAGCTTTCCAATTTCTGGCTATGCGACCTCTGTATTTGCAAAATAACAGTAAAATGATACAATAAGATAGGAGAAAACATGACTTTTAAAGAAATGGCGATAAACATGTTCCCCTTTTGGATCATTGGCACTGTAATATTGTTCGCCACGATCAGGGCTGGTTACGGAAAATTTGTAAGAATTGAGAAAAAGGCTGTAAAACGATTCCTTTCTCTTATGGCCATGGTCACTGTTCTTAGGGTGGTCTTGCTTAGTATTTTTCCAAAAATTATAGACTTTTTGCCAGGCGATACCAAGGCCGCTATAGACATGATACCTCTAGGAGCAACAGCTTTTGTATTTTGGGAAGACATGGTTCATATTTTACCATTAGTTCTTCTGTTTTCTTTTTTCAATGACAGTAAATTTGCCAATCGCGTCCGAATGGCAATAACCATCGCGGTTATGTTTGCCTTTGGAATGGGCCATACCTATCAAGGTTTTATAGCAGCATTTCTTTTGTCTTTTTATATTCCAATAGTAACTAAATTAGGGGAAAAATATGGAGTAGGGACGGTTATGATTTGTCATACTTTCTACGATTTAACCACACTGATAACACTCAGGCTAATATTGGGGCAATATGTCTAAAAAGAAAAATGGTGAAAAAAACCCCTATAGGTATTCTGCCACGGATCTTCGCATTGCCGAACAGGGCTTTTGGATTCAGATTGGGACAGAAGTTTATATTTCGGACGGTATCATAGTGTTTCCTCCAGAAATCATAGAGCAAGTCAGCAAGGCTGTTTTGAAAGAATTAAGAAATATATTAGATAATGGCGCTGACGAAGAGAAAGATAGTGCTATGCTGGCTCTAGCTAGTTTCTATATACACCCATTGAGGGTACACTAATGCCATTGTCACAAGATGACCGTATTGCGTTTTCTCTAAAAATTGTAAATACGGAAAAAGAAATTCAAGGATTGCTATCCGCAAAAGAACAGATTCAGGTTCAGGTAGACTCTATTTACAAATTAGACCAGGCCAATAAGCGTCTTTTTGACCCAGTCAATGATCTTGTTAACGCCTATCAGCTAGAGTCAAACTATCTAACTGGTCAGATTCGTACTCAAATTTCTGAAACTGACATACAAGATGCCGCAAAAAGAATATTGAGAAATAGTTTTTTTCCCAATGATGTTCAGACTTCTGTTCCTAGCTTAGCTGCCTATAGCAATATATGGGTTAGGTTCAAGCCATACGCACTCAGTTTTGCCATTGGTAAGAAATATTCTGAAACTTACGATGCTACCACAAAAGAGGGCGATGTTATAAACGCGGCTCTTGCTTTTATCACTAGCGCCTCTTCCTATGCAGACATACAGAACACGTCTGGCCAAGAATGTCAGGCAAGCGGAACCTGTTCTGACATTTTGTATACTGATCAGGCTACCTGTATATTGAATGGTGAAACTTGGACACCTGGACCGGATGTAATCTCTTCTTATCCAGCGGTGGAAACCTTAAAAACAAATTTAGTGAATACTGTAAACCAACTTCGAAGTTTACTGCTTGCAGAAGCCGCTGTAATCGTAATGAATGATGTGAATATCGGTCGTCAAGCCCAGAATCAGGCGGCCATAGATTATATTAATAATACTATTGTTCCTGCCCTGGATTTGTGGTTAGCCTATTCGGATTTCAATACCGCCCACGGACAGACTACCTGTGCAGGCTTTAGCGGTTACAATGCGAATCTGTTAGCGCCTACAAAGCTGCATTCTTCAGAGCTAACCGCCCTACAGACAGCGCTGAACACTCGTTTGACAAATATCACTAGCAGGCTTGGTGAGCTAAACTTGAACCTGGGATCAATCAATCAGGATTTAACCACTGGGGATATAGTTTCGAGCAGCGGTTTCTATGGACAGCGCTATTCTTTTTTGGTTTTAAGGCTCAATACTCTAGGCGGATCTTTGACCCTTTTGAACGGTCTTCAAACATCTTCCCAAGTTCAAGATCAGATTGCCGCAAGCGCTATTGAAACCAAGGCTTTATATGAAACGGTTATAAGAGTAAGCTTGTTTGCCGCTCCAGCCTCTAGCACGGCAACTCTTCACCTTAGGGATGCTAGCTTTTTGTCCGTGGGCGATCTGGTATATGTAATAGCAGAAGGTCAGGAAGAATTGTTAAGAGCCGTAAAATCTATAAATGGCAAATCTGTTATTTTGAACGGCATCGTTCCGTCTAAATATAGACCTAGAGAAAACGGTCGCCTGTACAAAGTCTTAATCTAAAACAATAAACTTGACGTGGGATAAGGCTAAATAATATTGAAAGACGTATTTATTTTTTATATGTAGCATTCCGGTTTCATTCCAAAGTTTTAATATAGCCGCAACCGCCTCCATGAGCATGGGAACCATGCAGAGTTTAGGAGAGTGATTTAGCTTACAGCGAACGTTTCCCGTGCTATGCGTGTCGAATAAAACCTGTGCTTCATTCGCCAATTCGACATTTGTCAGGCTCTCCAAAAGACAAAGGCTATCGTCTAGATCGTCCCAAGAGTTCAAATGTTCGCTTTGGACAAATTTACTGTAAACTTCAGAAACTATTTGTTGCTCATCTCTAGTCATCATATTGATTATAGCAAAATTGATTACCAAACTCTACAATTGTTAAACATTTCATCAACATAGTGATCGTAATGATTGAACATACAAGTACTACTTACTACGACTGGGTGCATAAGAGTTCTTGCACAGCCATCTTCAAAATAAGGACGCTCTGTTTCGGGTATTTCTGTTTCGTCTATTTCAGTTCTTAACTTTTCAATAATTTTTTCAAAAATTCCATCAGGATATTGAATCCTTGTTTTGCTGCCATAAGTGTGATTGCGATTACAGTAACAATGTGTCAACTCGTGAAATATCAAAGCTTTTGTTTGGAGATAACCTCTACTTTTGAAGAATTTTTCATCAATATCGATTTCTCTCCATCTATGGCCATATGTGCATATTCCTATAACGCCGCCAGAAGCATCAGATTGAGTATTGGCGAATCCCATGGTCACATCTCTGTTAAAGACGATCCCACGAACAACAGCCAGCTCCATAAACTCATCCTTGTACTCCTGAAGCCTTGGGTCAGTGCCTTTATATGCAGGTTCGTTCTTAGGAACAGGGGAGCTACAGGATGTGAATAGGACCAAAAATGTCAGTAAAAATAGGGTCTTCATGTGATAATCTTATATCAGGGACGGTCTGATCCTGACAGCATAATCTTATATTGAAGGAATAAAAAAACAAATGTCCATCCCAAGCACCCCTCAACCTACTGGAATTGCAAACAATCTCTCTAAGCAATTTCAAGCACTTGTCAGGGATCTGAATAATACTCAAAATAACCAAGCAAGTTCAATGCCTTGGAGCAATGTTCAATCTGCTTTTTTTCCTTTTATTCATATTGAGCCTAAGCGATGGGACCAGCTGTTTCCATATCGATTACTTGTTATTGACACTCGCAAGGGGAATCGGGTGGTAAACGGTGGAAATACTGCCAAGGTTACAGTTTCAAATAGTCAGAATAATTCAATAGTTAACTTTGAAACACTGAGTAAAAAATGGGTTTTTACCCTTCCTATTAGCCCTCAACAGCTGAGCATCACTGATTCCTATGCTATTCAAACGACCGCTACCTTAAAAGGCATACTGGAAGAACACGGCGGTCTTAGGTTTAAGACGATTAACGCCACGGGAACCATGGGAGTATGGCCTTATCGCCAGAGCGTGACTGCTCCCCCACAAAGTCCGTCCGTCCTTGAATCTATTTTTGGTGGAACTATTGAGGCAGTAGGTAACCTGTTTGGTCAAGTAAATCGTGTTATTAACGCAGCTACCTCTGGACATCCGGCAAGCAAGCCTAGCTCAAAGCGCCCTGAAACCTCACCCGAAGGCTCATCGAGCACTGGTTACCACCACGCACTGGCCCTTCAGCAGTTTCTCGAACAATATGCAGAAGCCAAGAAAAACCCTGACAATGCTGGCTGGCGCTTGGTATTCGATATTCCTAAGCAGAACGCTTCTTATGTAGTTACTCCAGAGCAATTTGTTTGGCAACAAAGCGTTGCCAAGGCGATGGAAGTCACCTACGTAATGCAGTTGAAGGCCTGGAGACGCATTGATCTTCAGGAGAAGGTCTCTGCTGTTGTACCAAATTTGCAAAAAATTGATTCGGGTATTTTACAGCGTATTATGAGCACTATTACGGAAGCTCGCCGTACAATGTCCGCTGCAATCGATCTTATTAGTGCGGTTAGATCTGACGTAGGAAAACCTCTTGAAGTTTTGCGTCAAACCGCATTGTTTGTAAAAGATCTTTCAGGCGTAGTTACCAGCGTGGCCGACCTCCCATCTCAGATCCAGAAAGATTATTCTAGTTCTATTAAGGAATCGATGAGGATTTTGAAGGATTCAATATCTTCATCTTCTAGCGATCCAAGGGTTATATCTGCCTTATCTGCAATTGTAACAAGCTCTCTACTAACCGAGGGATTGAGCATTGCTGCTATAGCCGGTGGTCAACTTGGCGATCAGGCCGCTATAAATCAGACCCTAGATCCTTCTAATAATATTTTTGATAATCCAGAGCGCAACTTTGATCTCATGGATATGGTTCCCGTGTTCAGTCTGCAGCTAAACGATGCTCAGCAGTTTGCTGTCGATACGATTATAGAAGATGCTCGCGAAACTACCGTGGACGATCTTCGTGAATTCCGCGCCGTAATTGCAGATCTAACCACCCAGCTCTCAAATAATTTTGGAGCAGGGGATGCATATTACAGTCAGATCTATGGTCGCCCACCTCCCAAATCACGCATTCAGTCCATGACACTGGACGAATACGGTATTTTAAAGGCCCTGTATGAAGTCTTGCAGTCTTATGATATTTTAACTGCTACTACGGATATTGACGATTTGAACAAGAAAACCAATATGGAATACGTAGCTGGCTTGGCCGATGCTGCAGGTATTCCTTTTGACCTGCCAAATAGTAAAATCCTTGTTCCAGTTCCTTTTGGTAAAAACGTTGAACAGATTGCCCTGCGCTATCTTGGGGATGCTCAGAAATGGCTTGAAATCGTCACCTTGAATAATTTGAGAGATCCTTATATTGATGAAGACGGTTTTAAACGATCACTGCTGTCCAATGCAACTGGAAGGCAAATCACAATAAACAACATAGAGAATCTTTACATAGGACAACGCGTACTGATTGGATCAACTGCTCAGGCCCAGTCTGCTCGTAGAATTTTAGATCTAGGTCGTCTTTCTGATACTTCTTTTCTGGTCACCTTGGATGGAGAAGCTGATTTAGATCCATATACGATTGCAGATCTTGCTTATATGCAGGCCTATCTGCCTGGCACCGTAAACAGTCAGCAAAAAATCTTCATTCCTAGCACTTTACCGGTTCCTGAAAGTGACAATATCGTGATCCCTGCCTCTGTACAGGCCGTAGACCTAGTAGGGCTTAGCAAGGTGGACTGGTTATTGACCGAATCAGGCGATCTAGCAACGAATAGTTATGGTGATTTTAGATACGCTGCTGGTATTACTAATTTAATTCAAGCCATAAGAATCAAGCTTTCTACCCCAAAAGGAAGACTTATAACCCATCCAGAGTTTGGGATGGGTATAAGACCAGGTGTTATGACTTCTGAAGTGGACGTTCAGGATATCTACAATTCTATTAACAAAATGATCGAAGATGACTCACGTTATCAAGGGCTTGACAGTCTTCAGATTACTATTAATGGACCAACTTTGTCAATCAATATGGGCGTAATGATTGCTGGTCAACAAGGGGTTTTCCCTCTTAGTTTCCAAATGCCCATATAGGCTATGATATAAGTCTTACAAGGACAATCTTTATACTATGAGTGACTTGCCAAATCCAAAATCTTATGAAGCAGTGCTTGCAGATATGCTCTCAACCTATGCTACTAAGCAGGGTATTAACGATTTTAACGTAGGATCAGCTGTAACCAGTTTTTTTGAGACTGTAGCCCTTGCTACTGTTCGCGCATCTGGCGACGTATTTCAGATTCTCCGTGATTTTTCTGTAGATCGTGCAACCGGTGACACACTTAAGCGCTTGGCTATCGAGAATCGTGTAGCTCCTGTTACCGCAAAACCAGCCACTGGTCAGGTTACTGTTACCGATACTGGTTTTACCAAGAAATCCACTAAGATATACGCTGGCGCTATGTCTCCAAATATCGGCTCTACCTCTATCAAGGTTAGCGATACTACCGCCTGGACGGCCACTGGGTCAATCTATATTGGTCGTGGAACCCCTAATATTGAAGGGCCAATTCCTTACGTCTCCATTGCGCCTTCTGGTAGTTTTTTCGTTATCAATCTCAGTGTTCCTACGACTAAGTTCCATAACGTAGGCGAGACTGTAATTTTAGCTCAGGGCGGAAATCGCTCTATTCCTGTAAATTCCATCGCTGTTTCTCCAGCTGTAGGCTCTAGTTCTGATCTTCAGTTTGCTGTAACCACTGCTGCTATAATTCTTGATGGTGAAGTTTCTGTTGGCAATGTGCAAGTTGCTTCTTTGACACCTGGAGCTGACGGAAACGTACCGCGCGGCGCTATTAAGCAGTTTTCAAACCCTCCTTTTGCCGGTGCTGCTGTAACCAACACCCTTCCGTTTATTACCGGCAAGGATTCTGAGACTGATGATCAGCTTCGAGTGCGTATCAAACGTGCTATCGAATCTCGTGGCCTTGGCACGGCAACTGCTGTAAAAAATTCTGTAATCGGAGCAGCTCCTTCTGATGAAGATGCCACTATTGTTAGCTCTGACATATTGTCAAATTCAGACGGCGCTATTCTTTACATTGACGATGGTTCTGGATATGAGGCCAAAAATACTGGCGTAGGGCTTGAAGCAATTGTAAATAGTGCTATCGGTGGTGAACAGTTTTTTCAATTATCTACCGGTGGACGCCAAACATCTGTAACCAAAGCATTCTTGATTTCTACTCTTTCTGCTCCATTTGATATTATCGATGGCGATACGCTGGCGTTAATTGTTGGCGAAACCACTTATCAGCATGTGTTTACTTCTTCTGACTTTCGCTCTCCAGGTGGTGTTACTGCCAATGAAGTTACGGCTTCTGTGAATGCTAACCCCGAACTTGGTTTTGAGGCTACCACTTCAGGCGGTGGTCTATATGTTGTTTTCCGCTCTAAAACAGAAGGCAGTGACAATATAAAAATTTCCACTCCCACTACTTCTGGGCGCGACGCTTCTGTACAGCTGGGCTTGTCAGAAAACGAAATCCAAACCCTACGTCTTTATAAGAACAAAATACCCCTAAACAAAGATGGTAAAACAGCCTCTGTGTTTACGCAGGAGCAGTCTTTGTGGTCGCCAACCATTGTTACGGGTGACACACTCATTCTTTTGGTCGATGGAACTGCCGCTATTACTTACACTGTTTATGATGCCGACTTTATTGCCACAGGGCTTTACACCAGTGTTTCTTCTGCGAACTCTCTAGACTCCTGGGCAGAAGTTCTAACGGCAAAACTTACTGGAGTAACAGTATCTGTAGTTGGCCAACGTTTGAGAATTACTTCTAATCTAGGCTCTAACAATCGTGCGGAAGTTGTCATAGATGGAGCATCTTCGTTAGTTACAAAGGGAATGCTTAGTTCTCTAACAGGTCTTTCTGCTCAAGGTAAGGCTTCTGATTTTATTCTTTCTAGAAATACCGCCCAGATAGAACTGGCTGTACCCTTGGTTGCTGGAGATGTCTTAGAAGCTGGAACTACCCAGACTGAAGCTAGAATCCAATCTCTTGAGATTCCAGGTGGAAGTGTTGCTTTTTCTGCAGATGCTCATATCTGGCTGTTGATTGATAATCCAGGGGAAATCATTGTTACTGGTGTAGCTGGAAATACGATTATAGACGTGACCAAGCCAGCCACTAATACCGTTCGTTATGTGACCACTATCCCAAGCGCATTTGACAATGTTGTGGTTGGTGACTACATAATTATTTGGTCTGAAGAGTTAAACATAAATAACCGCCTAGAAGGTCGGGTACATGCCAAGACCGGCACCACGCTAGATATTGTTGTAACCGCCGCCGAATGGGCTGCAGCCGTAGCCGAATCTGGAATCCTTTTTTCTGAAGGCTTTGTAATCCTTCGCAGTACTTTAGCTCCGCAAAAATTTCGTATCACGCTTGGTCCTAAGACCCTTGATGATATTACCCAAGAGCTTCAGGATCAAACCAACAGTCTGATTTTCTCTGTTCTTGAAGACAGATATATAGTTGTGCGCTCTAGGACAAAAAACACCAATGGTTATGTACTGGTTGTAACCGCCGACCTAGAAGGAAAACTTTTAAATCTACCTGCAAATACGAGCAATACGAGCAAAGATTCTCTTATAGCTTTTTACGACAGTCGGACTCGTGAGGGTCAGCTGCCTCGTTTTGTGCATTCTTCGTTTGCTGCCGGTTCTGCCGCCAATCCTCCAGATAGTTTTACAGCATCGGTTACTTCAAATATTTCTTTTGCCGGTCGCGATCCTAATGAATTGATCTGCGAACTCCATCCCTATGGCGCAATACCAGACTCACAGCCATACGGAGAATGCGCACAGGTCAAGAGTATTGCCGGTCCTGTAGTAACTATTGCCGAGCAAGCTTTGATTCGCAGAATGCGCATTGATGATCGCTTCTTTATTGCCAACCCCTTGGACTTTGGCTTCTCAGACACTGCTGTAGTTGTCTTGGACAACGACACTACCGCTAAATCTTTTGAAATGCCGTTCTATCGCAGAGCTGTAACTAACACTTCGTTTGCCAACAATCCTTCTAGTTTTAACGCATATGATGTTGATGCCGGTCCTGTTGTAAACTTTGCATCTTCTTTTGGCCCTGGCTTTGATTTTCAACAATTCAAAGTATTAATGCAGGCAAAAAAAGTATTAAAACACGCTCTTCCTGAGACAGCATTGCTTTATCGCTCAGCACGCTGGGGTCGTTCTGGTGAAAAAATTACCGTAGGATACGATTACCCAGGCGGTCCCAACGCTCTTGTCACCAGCAATATAGATGTAAGTAACTCAGTTGATATCCGTATCGTATTAGCCTCTGGTGCCGCAATAGCAAGCGCTGTAGATGGTTCTACTGAATGGGATATCACTGTTACCCCAAATACTCCAATCGCCGGAGTAGACCAAGTCACGTACACCTGGACTGGACTGGGTACCAATCCCTCCATAACCCTTTCGGGCGGTGAATATGTAAATATTACCAATCAAACTGAATTTGATGAAGCTAATATTGGGATTTTCCGTATTTCTTCAGAAGTAGGGTTCACACCTACTCCCACTAGTTTTTCTGTTCAAAGACCTACCGCCGCAGCCGTAGCCGAATCCAATAAATCCACTCTCGTACCAGGAGCAATATCGTTTTATGCGTCTGCTTCTACGACTGCAGCCGATGTAAAAGCTTATGTAGACACCGACCTGGCCCTTTATGTCACCGCTACTATCGTGAACGATGGCGGTACTTCCGGCTCAGGCGTCTTTGTAGAAAGCACATACGAAGATTCTGGTTTCTCGTATGACAGGGTAAGTCTTTTAGATGGTATTAACTGGATTGCTTCTAACGATTTGTCAGTAAGCCCTCAGTTTACTTTTAAGAAACCCCTCGATCTCTCAAGCGACGTAGGCTATGCCTTCAATAGTTCAGAGGAGGTAAGACTTGTTCCTACCACTCACGAACAGGTTAAACGCTTACTTTCCGTTTTGGCAGTAACTGGTTTCACGACTGTAGGCACAATCGGCACAACCGAACGTGCTTCCAGACTAGAACTAGCAACACAAATCCTTGGAAGCAAGGGTGCTGTGCAAATTATTGGCGGCTTAGCTAACAAATACGAAGTTCCCGTTCTAGATATTGCTACCCGTTTAAACAACACTGTAATGAGCGTTTCTGCTGATCGCGTATCTGCTCAGGGCGTTCATTCAGATCAGTGGTTCCGACTTGAAGCAACCGTAAAACAACGCAAAGAAACGCTTCTTTCTTCTAACAGCGGTGTAACCATTATTGGGAATAGTCCTGCTTCTGGCAAATCCACTGTTATGTTTAACAATAGAGAGCTCAATCAGCGTTATTTTGGCAAGCCAAGACACCATGTTCGATCACGCGGAAATACTTTTCGTGTAGAAAAACAAGGTAATTTGGTTTGTATCAGCTGGAATCTAGTTGGCACAAGCCCTGACTTCCTACTGTCTGCTGTAGATTTCAATGACGCAGGCGGCGGAACCCTCAACGTTTCTAAAGTAACTGGAGGCAATGACGTTGAGTATATCGTTTTAACTGGCAATGCCAACTTTAATGGCCTGTCCATCGGAGACTTGGTTACTGTTGCCAACATGCCTGATCCAGATAACAACGGTACATTCCTTGTAACCGGAGTATCCAGTAACGGTAAAACCCTACGAGTTTTAAATTCTGCTTCTGTAAACGAATTCTCGTCTGGAACCTTCACGTTTTCTGCCAATTCCACTGCAGGTGACCAGTTTACAATCGGTATTACGAATTTAATCGCCGGTACCAATTTTGCAATTGGCGCTACTGCCGCTGATACTGCTGCTAATCTATCGGCTGTAATTGGCACCGTTCCAGGCGCAAACAGTACTGTTAACGGTCTTGTTGTCACTGTAACCGCAAACGCTCCCAGTTCTACTTTGGCTTTGGCGTATTCTGGCACACTGGTTGTAACCGTATCAGGCGCTTCCATCGTAGGTCAATCCTTTAACGCCTCTGATTTCTCAGCTTCTACTGAAGTATCTGAAGGTGACACTCTAATCATGAGCAATCCTTTTGCTGTACTTAACCAGGGCAAGTTTCTCGTAATTCGCAGATATGACGATAGTATCTGGATTGAAAACCCTAATGTAGTTGAAGAAGAAGTTACCCTTCCTGCAAATCTGATCAGTTTGGGCTTTGATGCAACGACTTCTTTCAAGGTAAACGCTACCAATCATACTCAATATTTAAATTGGAATGGCGTAGGGCTTGAGCCAAGTCTTGGAAATGCCAAAGTAGGCGACGTGGTACGTTTTGGAACAGACTTTGCCGTTGCCAACCAGGGCAATTTCATGGTCATCTCTGCTGGCGCTAAGAAACAACAAATTGAAAGATTTGTGATGCCTACTGGTGCTCAATTTACTATTGGTGGCCCAGGCAAGTATTTCCTATTGAACTCTGCCGGTGACGTGAATCAATACTATGTATGGTTTAACATAAACGGTTCTAACTCAGATCCAGCCCCAGGCGGTCTAACACCAGTGCTGGCAGCAATTCTCAGCGGCGATAGCTCTGCACAGGTAGCCGCAAAAACTGCCTTAGCTATCACTGGAACTTCAGATATTTCAGCAACTTCTCTAAACAATGAAGTTACTTCTACGACTAGCGGTTTCCAAGAAACCACTGCAGCGTCTAACTTCAACGTTCCGGCCCCTTTCACTGCTGCTTTGGTACAAGCTGGTAAGCGTTCATTTCTTGAAGCAACAAATCCTTCTGCCGTAAACGAAGCTGCGGTATTCGTTATTGGAAGTGTTCTGGAAGACCACAGACCTCAGATGCAATTCCTTGAAATCGAAGCTTCGGTTTTTGGCGATAAGGTTGTTGCTACTGGAGACACTCTGACCCTTTCGAACGCAGGGTCTTGGGTGATTGATGAGGTTATAGATCGCAATACTGCAGTCGTTATTGGCACCATGGCAAATGTAGACAATGCAAGTCTGAACAACAGAGAGTCTTCGGTCTTCGTAGAAGAAGCTGCATTCTATTTTGGTTACAAACACGTACTTCTGGTTTCTGCTCAAGCTGGCGCTCCTCAACGTACACAAATCGTATTCGACACGAATGCCCAGTCTTCTAAGATCAACGAAGCAGCTGGCGTACAACTGATTTCTGTTAACAAGATGGATTTTAACACCCTTATAAAGAAAGGCCTGGACAGTTATAGATACGATACAGGTCTAATCGGTGAGGCCAATAGAATTGTCTACGGTGACCCTAGAGATTCCACTACGTATCCAGGTTCTGGTGCAGCTGGTGCCGAGATATTTGTTCGCGAACCTCTCGACCGACGAATTCAAGTTTCTATCAATATTAGAATTGCCACCGGAGCCCCTTTTGCTCAGCTTGCAGAACAGGTAAGAACTAACGTAAGCTCTCTTATCAACTCTAATAAAATTGGTGTTCCTATCGACTTTAGCTCTATCGTTAGTGTTGTGAAAGCAGTTCCAGGCGTAGTTTCAGTAGCTATCAGCAGCCCGCAATACGATTCTACTCACGATATTATCTTCATTGCTCCAGGCGAAAAAGCCAGAATCCTCGATCCAGGACTAGATATTGGCGTGTCTCAGATTGGAACTTAACAAATGGCAATAACAACTCCAGAAGAACAGTACAAAAGACTGCGCTCATATTTAAACCCTGCTATTAAGGGCAAAAGTGTAGATGCTGTCCTCGACGCCTTGGCTGTAGGCAATGCTGCCCACTTGATCAACAACGTTCGCGCAGTAAATGACCAACTTTATATCGCCACGGCCTCAGGTCGTTATCTGGATGAGCGCTTGGCAGATGCTAACATTTCTCGTCCACCCGCCGTAGGTCTTTCAGACGAAGTATTCCGGCAAATCGGTATTGAAGTAAAGAACCGTAAACAGATTCGTGATCTGATAAACAATCTCTTGAGTGCCATTTTTGGAGATGAATTTGTTCGCGCAAGTTCCTCTGCTCGTGCATTTGCGCCGTACAATCTTCAAGATGGCGATACTTTTCTGATCAATTTTGATGAAAAAACCGATGCTATTATCACTTTTAACACTGGTGAATTTCAAAACATAGCAGCGGCTTCAGCCCAGGAAGTAGCAGATGCTATTACCAAAGAGCTGCGCTCAGCCGGTCTTACTGGCACTGCTGTTGCAAAAGACGATGGTAATGGCCCCTATACCCAAATCTTTTCTGATACTATTGGTCCAGCGTCTTCCGTAACCATTAAAGGCGGTCGCGCTCAGAATGAGCTTCTTTTTGATTCTACTGTGGCAGCTGGTGGAAACATGTCTACTCAATGGACCCTATCCCTCCAGCCAGGCGGTAACATTCGCTTTACATGGACTGGTGGAGCCAATCCACAGCTGGGCAAGGTTACTCCAAACGATTATGTGAACGTATTCGGCGGCGGGTTTTCCGCTTCTGCAAACGAAGGCAGCTATACAATTATTGCCTCACGCGGAGGCGCAGTTGGTGTGCAGTATTTTGAGGTTTTCAATCCTTTGGGTACAACTGGAATTGTGGTTCAAGGAATCAATGATGCTGTTTTGTTCTTCAGGGCCGTGAAGAAAACCCTTTCTTCTTTACTCTCCTATGCTGCCGCATATCAAACACAGTCTAAGGTCTTACAGGTATTTTTACCTGCTGCTACCAAGGTGGTACGTCGCGACCGTAGAGGTTCTTCTCACTTGCACGATCCTTCTGATCCCGTTTCTTTGCTTCCCAATCAGGAAGGCCCTTATGCCTATGATCTAACCCAGCCTTTCACCGTAAGCCATATTGGAACATTGTTAACTCAGGATTTAGACGGATCTGTTTCCAGAGTTGTTAGTGTAGCAAATGCCTCTGCGTTCCCAGACGAACAAGGAAATTTAATCTTAGGGTACGGCACTAGCCACCAAGAAGGCCCTGTACCTTACATTGCCCGTCCTTCTTCTACCACACTGTTGATCAGTCCTGCCTACAACGTTAAAAAGTTTCACCCAAACGGAACAGACGTTGCCTTGGTTTCTCAGAAGACCGCTTCTGATATCAGCAGTGATGGTTATGATTACCCATTTTATATTACCGATGTAGTAGCAGGACGTATTTACGCTCAGGATCTGATCAAGAGCGTGGCTGCAACTGGTATCACTATTATCTTTACCGTACTGTATCCATCAGATATTGGGCTCGGCAAGTGGGGTACGCAATATAGCGAAAACCCCCAAATTTGGGGGGAATAATGGCTGCACCAATAATTCTAGCTGGGGCACATATAAAATTATACCTAAACAACAAGCTGTATAAAGTTGCTCAAAGCGTTTCTTTTACCGTCGATTACGACGAAACCGCTATTTATGGTATTGATTCCATGTATGCTCAAGAAATTTGCGCTAACAGAATTTCAGTAAGCGGTAACGTGAGTGGTTTACGTGTTAGGCAAAGCGGTGGACTGCAGGCGCAAGAGCTTCGCCCTTTGTTTCAGGATGCTGCCGCCGCACCGTACATATCCCTTCGCGTACAAGACAGGTCAACTGGAGAAGATATTATTTTTATTCCCAATTGCAAGGTGTCTAACGAAGGCCATACCGCTGCGGTGAGGGGTACTTATAAGCTTAACTTTAGTTTCGTCGGCCAGATCCCACTATTTGCACTAGACAGATCTTCTTAAGACTTTTTTAGCTTTTTCTTTTGATCGCACGAACGGGTTGAAATTCCATTCCCTGGATATCGCCAACCTTAAACTGACCCTTACTCTTTAAATCAAGAACGGTAGTTTTTGACAGGTTTTTGTTATTAAAATGCTCTACTAGCATTTCTTCTTTGTCAAAGCCGTCCATCTCAAATCCGAATACATATCCGTCTTTTAGGATTACGATTACCATTATTTGTTTCCGTGTTTTGCCTTGATTTGTTCGTTTGCTATCCAAGATTCTATTAGGCTCAAGCTTACGGGCTTATACGCATTTGCTCTAACGCCCACGTCGTATTGACGATCAGTAGATCGCGGCTTAGTTTTGCCATCGGAATGAATATGCCCGTGAAGGTGGAAGTCTACCGTAAGATCTTGAGAAGTAAATCGTTGATTCTTATGCTCGCCATGCCAGTTTTCGTTTTCTTTGGCACCTTTCATATTCGCAACGTCTTCTCGAAAGATCCCAGGAAGCGGACAGTGACTCATGGAAATACGTTTATCTCCAAGGTATATCACAGCAGTATTAAGAACTACGTCAAAACCCACACCGTACATTGAATAGGTGTTCTTGTCATGATTACCCAGGATCAAAACTTTGGTGCCGTTAAGCCGTTCAATCACTTTTTTGAGAACATCTCCACTGCCCATACCCATGTCGCCAAGAAAATAGCAAACATCTCCATCGCGCACTGATGCGTTGTAATTATTTACCAGCACTCTGTGCATGTGGTTTAGATCTTCGAAAGGTCTTTTGTCATAAATCAATACGTTAGCATGTCCTACATGCCAATCCGAAGTTATAAATATGTTTTTTCGATGATTGCTCATTCATTACACTCTAAATGTTCATGTAGTTCTTCTTCAAGATATTTGCGCACCTTTTTGATATACGCGTGATTTGTAGGTTTGCCAAGGTTTTTCTTGCTAGGAAAATAAGTTCCCGAATTGTAGGCTGCAGATGCCTTGCACCAATTCTGATCATATCGGTCTAGCTGGTATTTTAAATATTTTGCTGCTGCGGCGACATTGTTTTTAGGGGTCATCAGTTCTTTTTCAGTACCCTCATATCCGAACATTTTTGCGGTATCGGATTTTACCTGGCAAATTCCATAACTTGGGCTGCCACCGTCATTTGGCACCACAACGTTCTTAAGACCGCTCTCATGTGAGCAGATTGCCATTAAAAGAGAGATCGGTACGCCTATTTTTTGAGCTGCCAATGTGATAATATTTTCATAAACCATGCTTTTCTCCTATTTAAATAGTAGCCTATAGTTGGCTGTTAGTCAAGGCTGAACCCTTCCATCACAATCTTAGAAACAGGAGTGATTATGCCTAATTATCAGTTAAATCAGGTAAACACCGTACTTTTGCCAGAATTTCAAAATTGGGTAGACGAATACGGCCTGAACTCTGATCGTAAAAACGACGGTGTATCTGGCAATGGAACCCTTTACACTGCCCATTATGCTCTTGGTCTAAAAATCAAAGGCTTGTTGACTGAGAAAGAACGTAACCGATTAATAGAAGCCGTATCACTTTGCTTTGACGCACCTGGCCTGATTGACCGTTCTGTTGCTAAGGAGCTCGATTATCAGGCTCATGACGATTATCTTGGCCTCCTAACGCTTGCGATGATATTGGATAAGCCAGAATGGACCCAGCAAGTGCTTGAGTATGGAAAAAACGTCCGCTGTGACGGAATTGACGAATCCGAGACAGATCCAAAAAAAGCAAAACTGAACAAACTGGCCTTTACCGCTCTGAAGATCTTGAAATTTGGAAAAGTGAACTGGGTATGGAATAACCGTAACTATGGAAAATTCCACGTATCCTCTTGGCTAGGAAGACGTTTTGATGTAACCGCCACCATGAAGCTAGCTGCTGGCAAGGCCATCAACCCAATTCATTGGTTGTACTGGTCTTTTTACATACTTACGGTTGGCGACAAGAGCTCGCACGATTCTTGGATCTTACGTTTCCACATGGTCACTGCTTGTGAAAGCCGAGGCTTTTTGACCAAATTCGTGATTAAAAAATTCAAGGTTAAAATGGTCAATAAATTCGGTGATTTTGGGAATTTGCTTGCTCAGTATTTCAATAACCCAGAAAACCCACTCCCTAAGTTTCTAGAGGGCGTCAAATAGCTATTTCTTAACAATTCCGCGAACATGTTTGTTGTACGGCTGTAGCTTGGTTCGATTAGAACAACTCGTACATTTGCGATAATAATGCAATGAATCCAACTTGTTAAGTAACGTTATTTCTAGATAACCCTCACCGCATTTAGAACATTGCCATTCGCGCTGTAGAGCTTCTAGGCCTTTGCGTTCTTTTTCCGCAAACGCCTCTTTATCTTCGTTTTCGTAATATTTCTGAACAATATCGCGCACATTGGCAGATCTGTCTAAGTCAACTCTTGCTAATTGTTTGCGAAGAAAGCTAACTATTCGTTTTAACTTATCATTTTCGTGTTGAAGCTTTTGTTCACGGGTATTACCTCTGTTGTCGCGCCTGGATTTGCTCACGCTTACCTCCACTGAGTGTTACAACTAAGATTCATCCTTGATATATCATATATGATAAAGACCTATTAGGCAAGGGTTCTTGAAAACCGCGACTTGAGACAATCTTTACTAGAGAAGAAGGCTATCTTAGTTTTATCTAAGACCAGAACAGGACCAAAATCATGGCAGTAAAAAGACGGGTATCTTGGATTAGCCAGCAAAGAGTTGATGTACCAGACATGCGAGCTCTGGAATCTGCTGCGTCCAATGATTTCGACGAGTTAGTCAAGGCATTGTTCACTGGCGAAGAAGAAGGCTACATACTACGTGGCTTTGAGCTTTCAATGGCTGGTGCTATTGGGGGTGCCTCTAGCGCCCTCCAAATGTTCGTTGCTGAAGCAGCTGTTCTCCACACCAGATCTAGCCAGTCTGGAGCCTATCTGGTGGTTCCTGCCGGAACTCCTCCTGAACCTCTGAATTCTGCGACCAACACTATTGTTGACGGCGCATTTGCTCCAAACGCGATCAATTATGTTGGTCTTGAGTATGAGCGTTTTATTGATGACACTACTTCTGCACAGGTGTATATCTGGAACCCTACTACCGACAGTGAAACTACAAAGGTAGCCCCTCGCGCTCAAATTCTTCGCTATCGCATTAAGATCACTGCTTCAACCTGGGCCACAAATGTTTTGCCAATTTGCACTGTAACCACAGATGCTGGCAACAACGTAACGGATATAGGCGACTCACGTCGTGACTTTTTTCGTCTTGGTACGGCAGGCCGTTCTACCGCAAACCCCTTTTACGTTTATCCCTGGACCGCCCAATCCGAAGGCCGTGTAGAAAACCCTCCTTCCTCGAATAGCAACGCTGTCAATCCATTCCATGGTGGTGACAAAATGCTTGGCACATTCAAGGACTGGATGGATGCCGTCATGTCTCAGATTCTTGAGATCAAAGGGACCACCTATTGGTACTCCCTTGGCACCTCAGGATCTCTTGCTAGCTTGCGTCAGGATTTGGGTAACACCATTTCAACTGGCGCTGGTATTATTTCACACAGTGCAGACACCGCAGGCTTGATCAATTGGGATGAAGACATTCATTTCAAAGTGGTTGGTTCACGTCTTGATTACGTTCTTCTTGCTAACCCCTCCTCTATCGATATCACTCTGAATGACAACCAGGTTGCCTATGTGAATCTGGTGCGCGGCGTTCTTGTAACTCCAAACCTTATTTTTACAAACGGCTCTGCAATTATAACTTCAGTTGGTAACGTTGCTTGGACTGCTCCTCTTGCTGCTGGCGACTGGGTAAAAGCTGGTGCGGATACGGATGCTGGCTACTACAAAATCCAAACCGTAGATTCCCTTTCTCAAATAACCCTGACCGAAAACTTTGGCGGAACTTCTACGGGTGCAGCTGGTGCAAAAGCAAAATACGCTTTTGGCTCATATTCTACTTCCCCAGCCCCTTCTACTGGTCGTCACATTTTTATCGCAGACCGCGAAGACGTTCCAGAAGGTGAAAATATCTTTTGGTTCCTGCTTCGCGCAGATAACGGTGGCGTAATACCTAAAGTGTATGTTCGCTTTATTGGCTCCGAGCTAGAACTGGGCGAATCTGAAGAAATCGACGACGGAGTGTCCAGACAGCTCCTTCAGTATATCGGATCACCTTTAGAATCTGCAAGCAAGCCACAGTATGCCTCTGCACTCAATCCAGGTTCGTTACCAGAGAAGACTACGATTACAACTGGCGATGCTACCACGATGGTGTCCAACCAGTATTTTTTCATCAACTCTTCTGCTGACTCTCGCAGATACGCTGTATGGGTGAACAAGGATGGGACCGGTGTTCAGCCAAATGCCCCATTCGTAAATGCATATGTTGAATGGATTATCAGCACTGGTCAGACTGCTACGCAAACGGCCCAGGCCCTTGCCACTGTTCTTGCTTCAACCGATGATGAAGATTTTACTACTGTAGCGGGTATCGCGCAAGTATTGGTAACCAACAAATCTGCTGGTACATGTGCCGATGCTGTAAATTTTAACGTTGGCGCTCCTTTTGCTGTAACCGTAACACAACAGGGTACTGGTTCAGGCAATTTTGCTATCAATGATGGTGACAGTTTAACCCTTGCTATTAAGAAACTTGACGAAGCCATTCGCGAAATTTCTTCTCTTCTTGATGAGCCTGGTTATTGCGAATACGTTGACATAGTTGCTTCTGGCGGCGTTCCACCTGCTTCTATCGACGTTCCTGTTATTTCAGGCGATCTAATTCAATTGCCAGACAATAGTCGTCTTGGCAATTTACCTCAAAAATACACAGTAGGACAAGGCGTTTTAGAACTAGACCTAAATGGAATTGAACTCGCCTATGGACGAGATTTTAATGAAGTTGGAGCAGCTGGTACCGCAAGTGACCAAATTGAAATTCTCAGAAGCCTTTTTGCCGGTGACAGTCTAGGGTTTAAAATTCTAGTCCAAGGTGGCCCAGGCGGCGGCGGCGGCGTAGGCGTACAAGGCCCTCCTGGACCAATGGGCGTACCTGGCAATGATGCTATCGGCGGTCCTATTGCTATCAGCACTAAGATTGTTGACTACACAGTGATGACCAGTGACAACATGTTGCGAGCAGACGCTTCTAGTGGAACTGTAACTTTTAGTCTTCCTCCGGCTGCATCAGCAGTTGGAAATGTGTTCTTTTTAAAGAAAGTAGACGCTTCTGCAAATCCTATGATCGTTGAAGCAGATGGATCAGAGCTTATCGATGGCTTCAATACTCAACAAACCACAGTTCAATACGAATCTTTCACCATTGTCTCAAACGGCACTGGGTGGGATATTTTCTAAGGAATCAGATATGAGCTATAGTCCAAATTTTAGAGGAGATACTACAAATGCGACAAGTCGTTCTAGTAGATCTTTGACCTCTAACTACCAAAATGGGTCTGGTTTCTCTTTAGATCAATGCACCCCAGTAGCAGTGAACTCTTTTGGTCAACTTATTTCGGTAAACGTATCCAGTGTGGCAAATATAAAAGCTTTCTTGGGCGTAGCTGGAGAAGATCTCCCAAATGCCGCTTTTGGATCAGTCTACGACGGTGGCCGTCTAGAAGAGGTTGATCTGCCAGCTTTTTCTGTTGGCGACGCTCTTTATGTAGCAAAAGACGGTTTTTTAACCAATGTTACCCCTGAAATCGGCATGGCCGGATTCGTTGCAGGCGATCATATCGTTTTCATTGGTGTTGTTGTAAAAAACGAATTTAATCCACTTTTAAAAGATTTGAAGATTATGTTTGATACGAAAATAGGTCGGCTGTAAGGACTAATCTTAATGGTAACCACAATTTAACTGTAAACGGAGCATAAAATGGCAGATATCGTAAAACTTCTAGAGCTTTCTTCTGGAATAGCTACTGGATTGGATATAACGGCAAACACTGGTGTTTGGCTGTCCATCAAGGTGGGCGGTGGAGTATCCAATACTGAACTAACCAAAACTATTTTGGACAGGCTTGTTTCCTTACAAGATGGAACTGATGTTGCTGCTGCTTATCACACTCACGATAGCAGGTACTTTACAGAAACCGAGCTTGGATCTGCAGTTGGTACTTCCGGCGCACAGCTAATTGGGGTCAAGGCCACTCCGGTCAATTACACACCTGGTTCTGCTGATGTTGAGGCCCACTTGGCAGGTATCGACAGCGCTTTAGCCTCTGCTGGCGGGAATGATTTTCTTGATTCTGTTTTTCGTATTTCGGACAATGCTGATCCTACTAAGAAAATTGCCTTTGAAAGTTCTGGTATTTCTACTTCTACGGTTCGTACAATTACGATGCCAGACGCAAACGTTGATCTTGGCAAGATAGCATCTGCTTTACAAAAAGACGGCTCTGTAACAGTTACTGCCGATCTGCCAATGGGCGGATTTAAGCTTACTGGAATGGCTGCCGGTTCTGCTGCTGGACACTCAGTTCGCTATGAACAATCGATTCTTGTTTCGGGCGCAAACGCTTTTACTGCTGCCCAGTCCATGGGTGGGTTTAATCTGACCAGCGTGGCAGACCCCACAGCGCCTCAACATGCCGCTACAAAGGCTTACGTAGATGCTGTAGCCCAAGGTCTTCGTCCTAAACAGGCCGTGCGCGTTGCTTCTTTGGCAGATATAGCTCTTGCCAGTGCGCTAGAAAACGGCGATACTGTTGACGGTATCACTCTTGTCACAGGCGACCGCGTATTGGTTAAAAACCAAACTCTGCCTGAAGAAAATGGTATTTATATTGTACAAGCTTCTGGCGCAGCTGTTCGTGCGCCAGACATGGACTCGCTTACGCCTATAGATGAGATTAACGGAGCCTACACCTTTATTCAATCTGGTACGCAAGCAGGTCAGGGCTGGGTTGAGCAAAGCAATGTAGCTGTTTTAGATACTGACCCAATGGTTTGGGTATATTTCAATTCTGCTGCTGCTATTATCGGTGGCGATATGGTCACCGTAACTGGTCAGACCATTTCTCTCGATCTTGCCACTGCAAGCGGTCTTGAATCTAGTAACCCAAGCAACTCAGCTGGTCAGTTACGTATCAAACTTGAAGCTTCTAACCCAAGCTTAAAATTCTCTGGTTCTAATGAGCTTGGCCTCAAAATGGATGCAGCTGGAGCTCTTGCTTCAGGCGCTTCCGGCGCGGCTGTACAGGTTGATGGCTCAACGATTGAGATTAGCTCTAACGCCCTTCGCGTAAAAGACGCTGGTATCACCTTGGCCAAAATGGCTTCTAATTCTGTAGATGAGAATAAAATCGCAGCATCAGCTTTTAACGCAGCTGGCGCGATCACAGGTGGCGGCGCATCTAAGCTTGCTGTACAGGTTGATGGTTCTACCTTAGAAATTAGCGCAAACGCTCTTCGTCAAAAAGACGCTGGAACTACTGCTGCAAAACTCAATACAGACGTAGCAGACCAAACAACCATTGCTGGTGGTGCTGGTACTGCTCTTAACGTCCTTGCCGCTCCTTTGGTTTCAAGAACTCTAGTTGCCGGTGAAGCTTTTGCTGCAGATGTTTCCTTTTCAGTTCGATGGGCTTTAACTGGTGAAACTGCTGGAAGAGTATATAAAGCCGACAAAGACGCTTCGGCATCTGCTAAATACATGGGTATCGGTATCGGTCGTTCAGTAGCAGGCGTATCAGCTGGTGGAAATATTCAGGTGATCATGTTGGGAACCTCTGCTCTTGGTGCTAACGATTCTGCTTTTGCCGCTGGCGATGTAGGAAAAGAGTTATATGTAGGCACAACTGGAGCTTTCATCTTAGGCTCTGCCTTGGCTGATACTACAAATGAGGCCGCTTTCTGTATCGGAACGATTCAGTCAACATCTTCAATTTGGGTAGATTTCAAGCAGCTTAGAGGTATCAACTAATCAATTGCAGGGAAAACCTCTGTAATATGATAAGTTACACGTATGGCAAAAGTAACCCGCTTAATTAAAGGACAGCTTAAATCGGTCAGTGTTGACCAGGAAGTTTCCATTGTTGATGCTACGTCTTTTGTTGTCGTAAATTTTCCTGCTACGCTACAAACCGCAAACGCAAACCCTAGAGTTGTTGCCTGGATGGTAAACACTGTTGATTCTAATCCACAATTTCAAGACGTTTTGATCACGGTCAGGTCTGCTACTGCCTTTACGGCCACTTGGAACGCTCCAGTTGATAGTTCTAACTACAAACTGGCCTATATCGTACTTGACGGATTTATCACTTAAGGAACGTAGATGCAAAGAAATCCTTTCGCAAACCAGACTATATCGAGAGACTTGCTCCAGCAAATCTTTCCGTACCTATCTGGCCAGCAGCTAGACACTCTGCTTAAGTCTATAGACAAGGACTTGCAGGCACCCTTACGCGTTGATGCAAGCTCTACGCCCGATCTTGTTGTTACCATTGGTCCTGCCATTGTAAACAACACAATCTCTGGTCGTCAGAAATCTATTCCGCATATCCAAAACGCAATTCCAGCTTTTACGTCTGGTACGATTACTTTCCCTAGTCTAAATGGCGGAAACATCACCGTTTCTCCTGGCTCAAACACAACTCTAACCTGCCCACCAAACGAATACATCAAAGTCCTCATTTCTCTGGATTCCTCTGGTGATTTGATTGTTACTCAAGGTGTTTCTGACTTAGCTGAGGCAAACGCAATTGTTCCAGCCCCTGTTGCCAACACCTTGCCTGTGGCTTATATCAGTCTTTTTAATAATGCTGGTATAGTTCAGAGTGTTGTTCAGAACAAGATTTTCCAGTTCGGTGGCGGCGGTGGCGGTGGCTCAGGATCGATTCAGGCAGGTTTTGCTCAAGAAATCGCTATACCAGATGCTGTCCAAAGTGTTGCGGTCAACTTTCCAAGCGCTCTACCTGGCACTAATTATGTAATTCAGGCTCAGTTTGTCAACATCACTGATATTAACCCTCAGTTTCAAGATATTATTATTACTAATAAAACTATCAATGGTTTCACTGCAAATTGGAATGCGCCTACAGATTCAGCAAACTATCTCTTATCGTACATTGTACCTGTTGTCCAGGAGCACACTGGCGAGAAAGAAATTCCAGATACTGCAGATACTTTAGTGATTTCACTACCTTATACGTATGCTGGAACAAACTATACAATTGTGGCTACTATGGTCAATATAATTGATCCTAATCCACAATTTCAGGCAGTAATCGTAACTGCCAAGACCAACCTAACCTTTACAGTATCATGGAATAGTCCAGTGGATTCCGCGAATTATAGACTCGGATTTCACGTCGCTCAATTCCAGTAAGATACGATATAGATACTATGGCGTTGGTGTGAAGAACACGGAGAGAAGATGGCCTATAGGAAACAAGGTGCGTTAGTTGAAAGAGTGAACACCACTAATACAAGTGGCGCTACACTAACGCTTGTTGCGTCTTCTGCGTCATATCAGAGATTTACCGGCACCACTACTCACATTGTAGTTCTACCTGTCGGAACCACCATTCCTATTGGTGGCAAGTTCGCCGTCCTCAACCGCTCCACTGGCATTGTTACTGTAAACTACAACGGTGGATCTCTAGCCGCCACTGTAAATGGTGACTCTCAGACTATCTTTCGCTGCACTGACAACTCAACCGCTGCTGGAGCTTGGGATGCTACGGTTGAGTCAAGTGGGGGTGGTTCTGTCACCCTTACTTCTCTTGAAAAACTTGGAGCATTATCAGCTCTTGCTGGTTCTTTTTACCAAGACTCTCAAACTGACGCGGTGACGTTGCAGATAAACCCCGAAGAAATCGGTGGAAATTTTTGGACTACGAAAACTCCTCTGTCTTCTGTCCGCAGATACACCGGGTCATTCACTCTGGGCGGCTTTATTTACTCCTTGGGTGGAGAGAATCCTGTTTCTACAAAAGTTACTACTGTTGAGCGTTATAATGATGACTCTAATGCTGTTTTGGCAAGAACTGCTCTGACCACTGCCACGACTCAGGTTGGTGGATTTGCACTGACCCTTGGATATGCTTCTGGCGGATTCCAAGCATCTCAAACCGCTGTCGTTCAAGCTTATGACGATGTGCTGGACTCATGGTCTGCAAAAGCCGCTCTACCAGCTACTAGAGCATCGTACACTCCAGCAGTGCTTGATGGGTATGGGATTTTATCTGGTGGAGACCTTTCTGGCTCTCCTACTGCCACATCTTTAATTTACGACTCTGTTGCTAATGTTTGGTATTCAAGAGCTGATCGCCCCATCTCCAGAAGAGAAACTTTAGGCTTCGCTTCTCCAAATAAATATTATTCTATCGGCGGAGAAACTGCTGCTACGAATCTTGGTTACGCTTTTTCTTCTGTTTCCAATTCTTGGGTATCTATTGCAAATCATCCTGCCACAACTATTCAAAATGGCCCAGCTACGTTCGCCAGCGGAACCGGATACTCGATGGGTGGTCAAGGGCCAGCGTACAGCGCTGTAAACTACCGCTACAATGTAGACGCCAACTTGTGGAATACAATGTCTCCAAAACCCACTGGAGCGCATTCTAATTTAACCTCTGGTGCCTCACTTAATGGTGTAGCCTATGTGCTAGGCGGCGAGACCACCGGCGTAACCCTCATCTCCTCAATTGAGAGCTACACCCCTTTCTCCTTCTTAGCTGTCCCTCTCTCCAAGAAATCCACCTCCGCTCCAACTAGCATCTTTGTTGCCGCTGCGCTTAGTGGAGTAGTGACCAGTGTGCCAGTGAGAATCCGCACCGATGGTACAAATTGGAAGAACCTTACTGCCAACGCAGATTCAGTTTTAAAGCAGGGCGAGACTTTTGCTAAGTTTGCCGCGAATGGAAGTGGATATTACAACTACGAACTCCAGATCGGCTTGCCCACTTACTTGGCCGCTACTGGTGGTGGTCAGTGGGTAACTAAAGCAAATTTATCTTTTGTGTCTCAACACAGTTGTTCATTTACTGTTGGGACACAAGTCTATGGGGCCTACGGGCTTGATGTTGGTGGGCGTCACAAGAAGACTCAAAGATTTGATACTTTGCTAAATGCTTCAGTACGAGAGACTGACGGAAACCTAAGTGAAGCGTATACTGGTGGGCTAACCTCCTCGTCCACTCTTTACGGCAGAGGATTCACTAATGGCCACAATGGTGCTGTTTTGCTTGACGGCGGTACTATGCTCTACGATACCATTCTCAAAGCGTGGACTACGGTGGCTACTGGTGGTGGCTCCGGGCAATTAAACGGAAACTTGGTGCTTAATGGTTTTGCGTATTCTGCTTCTGGTGGTCCAACAGTCCCGGCACATCAATTATCTACATATCGCTACACCCTTTCCACGAATTCATGGAGTTCGAACATAGCCACGCTGAACAACATTCACTACGGCGGAATGATGTCGGCTCTTAATGGATTTGGTTACATGGTTGGTGGGACCAGTACAATAAACGAGAGGTTTAATGACGCTTCTGGAAGTTGGCTTACCATGGCCGCCACGGCAGCGAACGTGGAATCAGCTAGCAGTTTTGTAATAGAAGATGGTTGGCATATTGCAGCTCCGTACAGCGGGGGTAATTCTACTATTCATTATCTCTTTAAGGACGGAATAAATGCGTGGATTAGTAAGACTGCATATCCAATATCAGCCTACGGGCCTGTTGGTGGGTCAGTAGGTAATAGCGGATATTCCATGGGGGGCAACAATGGAGCTTATCTCTCCAACGTGTACCAGTGGGCTTCAGCAATTCAAAACGTAGTCTTGGGCGCAGCCTTGAGGATTAGCTAATGAGCACTTATTATAAACTTGGAAGTTTGGTCGAGGGATTAACCTCCACCGCCACGGCGGCGGGGACCACAACGCTCACGGCCTCAAGCAGACCCATTCAGCAGTTCACCGGAACTACCACGCAGACTGTGGTGCTTCCTGATGCTACTACTTTAAGCATCGGCAGACGTTTCGATATCAACAATCGCTCCACCGGAGCAATCACCGTCAATGCTAATGGTGGGGGAGCCGTTGGGGTTGTAGCCGCCGGAACCCAGCGATATTTCTTGGTGAGCGACATTTCTTTAGCTGCCGGTGTGTGGCGCGTTGGTGGCGTAACTGGCTCTGGTGGTGGTGGTGTAACGGATGCCGATAAGCTGAAACTGCTCCAAGGCATGGCTGGGCTAAATCTCCAGACCGACAACATCGTGGCGAAGGTTATCAAGACTAATCCCGAAGAGGTGGGTGGAAATTTTTGGATTACCAAGAGTCCTGGCACTCCTATCGGGTATGGTGGTTTTTTCTCAGCTAGTGGTTTTTATTACCAATCAACGGGACTTAATTCGGCCTCTGTTGAAACTGGAATCACCAGTAGATATTCTGATGATGATAATTACTGGCTGGCCAGGACTTCTGCTCCATCAGCAAGGTACGGCGCTATATGTTTTTCGCTGACCGATAATTATGTTGTGGGTGGAAATAACGTAAATCCCGTTACATCCAATCAATCATTTAATGTTTTAACAAATGCCTGGACTTCTAATTTGGCGCTTCCTGTGGCCACAGATTTCGGCGGCGGATTTGCCTTGAATGGTTATGGATTCATAGTTGGCGGAAGAACCACGAACTCTCTCATTGGCGTAAACGCAGTTTATCAATACGATTCCGTTTTGAATAGCTGGACGCTGCGCTCGCCAACTTTAGCTACGGCTTCGCAAAGAAGCTATACTCAAACAGCTGACTTGGGTGGGTTTGGTTATTCTGTTGGAGGTTCTGACGCTGGGAACACGACCAACACCTCCATCGTGAACGTATACGACATAGCCACGAATTCTTGGTCAACGGCTCCAAGTATGATCACCACTCGCTCTTTCTTTGGAATTAGTAATAATGTGGTTGGCTCTATCATGGCTTTTGCTGGCTCTGTCCCTAGCAATAGCAATCTGTCTGAGCAGTTTTTTGATACTACGAAAACCTGGAAGGCCACCGCAACGCTTGGCACTGCAAAGAACTCCGTGGCAGGTGGATCTTTGAATGGCTCAGCCATGTGTGTCGGCTCCTCAGTCTTTGCGGCCGTTGTTGAGTCTTTCATTCCCGCATCGTTCTTCAACCTTGGCTCCGTAAAAGTCTCCACTACTGCTCCGACCAGCATCCTCGCTGCGGTATTGATGAGCGACTTGGCTTATTCCGTTCCCGTTCAGATTCGTACTGATGGCGACAGTTGGAAGACCTTTACGTCTGGTGGAAGCGTACTAAAGACTGGCGAAACACTATCTGCAAAATTCCAGCATTCTCCGGCTTCTGGAATGGTAGTTGGCGGCGCATCCACCACGTCTGAATCTTACGGAAAAAGCCAGAACGCATGGACCACTAGAGCCTCAATCCCCGCCAATCGTGGCCAATACTACGGGTTTTCTCTTAACGACAGACTTTATATAGTGGGTGGAACTGGCGGTGTGAGTTCCGGTCTCAGGTTTGACGAAATCAAAAATACATTTACTACCCTGTCTTCTTCTCTGTTGTCCGGTAAAATGAATGGAGCTGGCGCTCTCCTCAACGGCTTCGGGTATGTCACTGGTGGCGCTGCCACCAGCACAACTACGGGATTTACTGCACACGATCGCTATAATGACACCCTAGATTCCTGGTTGGCCAGAACCGGACTTACTGCGGGCAAAACGTATGTAGGCGGGACTGCTGCTGAAGGTAGAATTTTTGTTTACACTGGCTATTCGACTGGGACAAGAACCAGCAGCGGAGAAGGATACTCCGATTCTACCGACAGCTGGAGCGCAATTGCAGCTTACGGGCTTGGTATTATTGCTGAAATGCCCACCATGTCTATCGGCGGCTATGCCTATGGTTGTGGGGGGTATAACGGCTCTAACGTGTCCAGCGTATACCGCTACACACCGTCAACCAATATTTGGGCCGCGAGGACCAACCTAAATACGGCTAAATATTCCGCTGTAACATTCGTTCTCGAAGGCTTTGGGTATGTGGCAAACGGCTTCGTCGCCGGAAATTCAAACGCACTCGAAGAGCACAACCCAGACGCCAATACCTGGACAAATAGACAAACCTCCACGTTCTCCAAGTCAGAGCTTTCTTATTCGCAAACACATACCACCCCCTACCGTAACTACGAAATGCGCGTTGGCATCCCAGCGTTCTATGCTGGAGTGGGCGGTGGAGTGTGGGTAACGAAAACGACGAACCCATCGAACAATACTTTTAGCGCAGCCGGAACTTCTGGTTCAACGGTGTTCCTGAGCTGTTCCGCTTCTTCGGCCTCGTATGCTTATGACTACCTCTCAGATTCCTATGTGAGAATCCAGGACTACCCACAATCCCCGCAAGGGCAGCAGAACTGCTCTATATCCACAACGGTGGGGGATATTATTTACTCCACTGGCGGACCTACAGCGTCGGCGGCTCCAGTATTCGCACTGTCTCCCTACACTCGCGTGTACACCACGCTTGCGAATATGCCGGTGTACACCAACTCCGGATGCTTTTCTGCCCTCAATGGAATGATGTACTATATCGGCGGAAACCCTGGAGGACTGGGAGCTTCGACCCGTACACAGAAATATAACCCAACAACGAATGCGTGGACAGATCATGGCAACCTCTTGCCATCGTCTGGCGTCTACAATATTGGTGGTGCCTATAATGGATTCATTTACGTCACTGGCGGGAACAATTCCACCAACAACTACCAGTTCAATGACGCATCCGTGGCTTTCACATCTAAGACTGGCCCCACCGCTTCTGTAGCTCTTGGACTTGCCGCCGTTGTAAACGGAGAATACTTCACGTCAATGGGCTTCGGACCACTTACCGCTGCGTCACAATCCTACCGGGATTCTGCAAACGTGTGGGCCACTAAAACTTCTGCGCCGAGTGCTTTCCAAGACACCCAAGGTGGGACGGTCGGTGATACCGCATTCTTCTCCGGTGGATACAATGCCGGTGGCTTCGGAACTAGCCACGCCTATGTCTCTTCAATCAAGCAAGCAGTGCTCGGCATCGCTTTAGAGGTGAAATAATATGTTTTTCAAGCAAGGCGCACTAGTAGAGCGGAGTTTGGTAACTGCCACCAGCGCAGGGACTTTGACTCTGATCAACACCTCTGAGACATACCAAATCTTCACAGGGTCAACCACGCACACACTGAAGCTGCCAGACTCCACGACGATGCCTAATGGTCGACGCTTCGAGGTAGTCAACGCTTCCACTGGTGATATTACTGTTCAAGATTCAACGGCGGCTGTGATCGGCACCTTGACCACTGGGATTTCTAAAATCTTTCGCCTTGCTGACAACTCCACTGCTGCTGGTACGTTTGATATTACTGCGGCATCTTCTGGTGGTGCTGCTGCATTGTCCACTCAGGAAAGTAGTCAGTTTAATGCTCTCACAGCGAAAGGTTTCAGCCCAACTTCGGTAGTTTTGAAATACAACCCCGAAGAAATCGGTGGAAATTTTTGGACTACGAAGGCTCCTGTTTCCGTTGCCAAGGCGTGGCCCTCCAACTTTACTTTGAATGGATTTGTTTACAACGCTTTTGGTATAACAAATGCCCCCACCAACGCGACAACCAACGAGCGGTACGACACAGACTTAAACTATTTCTTAAGTAGAGCCTCCGGAATCACTGCCTGTAATACCAGGGCTCCATTCGTTCTTTCTGGGATTGCGTATGTGGTCAACGGTGACCCCAGCATCAACGCCGTTGAAAGATACGATGACGTTCTCAATTCGTGGTCTGCTCGCACAGCGATTGGAACCGCCTTTTATGGTGCCGCGTCCTGGTCTCTTGGTTCTCTAGGCTACATTGCCGGTGGCCAAGGAAGCGGGACCACGACTTCCGCTTATGAAGCGGTGGCGAACGTATGGTCTGCCAGGGCTGCTGTCCCAGTTTCTACCACCAGGGTTTGCCAAGGCGGGTCAGAACACAATGGCTTTGGTCATATTGTCAGTGGGACTTCTGTAACCACGGTTCGCAGATACGACCCAGCATTAAATTCGTACTCTTCCTTGGCTTCCTCTACCGTTGGCCACGCCCACGGTGGAGTGGCGTCTGTGAGTGGGGTCCTTTTGGCCTCTGGTGGGGAAAATACGAGTAGCGTACATATCACCACTGTCGAAAAATTTTATGATGGTGCTGGCGCATGGGTCACTGTTGCTCCTATTTCTCAGGCGAGAAATGGGTGTGGCGCTGTTTCCGGTGGCCTATTTATGTCCATCAGTGGTGGTGTTGGGACTGGCGTAGCATACACGCCGGTCGAGGCATACACTTCTAATTCATTATTTACGACCGCTATCTCTTTACGATCAACCACTACCCCTACTGCAATTTCCGCTTCAGTGATCATGAATGGCCTTACGCAGTCCGTTCCTGTTCAGATTCGTACTGATGGAGACAACTGGAAGACTATAATGTCGAACGGTGGCAGTGCGCTGAAGACTGGTGAGACCCTCACTGCTAAGTTCCAGCACTCTCCCTCAGCGGGACTTGTTGGTGGAGCAAATGGGCTTTCCTCAAACGAATCTTTTAATGATATACAGAATTTATGGACACTTAGAACATCCTTGTCTGCTGTAAAAACTGGTGGGGCTGGCTTCACTATTGATGGCACCTCTTACATCGCTGCTGGTGAGAATGGCGCAGCAGATGCATTCACCAACGAACAATACAAGGACCTAGAGAATACCATCACCGCTAGAACTGCAATTCCAAATACCACTGCTCTCGGTGCCAGTTTTGGCCTCAATGGATTTGGATATGCTGTGTGTGGTCGTATTAGGTCAACTCTGGCAGTCCAAACATTAAATCAGCAGTTCAACCCAGCAGCGAACTCATGGACGAATAGAGCCGCTGCCACAACGTCTTCCAGAGTATTTTTGCCAGGCACCGATCTTCAAGGATTTGGATTTATTTTCAGCGGCTACACCAATGCTACTGGTGGAGGTGGCTCAGTTATTACCTCTTCTGAAAGATATAGTGATACCACCAATGCGTGGAATACAATCTCATCAGTTGGCAGAGAGAACCACACTGCGTTTGCTCTAAACGGATTCGCATATTTCACACAAGGCGATAGCGCTCCAACTGGCGAAAATAACACTTATAAATATGACCCAACCGCTAGCTCTTTTAGCTTAATGTCCGGTGGTCTGAACACAGCGCGTCCTAGTAGCCCTGGTTCATTTAGATTAAACGGGTACGCCTATATAACGGGTGGTTCAGGTAATACTTCCGAGAGATTCAATGTTGAGGCGAACACCTACACAAACATGGCCAACATGAACTCCTCCAGGCAGCAAATGGCCTCTCCTAATAATGGTCCAGGTGCTTACCGTAACTACGAAATGCGCGTCGGCATTCCTGCCTACTACGCTGGAGTGGGCAATTGGGTAACGGTAACTAGAATCGCAGTCCCCGTTTCTGCTTATGGATTTGGCTTTGTACTAAGTGACCGGTCTTACCAACCTGTAGGCAATAACAACCTTTGGTATGAGCAAAACACCACTCTTAATTCATGGGCAGCTATCGCCAACAGCACTTATTCTGCTCAGTTCAAGGCGACTTTTTCTCTGCTTGGCTTCGGATACGCAGCCGGTGGCAACACTGGACTGACCTCGACAAGTCAATACAACCCATCGTCTGCGGTGTGGGCTTCTACTGGAACACTAAATAATTCTGTTGGATACGCGGCAGGAGCCACGCTAAACGGCTCAGGGTATTTGCTCGGTGGCCATAATGGTGGGTTGACTACCTTCATTCAGAAGTACAATCCATCATTGGGAACGTGGGCATCTGCGGGCAGCTTGAACAGCGCAAAATACAGTCTCGATGGTGATTCTTGTGCCGGGTTTATATACCTGGGTGGCAATTCAAGCTTGGCTTTTGAGCGATACAATGACGTGACCCAAACAACCACCTTAATGGCCACTGTATTGGTGGCTGACGACACAGATGGAATGGCTGGGTGTAAGGGCGATAAGTTTTACTACTTGGGTGGGTCGGCTGGGTCACCGAGGGTTTCCGAATACAGCACCCAGGGGAATTTCTGGACCATTAAACCATCCATCACCAACCGCTATTATATCGCTGGTGGCAACATTGGCGGAAATTTCTACCTATCTGGCGGAAACACCGGTCTCACAACAAATGAAGCCTACGTGGATTCACTAAAACAAGCGGTCCTGTCCGCAGGGCTGAACATCTCTTAAGGAGCAAAATGCTACGATGTGCAAAAAATAGTAATGGCGTGATTATCGCTATGGGCAATGACGAGAACCAATCTGGTAACTATCCCTCTGAGGGAGCCGTGATGGGTACCTGGTGCTCCTGGACTGTGGCAGAGGGAGATCTTCCATCATTCTCTCCAGTAGACGGTGCCGACGAACGCGCCTTTCGATTTGAAGAAAATCTAGATGGCGATGGCATCGAATTACGCACAGACGAAGAAATTATCGCAACGCCAGACGGCATTGAATTGCCGCCAGACGAAGAAATTCCCGTAACGCCAGACGAATAGATACGATATATAATATGTAGGCATTTCGCTTACAGCTCTTATGAGGTTTGAGAACACTATCCTGTTTAGTGTTGCTCTGCTCATAAGGGGAAACATGAACAGGAGTAAATATGTCAATTAGAGTAGAAGTTGTTGAAAATACCGTGCAAAAGTCCTACCAAGAGATCATTGAAGCAGATCAAGATCAAAACAAATCTAGAGCCCAAGATCTAGCGATCCTACCAACTGAAGCCAGAAAGAATATCGTAGAAGCTACAAAATATTCTAGCTACTTCCCAAACCCAATCACCTCGGAATTTATGGAGAAATATATTTTAGCTCCAATCGAATTTCCTACTGTCGGATCGGGTTTGGCCCAAAGCTTGACTGAATTGAACGTAAGAATCGACAACCTATTCAATGACGCTTACACGTCAGAGAAAACCAAGCTAGAAGCAGAAGACTTAGAGCTTCAGATTGAAGAGATCATGGTGAGCGAGATAACTTCTTCTGCTCGTGTATTGGTAGAAGAAGGTTGCGTTACAATGTCTGACACTAAAAACCTTTCCGGTCACGACCGTCGCGGAATTAACAAGATCAAACTTTTGCGTCTAGAACATACTAACAAAAAACATTCTCTCAAGAAGATCGAGTTGGCAGCAATGGCTCGTTACAACGAAGCTATGGGCTGGAAGACTCTGGTTGAGAAGAAGATGGCTGAGATGAAGGTCAAAGATCTCTCAGAGGTTGACTTCAACAGTATTCGTATGGATGAAATGCACGCCAAGATCAAAAAATGGGGCGAACTGCACGCTCAAGGCGCTTTGGAGCTCACTCCTTCTAAGTTTAATGCTATCGATTCCAACCAAGGCGCTTTCGTAGAAGGTATTCAGGAAGGCGAAGGCAGGAAGCAAATGGCTCAACTTGCCAATCAAGAGGCTCAAAAACAGCTTCAATCTGCGCAGGGCGTAGCCTCTCCACAGTCTCGCAGACCGCAATAGAATATCACAGTCGTGATGCGCAATAAGGCTGGCAGAAATGCTGGCCTTATTTTTTTATAATGAATCTTGAACAGATAGCTGAACAGATCTTTACAAATAAAAACGGGCATTTAAGCCCATTTTGAACAGATAGCTGAACAGATTTATAATGAATTAGCTAAGATCTCGTTCTTTGAGCTCTAGCCTGAGATCTTCAATAGTCTGTTTAAGATGTTCTATCTCGATCTTTAGAGCCCTAGTATCCTTGGTATAGCTGCTTTTCCACTCTAAGGCAAGCTCTTCAAAGTCTTTTACGTTCTTCTCAGACTCTTCTAATTTGATCTTGAGCTCTTCGTTTTCATTGTGAAGACTGTTTGTCATCGAATCCATTATCCATCAGCTTTTAAGATATCGCTAATCATAAGCTTAGTAGCTTGATTAGAATTTGCCATGTTAATTCTGGCTGACATCCTAGGATCGCCGCAGAATTTGCCACTCATAACCTTCACAGAAGCTTTATCTAGGATCTTCAGGATCTTATTGTCTACTTCGAACAGGGCAAACATACCCGTCTCAGGTATCTTTTGGCCTCCGAACAGCTTGTCTAGACGCTGCATTTCAGTGCGATTACTGTCCAAAAGGGCCTTGGAAAGACTGTAAAAGGGGTCTAAATCAATGTTCTCCAGTAGTTTGGCAGCTACCATCTGTGAAGGCATGGAAACGCCGCACAGGTCATTTGTGACGTAATCATAAGCCTTGTTGTAGATACCATCATCATCGGTAGCAAGCCAGCCTACGCGTAACCCATTGAGCCCAGTAAGCTTATTTAGGCTGCCAGCCATAGCGTCGTGTGGCGGAATTATCTTTGGATTCTTAAGCGTTAGGTTCTTAGCAAGAATACCACAGTAGGTTGGTGAAAAATAAGCAGCATCCCAAACCCTGTTTGCCCCACCGCATTCGTTGGTTAAAGGGCAGAGCACCCCTAGGGGATTCGAGGGAGAGTCGATGATCTGAATCTCACGATCACCCGTATTGGTTATTTCAGTTGGCACATGAATCAAACCAGCGTTCTCTATGATACCAGGATAGAAGCCAAAATAGAGCTTGTTGGTCAAAACGTGTGTTTTCTTGTCGTTAGACCTGTTTTTCGCGGCATATAGATAGGCGTTTAAAGCATTAGTAGCGCCATTGGTCACCAAAACATGCTTGTAGTCGTAGCCAGTAAGATTTCTAATCAGCAAGCGAAGCCGTAGGATTAGGCGATCTTCGCCCTCATGTTTAGGGTAGCCACAGTCTTTCCAAAGGCCGATCAAGGATTGATTCAATATAGCGCCAGCATGAGCTACAAATAAATCGCGAATACCCCTTGTGTCACCAAACCCAAAGTCGTGTTTAGGAGTCATCTTTTCCCCCCTCGCTTCTTAGCCCGTTGCATATCAGCCATCATAGCAGCAATAAGACCACCAGGCACAGCCTCTTGTTTATGTATCAAATCCTTGAGCTCATTGCGTAGGCTTTCGTCTGGAATCTTATCGGAAAATCCATACAGGGCAACAAAAATGTGGACAAAGGTGTTACAAAGCGCCTCGCCTTGGGCCGTCAAATTGGCCTTAACAGCGCGTGTAGCCTTGTTCTTTACGCGAGCAGCTACTTTATAGATGCTTTCGGACTCATCTTGACCTTTTTCCCACGCGACAGCTTCGTCTTCAGTTTTTGGGATAGGCTTTTTAACTTCTTCTTCATGTTTTTCCCCAAAGTGCTTAGCGACTTCATTAGCCGACATTGTTTCGCCTTGACTGTTTTCTTCTTGGTTAAGTTTTGCTTCTTCATATGCTTTGCTCCAATTGTTGTTCATTTGTTGTTCTTTCAGGAATATTTAAACCGTTGCTTCTATTTATCATATACTTTCCAAGAAAGAATGTCTTGTCTTTTTATTTCTATTGTTTCGATAATTCCTAAAGGGAAGGACGAAACAGTACCCACGTTCCACCAAGCTACTCTTGCCTTAACCCTTTTAATATCAAAGTATTGTACTTTTAGAACTTCAATAAACACGTCAGTACAGTTTGCGTGCTTGTACTTATTATTTGCTTTCACGTTGTTTTCCTATCATCTCTATAGCGTCCATGGCTGCGAGGCATTCGTCTGTATGGTAGCCAACCTGCTCGCTTGCCGAATCCATATATTGTGGGCAATTTTCACAAAGCTTGGATTGGGCGTCTTTTAGCGCCTCTACAAGGACTGCCTCTCTTGCTGCTGCTTCCACACTACAAAGTTCGATAGCTGCGTTGGCACCTGCTAGAAAATCGGCCCTTGCCGCCCTGTGATCTTCAAATGGATAATCTCGCTTACTCTGCTTAACATATGTATTCGCCATCTTTCCCAGCTTCATTTGCATATCGTCGTTCATAGCTTCCCCCCGCGCTTGTTGCTCATGGCTTCATTTTTTTAAGATGATCTTTTACAAAAGAATGAAACCCAATGTGCGTAAGACCTTCAGAATCAGTTTGATGGTATTCATGCCACTGATAATCATCGGGCCAATTTTGACTGATTCTTTTTAATTCTTTGGTAGAATCAGCGACATAAGCCTCAAGCCCATCGTCCTCACCCCTACCATCGTATAAAATATAAAGCCTCATCTCTTCCCCTCACGCTTGTCGTTCATTTGCGTCTCCAAATTTCATAAGTAAAAAACCTTTGAACCATTCGGCTCTCTGCTAAATGCATCAACGCCAAGGCCGGGCCGAACGAAAAAAAGATGGGAAAAACCAACACCATCCAAACCGCCAGAAATTTATCCTTTATAACGAGCCGAACCCAGATAATCGTGCCGGAAATTACCCAGGCTAGAATCAGCAAATAAGTCATTTCTCCCCCTTGCGCTTGGCGTACTCGTTTTCGACTGTCATCGTCACCGAAGTTCCCCTGAATTTAATATACCGCTCCCAATCTTTCCAATCTTTCACTAACCGCCCCCAATCTCTCTCCTTTTCCAGCTCTACGCGTAGCCCCGCCTCTCGCGCTGCTGCTTCGGCCAGGATGGCCTCGTGCTCCTCAAGAGAAATGTAGGGAATGATTTTTATATTGTAGGATTGTGAGTATTTTGGCGGCTCCAGAAAATCCCAAGCAGCGTTTCCGCCTGGATTGCTGTAAAAACATCGTTTAGGGAATATTTTCATCTCTCCCTCACTCGCAGCCAGCGCATTATACGGTTTCCACCAATCCGGCTTTGGAAATCTTTCGCTGAAAATAATTTCATCCTCTTCGGTAGCTTCGATATCCGTGGCCTCTGGCCAGAATTCCAGAATTTGCTTTTCTGAATCGGCATAAGCCACAACAATGCTGTGATCTTCAGGATACCCCGAACACCAAAAGGGGTAAGGCGGCGGGAATTTCACTGGCCGGTAGTCTTCTGGATTTGCTTTGAATCTTGCTCTAATCATCTCTTCCCCTAGCGCTTGGCGTTTGTTATTTTAATGTGTCCTGTAGTTACAACTATACAGTAGTATTTGTGACAAAGATAGGCCTAATTGAGAAGCCATTCCAACTCCAGCGCCGCTTCAGGTTCTTTAATCTTTCTGTTCATTTGTCGTCCTTTCAGGACTTTCTGTACATTTCAAACAAAGACAGGCGCTTACGCTTTTGAGCCGTAATCCCAACAGGGGCAAGCAGTTTTTCGTATTTTTGAACTATTTCCCAGGCTTTATCCTCCGTCAAGCCAATCTCTTCGGAAGCTTCGATTTCCAAGAAACTCTGGATCTTGCCAGCTTCATCCAATACTGAATAGTATACAATATTGGCGTCATCAAAGAAATAGATATCAAACATCTTATAAACTGAGAAATTGCGCTTGTATCCAAGGCCTTCACAGAATGCAGCAACAGTGTCATCGCTATTAAGATCGATACGAAGGTTTACCTCAATACGAATCATGTTGTTTTTGTCGGTGCTTTTCTTCTTAAAGGTAAGCTCTGCACGCTTATCATCAGAATTCACCATGGGCTTACGATGTCTTAGAAAGTCGTCGCCCTCTTTGATGTAGTAGATATCAAACCCTTCGCCGTACAGAAATCTGGTCGGATTAAGGGTTCCGGCTAGAGCTTTGAATTTAAGCCGGTCAATATCGTCCGCATCATACTTGGTTTCAATCTCAAGAAATTTTTGTTCCATTACATGTCCTTCTTCTTTGCTTCTTCCGATGATTCCTGAATCAGATACGCCTCAAAACGGGCGTCAAATGATCTTCCAGTCTCGTGTAGATCTATAAGCTTATTCAGATCCACTCCAGATTCGATCTCTTTTTCAAAATGACGCTTGATGTAGTGATCTTCAATCTTAGTGAAATCAGACAAAAGCTGATTTTCAATGTTTTGTTTTTGTTCTAAAAACTCCAAATGGTCTATCATTTCTTGACTTGCCATTAGCTTTGAGCCAGCAATATAACCACAAACCCTGCACATATTTACCTGGCCTATGCTGGTTTGAAGCAAAAGAACCTTCATCCATTGGTGAGGTTGTTTGCAGAGATCTTTTTCTTTCACGGTATCCAGGCTAAGATTTGACCTATGCTTGCGAAAATCCTTAAATGTCAAATATGCATTGAACGCTACTATAGACAGGACAAGGCCAGCAAATATACCAAACATTAGAATTTCAGTCAGCACGCTCATTCTTCTCCTAACACCTTATCTGCCAAGCCATAAGACAGAATATCTTTTTGCCACAAAACCGTATCTTTTAAACACATAGACTGCCAGAAACTTGTTGGTTTGCCTGTGGCCTTGGAATAAATTTCATACAGTAACTGCCTCGATTTCTTAGAGGTTTCACCCCAAGCTTCAAAAGATTTGGCCTCTCCTTCGAAACCTTCAGTACCATCGTGCAATACAAATACGCAGTTTTCGGTAATCTCTCTAAGCTTGCCAGCCTGAAAAATTGCAGTAGCGGTACTGCCCACTAGACCTGTTCCGATCATTCTGGTAGGACACGGACTGCTAGCAATTCTGTCATATATAGCAAGGCCGTCAAACCAGTTACCGCCATTGCTCATAATTTTTATGGTGATTTCGGCGTGTTTACTAATCGCTTCTAATATATCAAACGCCTTTTGTACTTGAAGAGATAGTTTTTCATTGATTTCTCCAAAAATACACACAGTCCTGGAATCAACATGGTAATTTTCTTCATGAAACTGCCCTATGGCCGACATCCTGTGTTCTTTAATTGCATGTATTGCTGTTATGGTTTCTGCTACTGTTAACTTGTCACCTCTGATAGAACTGCACGTAGCACAACAGGGCACTACGTTTTCTTTTTTATAGCCAACTGATCTATCGTTAGAGATTCTATCCAGTCCAGCTCCGCTTATGGGCAATGATCCACCACAATAAAAACATGGCTGCGATCTGAACACAGAATACTCTTCTTTGGTCATATTCCACACGATTTTGCGTTCTTTGGCTTCCCCTTTTGCCGCATTAAATTGATGTGTTATAGTGCTAAGGATTTTTTGTCTGTATTGTCTAGTTTTTTCTTTAGATACGGGGTTTTCTTTTATATAGCAAGACCTACATTTAGGGCCGCTATAGTTCACGCGCAAGCCGGAGCCACAAGAAATGCATAGTTTTTCTTTATTGACAATAGCTTTCATCATTTGGTAACCCTGCTGTGTACGTGATTAAAGGCGCTGGAAATTGCAGTAAGCCATTCTTTCTCTTTAAAATCTGAGTCTTCTGAATAATAACCATTCAGTATTTCTATCGTACCATCTTCTGAATAGCCTGCCAAGGCAAATTCGTAAGCAATAGCATACCACTGCCCATTACGGCCTTTTTGGGGGTCCAACCCTTCGGTTAGACGTTTAATCACCCAAGGCGCTAAGCGGTTGAAATCAAAAGTGCCGGAAGCGACCTTCTTTATACGGGGTTTGGGCTTCTGTTCTGGGTGTAGCTCAAGCCATGTTCTAAGCTCAGAGAAGGTAACAGCACCCTTGTAACGGGCCAAAACCTGTCTGGACTTGTCACGTATCGGACCTGGTATACGAATGCTCCTAGAAGGATTCTTGGTCATTTGGTCTGCTGCTGTACACACTCCTAAGATCCATTCTGACAACAAACGCCAAGTCTTTTGGTCGGGTAAGTCACGGTCTAAGGAGATAAGGAAGTGTAGTGATTTGCCGCCAGAGAATATCGCAGCAGAATAGGGCATTCTCAACCGTTCGATATAGGCTAATTGTTGGGGAAGGGGGCCTACGTCCATCTCGATCAGGAAGTTTCTGAAAGCAGTACAGTTGTTATCCTGGCGAAATCCACGGATAGGATTTAGGGCCACCAGTTGCATCTCAATAGAAGGCTTTTGAGCAATTGGCCATTTAGCATCAGTGGGAACCAGGGTAACTGTATCGGACATGGCCATTTCCAAGGGAATAGAGTGATACCCAAATTGATTTGGAGAGACACAGACGGTTTCGCCTGGCCTGAACATCAGCTCAAATATCCTCTTTCCAGTGGGGTCCATTGTCAGCCTTTGTTACAGAGTAGAGCCACCAGCGACGTTTTGCACTTGTTCGGCAAGAAGATCGGCTTCCTTTTTATCCTGGGCTTCCTTGCGTTGCTTCATCATTAGGTCAACAAAAATGTCGTATTTTTCCTCACGGTCCTTAAGCTCTTTAATCAAAGATTCTACGGTAAAGACTTTCTTGACCAGAATATGAGACGTTTCAGACCCAAAAGCCTTGACTGGCTCTTGATGTTTGATCATCTCTTCTTCTTTTACAACCTTGTTATCACCGTCTAGCTCTGCAGGAACATATTCTATAACTTCTTCAGTAAGAGATTCGACCAAGCCTTTGCGAAGCAGAGTCTGCCAGCGACTAGTTGTCTTAAAAAGCTTTGTAGACAAGCGAACGAGCTCGTCACGCTGTTCTGCAGAAGGTTCAAGGCTTCCTTCTGAAACCTTAATTGCAGCATTGTGAGCCAAGGCCGCTTCTTTCTTGCTTTGTCTCTTGCTTTGTTTTGAGTTCAGGTCAGAATATTTAGTGTCCATGTTATCTCCGGTTTTAGTGAAATCTTTCAGATTCATAGCTCATCCTCGGGAGGATATTGACTCTCAATATGTTCAATAGCCTCTTCTTGTGTCAAGATTTGCTTTGCAAGCGATTTCTTCCCACAGCTACAATCTGCACAATACGATCCAGTATTACACGATTTCTTTTCCGACACAACTTCAAAATTCATATCATGTCCATCAGGAAGGCTAAAAAGCAGTACTTTGACTGGATTGTTCTTGAAGGCCTCTTTGAAATGATCCTGTAAGCTCTGCATAGTCTCTGGAAAAAAGCTGTCGCCTTTGAGCTTGATAATCAAAGTGTCATCTGGCTTTAGATTAAGCTTTGCCACCTCTACTTCTACAAACTTGAGTTCCATATTATTCCTTTGATGAGCTTTTTAAGCCCAAGATTGCCAAGAAAAGGATTTCGACACGTTTCTCTAAACTTGCAACAGTTTGGCGAGCGTCAACTCTTCGTTCGAAAACCAACAGTTTGTTGAGTTGAGAAATGAGTTCTTGCAGTTCTTGTACGGTTACTTTTTCCATATTTTTCCTCTAAAAAATTCTTCGTTAATAGTATATCTAGTTTCTACACGAGCATTTGGATATTGAGAGTGCCCTTTAAGTATCGAACTGTTATGATAACAGATCGCCCTGTCTCCGTCAACTACCGTGGACATTCTTTTCATGTTGTTCAATTTCCAGGCGATTCCCAATATGAATCGGGCCAAGATCATAGGGAGCTTTAGGTCTTCTGCTACAAGGTAGCCCTGAGATAAGTATTTGGCATCAACCATATTGAACCAGTTATTAAAGGGGCGTTTCATTTTCGTCCTTTTCGTCTTTTAAAGGGATCGATGGCCTGCCGGACTCCTGCTCCGCAAAGGAGCGAGCATATAGACGGTCAATCTTGTTCTTGTGAACCTCATCGATAAACGCCTGGTTATATTCTACAAAAGCCCCCTTTCTATAGCCAGTAAAAAATGAAGATCCTACGGCTTCGTTGAAGCGAGACTTATGGATTATCCATTCAGTTCGTAGATTTGCGCGGTCAGCGACCATTTCCATGATCATCGTAGAAGGATCTGTAATGATCTTGCGCCCTTTAATACGGTGTTCCACTGGAACCTTTTTATCCTTATCTGGCGGCAAGACTTGGGCAAAAATCACGATTGGGGCTGGATATTCATTCTTATAACGGTCCAAAGAATTAGCCAAACGAGCTTGAACTTCATATTCAGTCATGTGTGGATTGAGCTTGGAGTGCTTAATATTCTGATAGTAATCAATAATAACCACATCATAATACTCTTTGTTTTGAATCAGGCTATCGAAAATACCCTCTATCCCCTCGATTGTAGTTGTAACCCCATGGTTTCCACTGTAATTATTATCGATCACATTCATGCGCCCATTTTCTGCTAAGAGCGGAATCCATTTATCAAAAGTGTGCTTCTGCTCATCGGTAAATTTGTCGTGATTTACGTAGGCCCATCCCTTGCTTAAACAGGTGATCCTGTTGTAAACGTCTTCTGCACGTTCCTCATTCGTAATAACCAAAACCCTACGACCCTTTTTGGTCTGAGGGTTGATCTGTCGTAAGGTTTCACGAACAATATTGGCAGCAGTAGTAGATTTTCCATCACCAGTCTTGGCAAGCATCAACAAAAGATTTTTGCGGAAATACGGCACAATACCAGAAAAAGATGGGCCGATAAACTTCATACCATTACGGGCAGCATCGATATACTCTAGATTTTGTCTACGGAGCTCTGTAATAGCCCCCTCAGACATTTTGCCGTAATCAGTATTCTTGGATTTAGCAAGCTCTTCTTCAACGCGAGTTATACGGTCAATTTCGAGAGTGGCTTTTCGATCACGCAACACAAGCTCTTTGGAATTGAGCTCCTTGCGTTTCTTCGCTTCTTCGGCTTCTTTTTCTATATTTGCTTGGAAGTCTTTGATTTCATCACTCATCGGAATCGAATCCTAACATTTGTGAAAGCTCACTGTCAATCTCAGTCACTGGCAATGGATCTTTAAAAATAGAACGGTCAAGCTCCTTGCCAAAACGCGGCACTTCTTCCTCTTCCTCTTCTGTCTTATCAGGCTTTGGCGCTTGTGGCGTGATTTTTAATTTTTCGGGTTTTGTTTCCTCGTCAGTTAGCTTAGAAAACTCCTTATCGGCCCAAATCCGCGAAGTTGCCGTATTGAAAAGTCCTTCTAGGATATTTTTCCAGATTTTAAGCTTTCTCCTGTCATGTCTTGGGTTGGTGCAACGGATAAGCACCTTGGATCTAACCAAGGTCACGCTTTCTTTCTTGCCACCGCGATCTTTAAGTGTTTTCAACAGGATCATAAACGCTTCAATGCGTTCATCCTGGCCCTTGGGCAAGATGTTGTTGTCAAGTCTGTCCAGCCATGCTTCAATGGTCAGGTCCAAATCTTCCACTCAAATCTCCAATTTCGTTAGCCATTTCCGAGCAGTCTTGATTTCATCGGAATAATATGGCCTATCTTCATATTTTGCTATAAACGAGCGCAGCTGTCTAGCTTTTTCTGACATAGACTGATTGTTAAATCTGCGCTTCTTAACTCTCCAGTACTTTTCTTCTTCCTGGGTAGAGAAGTAGATTTGCTCTGGCGTATGATTGTGAGCGTTGTCATAGGGGTCTAAATCAGCCCCAGTCAGGTCAATAGGGTCCAAGCTACGTTGCTCTATTGGAACAGATATGTACCACATATCGCCAAACATGAACGAGCGTTCGTTCTTCGATACTTGAGCCTTCTTGCGTATAGACTTGAATACGGCCAGGTCTATCTTGCGATACCCATAATTCTCATAGCCCTTAATTAGATTCCTAAGGATTTTTGGAGGTGCGGCCTTGCCATGATAAAGATGGAATTCTTCAGCAGGAAAACCTTTGATGTTACGAGCTTTTTGACGGCAAACACGAACAAGATCTTCCATTCGCTGTCTTAAGAAAATTGTGAAATTAGCCTTGTTCTTATTTAAAAATTCCCACGCCTCTGGAATATGGTTCTTTGTACGCTCGATTATTTTGATAAACTCGTCATACTTGGCAGGCATTTTTTCCATTGAAAACAGACCAAGATAAGAAACGAGATGGCACTGACCTACGCTGTCAATATCCTCTACAGAAAACCCTACAGCATGGAACAGGCCATGATAGGTGTAAAAAGTCTTTTTAGAGACCCTTTTGATAATGTGCATATAAGGCCCCATTTCTATTTTAGTTGGATTGGCCCTGGACTTGCGAAAATATTGATGTCTTAAATAGCAGAGTTCAAATTCGTTTTTTGAATGAATCTTCTTTTTATTTGCCTTTGGTCTCATTATTTCATTCATATATCTCCAAAAAATGGGTCAGGCAAGACGCTACCTTGCTAGCCCTGGTCATGGGAAGTATCCTTCCCAGCAGCGGCTTCGACGTTGCAATCGCCAACGTGTCTCCAGTGGCGTGAACCGCTTTGTTCAAGCGTTATTAAGTTCACACGTCCACAGCTTTCCACGTAGCTAACCCAAAATGTTAAATCGTTAAACAGAGTCCTTGGCAATTACCGCAGTGATCACCTGAGCATATAGCTCAGCATCGTCCCGTAGAGCAAAAGCACATTCTTTTTTACCATTAAACTTGCGGTCACCAATTTTGTAGGTTTTCGTACCTTCCCTGGTAATTGCACCGACATTGTAACCTAGAAAAAAGAGTTCTTCATGCTGATTAGACATGCCTTTTTTGTAATCCAAAAAGAACACTCCAGCACGGCCTGACTGACCGATTGAGCTTTGTTCCATTTTGACATAGATCTTATGTCCGGTAACAAGCTCTTGCCCACGGGCGTCTTTAGTCTCTTCCTCAGTAAAGGTCTTTCCTTCGATATCGGTCTTATCTTCAGAGGCACCAGCCTTCTTGAAAGAGATGAAATACTCGAATCCGTGCTTCGTAGCCCAGCTTTCGGCCATTTTTTCTTTTGGCGCGTACTTATTCACTGCGTCCACGTTACCGCGCATCTGAGAAGTAGCGATTAAAGGAATCTTATTGCGCTTACAGAAAGGCACGAGTTTCATTAGACCAATAGATACCGTTAGAGCGTGATCGCCAACCAAGTGATTGGATACGGAGTCAGTAGCATCACGCTTAACACCCATAACGTTCGTTAGGGAGTCGATTGCAATCAATCCGAGAGGCATACCGTCTTGAACCATTGGCTTGATGTCTTTTTCGATACGGTCAAACACTTCTTCAGCGCTGTTGGTATCATAAATGGTCATATAGTCTTTGTCGATCTCAGGAAAAGCATCGTGTTGAAGCTGTCCACGCATCTCGGTATTGAAGATCAAACAGTGACGCTTTTCATCCTCAGTCTTGTCTTTGTCTTCACGCTGGATCTGTAGAACCATTGCGTAAACAGCAAGAGATTTACCTGCTTTGGGCTCAGAGAATAGAAGGATGGAAGCATTCTTAGGGCATCCATGGGACTTATTTGCGAAAATCCAGTTAAAATAGGGACTTGGAGTACTGATTACATTCTCTTTTGCGTAAGAATCGTATTCGTAATTTACAGTGTCTTCATAAGCACGAAGTTGCTTTAGGTATTTGTTTGCCATTTTATTTCCTTTTTTATTTCTTGCCAGAGGTAACGTACATTTGGTCTGCAGTTAGACCTGATCTGATAATCAAGTCCATGCGTTTTCGCATATATCTGCAGACGTTCTCTAAAACCTTGATTCGACCATCCACAAAACTTTCTATCGCTTTGAGCATAGCAATCCTGTCCAGGGCCTCAACGTAGTCAGCGTCTTGGATAAGATAGGCCTTACGCATATCAGCGTTGTCTTGCGACTTAGGCCTATCCTTCATGAAATCAGGGTATTTATCGATAAGCACTGTAGCTTTTGCTTGCTCCAGTGCTTTATCTGCCATTGCTAATTGATAAGTAACAGTAGCGTGGTGACGCTTGAGTTCTCGATAGGATTCATTGTAAGAGTGTTCCAAATCGGTATAAGTGATTGGGTTGACATCTTTAGCTTCGATGAAACGGAGTTCCGCTTCCTTCGTTGCGTTGAGATCCAGCTCAATCTTTGGCGTACCCTTAAAAGGGGGTATCACCATTTTCTTATTATCGATTTGGTCAGACATTTACTATAACCCCACTGACTTTAAAAATTCAGCATCTTCCTGTTCAGCTATCTTTTGAGCGGTAGTTAGAGCTGGCGCAGCTACTGGCGCAGCTACTGGCGCAGCTACTGGCGCAGCTACTGGCGCAGCTACTGGCGCAGCTACTGGCGCAGCTACTGGCGCAGCTACTGGCGCAGCTACTGGCGCAGCTACATCTTCGTCTTCATATCCAGTATCATCGGCAACAAACTTGGAACCACCATTTGCCGCTCTGCCATATTTACCATCAAGAATCTCGTCTACAGCAGTAGCGCCTTCATTTACGATACGCTGAACTTCTTCCGAAGTAGGCTTAGTGATCATCTTATCGAGCTCACGGGTTTCAAACTCAAGTCGATCTTGGATTTCTGGAGTAAGAACATGAACCATATCACGTTCTACCTTGCCAACACCTTGAACATCAAGAACCTGTTTATACACTGACACTTGAACCAAAGTATCAAGGCCCATTCCAGAGCGGTCAAAGTTGAAGAAACGCCCATCATTTGCAGAAAGAGGGTCTTTGCCTTCAGTGCGTAATTGTTTGATAACTGAGTCTAAAGCTAGTTTTGCCCTATGACGAATTTTCAGCACACCAATGTTACCTTGAAGGTCCATTGCATTCACGTAATGGTGACTGTCCATGTTATACAAAGGCTTTTGACCACCAAAAAACTTGAACAGGGCGGCTTCTTGTTCTTTGTTGCCGCTAGCCTTAGCGGCTTCAAGCATAGCTTTTCCTGTAGCTATGCGATTCTTAGCAGCATCTGGGCTATCGATCATTTTGGTTTTATGATTCCTGATCTCAGAGCTCTGGAAAGTACGCATTTTACCTTCAGAATTCTTATATCCATAATGGATGGACATGAACACAGACCAACGACCATCGTCGGCCAGATCACCGAGAGGGGGAAGGATACGAAACGTAGAACGTCCGTCCTTGAGTTTAAAATAGTTTTTCTTAGATTCGCCGCCGTAACGTGCATTGCCGATTTTCATTGATTACTCCTTGGTTATTTGATTCGTTTTCCGTTGATTGTAGCGTAAGCGCCTTTGATACGTGTTTTGATTACGATGGTTTTAGAGTTGATCTCAAAAGTACCATCTTTCCGTTCCAAGAATGAGCCCATGCGAGTGTTTTTCTTGGAACGTATCACTCTAGCAATTGTCTCGCCCTTTTCAGTTTGAGTTTCGCCCAAAAGCATGAGTTCAGTAATCCCAGTCTTAGTGTCGAATGAAAGAACGCCAAGAATATTGGCACCGTGCATATCGAAGACTTTTACTTTCTTTTTGTGTGTATTTTTTATCGTAAGTTTCATAGCTCTCCTTTGATTAGTAGTCAGATCAATCCCAGTTATTCGGTCAAAATAGTATCAGTCAGGTCAGCCTTGGCCAGGATAGCCTCAGTCAGGTTTGCCCCAGACAGGTTTGCCACGAAAAGGTTTGCCCCAGACAGGTCAGCCCCGAATAGGTTTGCCCCAGTCAGGAAAGCCCCAGACAGGTTTGCCCCGAACAGGTTTGCCCTAGTCAGGTCAGCCTTAGTCAGGTTTGCCCCGAACAGGTTTGCCCTAGTCAGGTCAGCCTCAGTCAGGTTTGCCCCAGACAGGTTTGCCCCAGTCAGGTCAGCCCTAGTCAGGTTTGCCCCAGACAGGTTTGCCCCAGTCAGGTTTGCCCCAGTCAGGTTTGCCCAAGCCAGGTTTGCCTCAGACAGGTTTGCCCCAGTCAGGTTTGCCCCAGACAGGTTTGCTAAAGCCAGGTCAGCCCCAGTCAGGTTTGCCCTGGTCAGGTCAGCCCCAGACAGGTTTGCTAAAGCCAGGTTTGCTAAAGTCAGGTCAACCCCAGTCAGGTTTGCCTTTTCCCCACCTTCTTCACCTTTTAAAAACATAGCATGTAGCTTAAGGATGTTATCTAAAATTTGCTTTTCCATATTCATCTCTTAAATTTTTTTATCGGCCAAAAATAGTATCAGTCAGGTTTGCCCCAGTCAGGTCAGCCTTGGCCAGGATAGCCCCGTAAAGGTCAACCCCAGTCAGGTCAGCCCCAGACAGGTCAGCCTTGAACAGGAAAGCCCCAGACAGGTCAGCCTTGAACAGGTTTGCCCCGGTCAGGTTTGCCTGAGACAGGTCAGCCCCAGTCAGGTCAGTCCAAGACATATTTACCCCAGACAGGTTTGCCCCAGTCAGGTTTGCTAAAGTCAGGTCAACCCCAGTCAGGTCAGCCCCGCGTAGGTCAACCCCAGACAGGTTTGCCCTTTCCCCACCTTTTTCACCTTTTAAAAACATAGCATGTAGCTTAAGGATGTTATCTAAAATTTGTTTTTTCATATTTACCTCGTGATAATCTTGTTTTTAATTAAATTGAGCGTGTACTCCACGTTCTCAGCATTAGTGTTTTTCAAAGTATTGATACTGCGCTCTTTGAAACCTTTAGGTGCCTTACCAACAGTAACCATTGCTACGTTTGGTGTCAAGCGTTTAAGTGTGTCTAGCAAAGAAATTGCCAAATTAGGATCTTGCATACTAAGTACAATTGGAGTTACTTTCTCAGCATGGCCTTTTGCGATTGCAGTATCAGTAACAGCTTGTACTGCATTGATACCAACAATTTCCGAACCCATCTGATCATTGATAGCTTCTTTTACCAATTCACGAAAGTCAGATTCATTATTAAGCATACGGCGATAGCTTGCCTTGAAAATTAGCTGAGGATAGCCGATAATACCAAGCTTTAGAGCAATATCTTCTAAATGGCTGGAAAGAGTCCCAAGCATACTGGAGGTAGACTCACGGCCTTTGTAAAGCTGTGGATTTACACGAGCAGCCAAATCGGTATAGAAAGTTTCTGGGTCAGCTTTTAATACACCGTAGTCTTTTTCTAGAGCATCGGCGAGCTGATCGCTTTCCGAACCAACAGCGAGGATGAACACTACAGAGCGCATGAGCTCTTGAGCATATTCTGTACGGAGAAGCTTTAGCTGTTCAACAGCCTGGCGTTGACGACCGCGACGAGCGTTTAGAGTGGTTACTTCACCAGTTTCCACGTCTTCTTCGGCAAGTGCCTTGTTTGTCTTAATTTTTTCTACTAGTTGTTGCAATGACATATTTACTCCTTATTTGTTTTCTTATCGGCCAAAATAGTACCAGTCAAAACAGTACCAGAAAGGTTTGCCCCAGCAAGGTTTGCCTTAGACAGGTCAGCCCCAGACAGGATTGCCCCAGTCAGGTCAGCCCCAGTCAGGTCAGCCCCGGTCAGGTTTGCCTTAGACAGGTTTGCTTTAGTCAGGAAAGCCCTAGAAAGGTTTGCCCCAGACAGGTCAACCACAGACAGGTCAGCCTTAGACAGGTTTGCCTTAGACAGGAAAGCCCCAGACAGGTTTGCCCTTTCGCCACTTTCTCCATCTTTTAAAAACATAGCATGTAGTTTAAGGATGTTATCTAAAATTTGCTTTTCCATATTCACCTCTTAAATTTTCTTATCGGCTAAAATAGTATCAGTCAGGTTTGCCTTAGACAGGTTTGCCCCGAACAGGAAAGCCCCAGCCAGGAAAGCCCCAGACAGGTTTGCCCCAGACAGGTTTGCCTCGAACAGGTCAGTATCTGCCAGGAAAGCCCCAGACAGGTTTGCCCCGCGTAGGTTTGCCTTAGTCAGGTCAGCCCCAGTCAGGTCAGCCCCAGTCAGGTTTGCCCCAGACAGGTTTGCCCAAGCCAGGTTTGCCTTAGACAGGTTTGCCCCGCGAAGGTCAACCCCAGACAGGTCAACCCCAGACAGGTTTGCCTCAGTCAGGTTTGCCTTAGACAGGTTTGCCCCAGACAGGTCAACCCAAGTCAGGTCAGCCCTAGTCAGGTCAGACCCAGTCAGGATTGCCTCAGTCAGGTCAACCCCAGACAAGTCAGCCCCGTAAAGGTTTGCCCCAGACAGGTTTGCCTTAGACAGGTTTGTCTCAGACAGGTCAACCCCGCGAAGGTCAGCCCCAGACAGGTCAACCCCGAACAGGTCAGCCCCAGACAGGCTTGCCCTTTCGCCACTTTCTTCACCTTTTAAAAATATAGCATGTAGTTTAAGAATATTATCTAAAATTTGCTTTTCCATATTTACTCCTTATTTGTTTTCTTATCGGCTAAAATAGTATCAGTCAAAACAGTACCAGTCAGGTCAGCCCCAGACAGGTCAGCCCCAGACAGGTTTGCCCCAGTCAGGTTTGCCTCAGACAGGTCAGTATCAGCCAGGAAAGCCCTAGTCAGGTTTGCCCCAGTCAGGTCAGCCTCAGACAGGTTTGCCCCAGACAGGTTTGCCCCAGTCAGGTTTGCCCTAATCAGGTTTGCCCCGCGAAGGTTTGCCCTAATCAGGCCAGCCTGAGACAGGTTTGCCCCAGACAGGTCAGCCTTGGCCAGGATAGCCCCGAACAGGTTTGCCCCAGTCAGGTTTGCCCCAGACAGGTCAGCCCCAGACAGGATTGCCACGAAAAGGTCAGCCTCAGACAGGTTTGCCCCAGACAGGTTTGCCCCAGCAAGGTAGGCCCAAGCCAGGTCAGCCATAATCAGGTTTGCCCCAGCCAGGAAAGCCCCAGAAAGGTTTGCCTCAGACAGGTCAGCCACAAACAGGTTTGCCCCAGACAGGTTTGCCCTTTCCCCGCCTTTTTCATTGTTCAAAAACATAGCATGTAGTTTAAGGATATTGTCTAAAATTTGCTTTTCCATATTCGCTCTTTTCTATTTAAATTTTAGATACGTTTTTAAGTCTGTTAGGGATTTGAACTTGACCTTGAAGATGTCTGCCTGTATCTGTCCGGCAAAACTATCTGGATAGCTTCGCTGTACTACAAGCTTACCATCCGAAGAAGAGAATTCAACAAAAATTCTTTCAGATGCTTTGTTTATCGTTACCTTAAGCAAAAGGCCGCCCTCAAGATCTTCCTGCTTCAAAATCTTGTCATCTAGCAGTGTTCCTGGTTTTCTAATTTTTTGATTGTCCAAAACGTTCATTTAGTACCTTTCCTGTAGCCACAGCTGTAGCCTGACTAGTGCCTGTTAATCTGATATTACACCCTTTTACGTTTTCCCCTATCTCCCATCGAGTTACTGGTGTGCCGTAGTTAGAAGTAAACATCTTTTTGCCGTTGAGCCCAAGAGCGCCGACCACAATAATCCTTTTGTCGTAGCTCGCTGGAAAAACGTCACTCAGAGTCAAATCGACACCTGAATTCCCAGCCGCAGATACTATTGTAACACCATTGCCTAAAAGCCGTGCAATTATTTTTTGTTCTTTGTAGTTTGTTTGAGCGCCTTCGCTAGAATAATTGATCATATCTAATTTCAAGTTCAAGGCGTGCCGTAGCGCAGCATTAGAGGAATCGATTGATTCATTGTTTTTAAGATTCTTGCTATAATATTTAATGATCACCAGGCAGTAGTCGCCCTTGCCAGCAAATTTGGTTATAATGCCAGCAATATTAGTCCCATGACCATTGCTGTCTGATGGGACCGGGACTACTGTGCCAAATCTCATAGAGTATTCGTTATCACCAGAAAAGTCTTTGTGTCCGTAATTGCAGAGCTTTGCGCCCTTTGTCACACCGTGCCAACCAAAGCCAGTGTCGATGACCCCAACTCTAACAGTCTTTCCGTAAGCTGGGAAAGCGGTTAAAAGTAGGGATAAAAGAAGAAATACGTGCTTCATATTGAAAGTATAACCAAGACGGAATGTTAAATCAATGATAAAAATCACCCTTCAACCGTAACACTCATAATTGACATGTCTTTTTTAGCTACTCGCTTTTTGAAGAAAAAAGTTGCTATTGCGCCTTTTTTGAGCTCTGGTGGATAAATAAGAATACCGCTGTCGTATTGCGGCCAAAGAACTTTCTCCGAGATGTAGCCATCGCAGTCCAAGATCAATTTAAGGGCTGACTTTGTATTTTTAGAAAAGTCAAACTTTTTTGCATCAATTACATAGCAGGTAGCGGCTACGTAAATATCTTTGGTTACCTTGCAGGGGTCAATAAGATCCAGGCGTTCTAGCTCCGCGCCGCTTACAAGAGAGGTTTCATGTCCATTTGCGCTCATAACAACAATTTCTCTGCCATGTGAAACCAAGACTTTAGAAAATCTCGCTCCTAAAGACGTAGTGTCAATAGGCATACTTGGAAGTACGCTCTTGCGCATAGCAGCATCTTGCAGGGGATGAAGATTCATGTATTTCTCAGGCAATGTGGCACCTGTTGGGGCCAATCCTCTGAATTTACGACCTTCAGACTCTGCCTTTGCGACCTTGTCACGATAAATTTTATTTTGGACCGCATTTTCATATGCCAATAGCTTTTCTGCCAAATTAGCAGTAGGTGGAAACAGACTGTCTAAAACGTTTACATGGATAAGCTTGTGAGTAAGCGAAGGTCCAGCAACTTCTTTGTTGACATAATCTGCAATATCCTTATAGGGCCTGCCAGAAACAATAGGGTCGATAGTAGCATCACCTAGCCCACGGATAATGCCGAGCTTAGAGCGAATTTTACCAAGACTATGATCCACCACCATTGTGTCCGTTGACAGATTGATATCAGGCGGCATCATCAGGTCTTTTACGTAAGACCAAAACTCACCAGTAATTTCTTTTTCATCAGCATTCGTTAGAACTGCTGCCCACCACTCTAGTGGGTAGTAATGCTTCAAGAACACTCCGGCGTAGGAAATCATAGCATAGGCAACTGAGTGGGACTTGTTAAAAGAGTAGCGAGAGCTCGTCTCCATCATATCCCAAATCTTATCAGCCTTCTCTTGGCCAATCTTAGGTACAGCAGTGCTCATAAACACGGGTTTCATGTTCAAAGCTTCCACTTTTAATTTCTTAGAGAACAGACGGCGTAATTTCTCAGCATCTGACGGGGTCATACCGCCAAGCTCTTTCGAGATCTTAAGAGACTGCTCTTGGAACACGATGATGCCGTAGCTTTCTGGAATTAGGGCGGCTAGCTCTGGCAGGTCAGGGGTAGATCTGCCTTGACGACGCCAGTAGTATTCTTCGGCCATTGAGCGACCAGTTTTAGGGTCGATGTAATCCAATGGACCTGGGCGTACCAGGGCCAGAATGGTAGAAATGTCTTCAACTGACTCAGGCTTGATCTCTTTGACGAAAGGAATCATTGCCTTGGTGCTGATCTGGAAGATAGTCTCAGTAGAACCAGTCCAGATGGATCGGTGAGCTTCCAGGTCTTCTGGCAAATCCCAAACGTAAGTTTCAGTGCCCTTGTGAGTAAAATATCCAGTCTTAGGCTTCTTGCCGTGTTTTTTGTTGATCAGATTTAGGCAAACTTCAATATCTTTTAAGTTCTTAACTACGAGAAAGTCGTACTTGATAAGACCAGCTTGTTCACAGGCCTTTGCTTCATACTGCGTAATATTACCCTCTTTGGTAGGGACTATATCTCGAATCGGAATGTCAGATAGAACGAATGCAGAGGCGTGCTTAGAAAACGCCCTGGTAATACCCATCGCCCTGGATACGATAGCCCACTCTTCAGGGCGCTCAGTAACGTACTTTTTAAGTTCATCGGAAATCTCAATAAGACCAGGGACGTGAGCGCCATCGTTCTCATAACCAAATACGAATTGGGAGTCTGTAACGCCCTGTGGAGGATCTGGAAGGCCGTCAGTAAGGCTTTCGATTGCTGGCTCTACCTTGCCTTTAAAGTACCTGTTTGTGTCCTTAATGGTCGATTTTAGGCGCAGAGTGTGGCGCGTAGAGATCTGAGCGGCTCGATTGCCGTATTTACCATAAAGATAGCCTGATTTAGCATCTTTTCCTACCAACAGTTCTCTATCCGCAAAATCAGAATCCACGTCAGGATAATCCCCATTGGCCAAACGATCATTGGACAGAAACCTAGGGAAAGAAAGTCCGTATTTTATCGGATTTACCTGTGTAATTCCCAATAGATAGCAGAAAAGCGAACCTCCTGCAGAATTATGAACAGCGTAGTTGGAGGTTGTATAGCTATGGTCATCTTCTACTGTTATGTCAAAAACTCTATTTTCAGAAGTCTCTGAAACAGAAGTGATCTTGGCCATATACCCATCTTCATTTTCGAGCAATGTTTTGGATTTTGGGGTTTTTAATCCTTCAAATGTTATCTTATAAGACTCTCGGCAAATTTTGCCGCAGTTCACGTATCTGTAAGATTTTCTAGTATTCACAGAGCTTGGTATCTTTAAATATAGAAGCGCTAGTTTTAACTCTCCAATCATCGTATCACTAGTAGAACGCATATGTTCTCTAGCAATGCCTCTTTTGAAATTTCTTGACATGTGACTGTCAGCGTCGAAAAGTCCGATCAAAAGGTTTTTCAATAAGCTGTCATTTAAATCTAGAAATTGACCCAAATACTTTGCATGTGATTTATATTTGTACTCAGGAAACAGATGTTTGAACAGGCCCGACAGTGTTTCTCCATACACAAGGGCTTGAACCAGTTTTTTAGTTTTGTGTTTTACAAAAGAAACGCTTAATCCGAGACTTTTTGCCCATTCAGACAGCTCGTTAATTCCGTCTAGATCGTCGGAGTGATAAGCAATACCCCAACAAGCATGGTTTTTTTCCTGCTTGATCCAGCCATTGCCTATCCATCTTCCTATGATTTTTGCGGTGATTTCGTCAAATTCAAACCATCTTTTGCATTCAAATATGTTTAAACTGTCCTTTGACATACTGTAAAAGAAACTGTTTTCTTCTAATTTTACTATTTTGCTTTTGCAAAATTTGGACAAATCAATCCTGTCCAGCGTTTTGATAACTCTTTTGGGCCAGGGAACAAAAAGCATGTCATTTTTTTTAAAATTATCAGCAATGCCCCAAGCTCTTGAGTCGATATCCGCTGATTCAAGTCTTCTGATTTTACTCTTATGTGAAGAGCTATTTTTATAGAGCTCAGTCTCATGTCTTTTTATTCCTAAAAGTTTGTGATCTTTTGTTAATTTTATAGTTCCCCAACTGAACTCTGATTTGATTTCTAGAAGTTTTTCCTGTACGTCATAAGCCATTGTGTTTGTCACATGCTTTAAATTTCCAGAATGTCCAATTACCATGTCATTGACTGTAATATCTTCAAGATTTTTAAGACCCTTGTTCGTAAAAACTTTAGTATCACCGGCAAGGCATCCACGGGCGGGTCCAGTAAGCTGACCGTTGTCAGAGTAGTGCGTCATAATGTCGCAAATAGGCAAGAAATAACCAGTCAAATCTTTGTTTGGGTTCTTTACAATAACCTGTATTTCTTCTTTTAAGCGATCAACCCAAACTGGATCATCCCATTTCATTCGACCATTCTCTCGGATGATCTCCATAGCCCTTTTGATCTGATTTGGAGTGGAATCCACCAAGCGCCAATCGTACTTAAGAGTTAGGCCATTGAATTGTTCTGCCCAGCGACCATTCATGGCCAAAAGACCGTCCACGGATGCTGGGTTAAAACCCATTACGTTTGTGAGATAATTGCTAACCTCTTGAGCTGTTTTCATATAGAAGCTAGAGTGAATATTATCATTGCCTTCTAAGCGCATGGTTTGTACGATTTTGTCGCCAGCGCTAGCATAATATGCATAGTCGGACACCATCAAATTGGCACCGTGCTTCCAAGAAAGGGCTTTTAAGAATTTATTCACCGTCAAGATAGCATCGCCGCCTGGAAGAGGCAGAAATCCCTTGTGAATCTTTACGGAAGAGATCTTCTTGTTGACCTCGTTAAGCATTTTGTTGGAATAGCTGTTGATCAAAACAAAATGTCCAGATCTTTCTAGATCCTTAGCTTTCATCATCCTGGCCTTATTGGTCGTAACCATATCAGCCGCAAGCATAGACGTAGATGTTCCGTCATCAAACTTAACTTCAACTACGTTCTGCCACTTCTTTGACATTGGCTCTACAACAAGGGCACTCCAGACGCGATTGCCAAATATTTCCTTAATCTTTAAAAATACCTGCTCACCCTGAGCAGGCTTTCCCGCTAGAAGAACCTTCCCAACGATGCAATGCGGGCCACCAAGGACGACAGAAGTATTGAATTGAGCCATGTGCGCAAGATCCGCCCAGGCCCAGAGTTGTTGTTTTTCTTCGCGGATTTGCGTGGTCGGGAAATGTTCTTTTGATACATGTTTAGATAACTCCTGATATGCAGTTTGGTCATGGCAATATAGCGAGATTGTGAAATACTTACACCGATCAGCATCTGAGCCGGTTACGATAGGACATTTAGAATCTTTGAAATAGACTTCGATACCAGGAATAAACTGGATATTGCGTTTTTGAGATTCCGTTGCTGATTTTGACTTGTCAGGCTTACAAAAACCCATTGCTTTCAGGGAAGATGACAAGTGACCATGGTCAGTATAGGCAAAGTAATCTCTGCCAAGTTCTTTGGCCTTATCGACAAGTGCTTTTACTGTAGATCCGGTAAGGGGGGATTCTGCATGGCAATGTGGGGAGGCTCGCATTAAAAATACCTCTCAACATACTCAACAAGATTGTGAACCAGTTCTTTAGTGATATCTGTTTTTAAGAACCCCAAGGTTCTATTACGTCTAGGACGGCTTTTCATTTCTTCAATTCTCCAGCGTAGTCTATGAAGGCTTTTATCACAGCTTCACGCGCTTTTCCTTCATATTCTGGCTCAGAATAGTGCCAACCAAAGGTTAGAACACTGCTTCTGTCGCCACTTAAATCTAAAATCAATTCGTGACACCCATAGCTGTGGCTGTAGAAGTAATGGTTATCAGGACATTTCTCACTACCATCCTCGCTTAAGTCGCCAGATTTAATCAGCTCTTTCTTGCAGAAAGGACATGTGTTCATAACATCCTGCTGGAAATGAACAGTAAAGCGCAGATTGCCGATACCGCTATACAGTGGTGACCTGTATAGTGCTGTACCCCAGCATATACTCCAGCCAACAATAGAATGTCCACGAGCATCGCGGTGTTCATTTTTTATCCATACAGTCTTTGCGGGCATATCTTTGACACACATCTTGCCCAGTATCGCTGTCCTCATAGCATACCATGATAGCTTGACGCCTACAACGCTCTTCCTTGTTTATCTCTGGGGTCAAAGGAACTGGCTTGACAATCTCAACAGGTGAGCATGATGTAAAAAGCAGGATTGTGAGCAAGTATTTCATTTTATTTTCCAGATTTCATAATGCTTTTTCCAACGCATTTTCATAATATTAGAAAATTTTCGTTTAGAAGACCTACCTTTATACTTATGGATAGCATGAGCCACAGTGTCATTAAACGTAACAACCTTCATCGTAACACCTAAATCTTCTACAGTCAATAGACTGCCGCTTTCCAAGCTCATTCAGCCTCTAAAAGAGCAATAATATCTTGCCCACTAGAGTTTTGTTTCTTAGATTTCATTAGGTCAAGCACGGCCTTATATACGTCCAAACACATTAGGGTATCTTCTTTAGCATTGTGAGCTTCGCGCTTAGGCAGTCCAAGATAGTCCACGATAGGGCCAAGGGAAGCTGCCGTTGAAGGCCACCATCCTGAAGAGATGAAGAGCTCTGCCCAGTGCATTGTGTCTTTGCCTTTATGATGTACCAGGGCGGACCACTCGTCTTTTGGTATCAAATATTCCCAAATAAAATTAAGGTCAAATTGATAGTTTTGACCCAAAACCTTGAGATTGGACCAGCGACCGTTCTTCTTGAGGTATTTTTTGAGCAAATGTAAGATCAACACCTTAGCCTCTGCATACGTAACAAGGTCTGGACGTGCAAGATGGTCCTGTAAGTTAATACCATTCACCCTCAGGGCACCCGCTTCAGCAACAGGGATGCGCCCGTCATTTGGCTTGAGAGCCAAGTTAAGCTCATCTACGATCTTCATGTCCTCATCTACAACGCACATATAGAATGTGAGCATGTCGGCCTTCTTTTCGTCTAAGCCGCCTGTTTCTGAGTCTAGTGGTATCAAATAATTCATTTTATCCTCTTTTCCGTCACCCGATATAAAACTATCCCTTGGGATTTGCTGGCGTTTTCAACCAGGTCTTACACCCAAGACATGTTACTTCAAAATCGTGTTCAGTTACAGGAGCATTGTAGTCACTGTTTCCACAGGGAGACGGTGCGTCAAGCCCTGGTAATACCAGGTGAACCAAAGGTCGTTGGTTTAAAATGTCCCTTAGTTGTTGATTTTCGCCCTTTGATTCCTCAAGAATTTTTGTAAAAGCAGGGTCTTTAAACAATAAGGAAATATCATCAGGCACCAAAGAAGAGGGCTCATTGGTGTCGGTTCTGCACTTGAAAACAGCTTGCTTAAGCTTGTCTTGGATTTCACTTACATCTACAATGGTCTTATCATTGGTATAGCCAGCTTTCATAAGCTGGTTTAGAATATAATTGCCAGTATTTGGACGCACCTTAAGATCTGGATAGAAAACTTCTATAGCATTGTTTATAATACTCTCAGCGTCTTTTTTGTGTTTTTGACTCATCGGTGTTTATCCTCTTTGATCTCCAAGACTGCTCCGCGAGCGCCATGAGAATCTCTATTATGGTCTTCCACCACGTTTTTGTCAAGATCTATAATTTTCAGCACACCTTTGTACCAAACACAAAGTATACCTGTTTTCTTGGTTCCTACCAGGGTGTCACCGCGCTCTATAGCATCTGCACGGTCCAGCTTCTCCTGTTGCTGCAAACGGCCTAAATTTGCTAACTTATCGCAGCGCTCATTGTGTTCATTGCCATTGTGACCACGCACCCATTCGGTTTTACAATTAGTAAAATCTACAAGTGCCCGCAGTTCTTTGTATTTTTCGATTTTTTCTTGTTGTTTGAAGGAAAATTTGCCAGAAGTCCAGCCAAGCACAAGTTGTGAGTCTGATTTAACAGTTACTACAGGGGGTACTATTCCTGCAACTTCAAGCAGGCCCAAGACTGGGCCGACTCTGAGGATAATCCTGTCAATAGCGGCCTTAAGCCCTTGAATAACAGCTTCCATCTCCGCATCATTGTTGGTGGCGTTTGGCATATAGCCATTACCTTCGGAGTGTTTTACACCATCTACGATCAGCACAAACCCATATCCGCCAGGTTTGTCTGCCGTAGTAGCAGACCCGTCAGTAAATACTTCTATATGCATCTATAGAGTGTATATCACTATTCAGACATTTTCAAGCGTAATTGTGCGATTGATTCTTGGTATATTGCTTCGATTTCTTCTTCAGTCATGAGCAACACTCTGGCGATAACGGTGTTCTCTACACCATCTGGATTTTTAGACATAAATTTAGAAAGGGAATTGCTCATCTTAGGGCAACGGATATAGTCCTCTTCTTCGACAATCTTTTTTACAATTTCAATTTTATCCATTTTCTTGCTTTCCAAAATTAATGTACAAAATGTTGTTGTCCAATCTGTGCATGAGTTCTTTGTGGTTGTCCTGGGCCTTTTTGAGCAGATCTGTCGCCTTCTTGAATTCATGGCCAATCTTAACGCGTTCGTTGCTAACCTGCAAGCGTTTTACTGAAACCTTTGCGAGATCTTGCTTAGTTTTTACGTATTCTTTAACCAGGGTAATAATTTTGTCCTGCTTTAAAGTGTCTATGTTGTCTTGAAGAACGTATTCGTTGAATTCTAAAGCAGCGAGCTCTTTATCCAAAGCCTCTAGCTGAATCAGATAAGTGCGCTCGCGAATCTCAAGATCCTTTATCACTCGTTCCGATTTTTCCACTTCTTCTGTGCGACCAGCCATATCAGTCTAACTGAATCAGAAATCGCTTGTAAAAGGAGGTCTTACGCTTAATAGAATCAGACTTGGTACGTTCAATGTAAAAGTTAAGGGTCTGAGATGGCTCACAGTCAAATCCAAGAACTGTGCTAAACCCGTCATTTCCTGGTACATTGCCGTTGATTACAATCTTGCCAATCCCAGTTTCCATCGGCTCATGGAAATGACCGCCACGGATAAAGGTAACAGGCTTCTTGAGCTGGTTGATACGCTTGGACATCAAAGATTCGATACCCTGAGCCTTATTGGAACCTTTTACGTTATCGTAATGCTCATAAACCACGCCTTCACCGTAGATCTCTAGATACTGATAAGGTTCAACTGGAATGTGCCATTTAACGTTATTAAGTTTTGCTAGTTTTCCAAACTCTTCTAGGGTCTTATAGATGATCCAGGTTACGTTTTCTTCGCCTACATTGACAAAGGTACGGTGTTCTTGGGTTCTATCGTGATTACCGGCAACTCCTACTGCGTCTACAGTAGCACCTAATTGTTTCGCTGCCAAAACAATTGGAGCGTATAAAAGGTGGAACATTTGAGTGATAGCTTCCTGAATTTGTTTGGAATTTCCGAATTCACAACCTTGAGCACTTTCTACACCGTGCATTGTAGCGGATTCGATCAAGTCTCCGATAAAAGCCAAAATTACCCTATCGATCTTGTAGTGTTCTGCTGCCCTTTGCATCTCTTTGATGGTTGTGTCGGCAACCTGCTTCAGGCGGCGTTTCAGGACTTCATGATTAAACGTCTTGGTGAGCTTGCCAACGTGAACGTCGGATATAAGGAGCTCAAGAGTCATGCTCTTCCTGTTCCTGCCAGGGTGAGGCAATTTGAGAGGCTTAGCGGTGATCTTAGCTACTTCTTTGGAAGCGGCCTTCACGGCGTCCAGGATGCCTTCGCGGTTTTCCCACTCTACCAGAATCTTCTGGAGATCCTTGGAGTTTAAAGAGTTAGACTTGCGTGTTCTGGCTACATCACGGAAAATCTTAACATATTCGCCATCGTTTTCCACACGATCTCGACTACGCTGATAGCCAGATTTAACGGCCTCTAAGCTCTTGTCTTTTCTGAACTTTTTGTTAAACTTTTCTGTAATATCCGCCCAGGTCAGGCTTGGGTTTTCTTTTTGCGTAACGAGATATACAATCTCAGCGTCTGTAAACTTTTCTACTATAACCATCATGCCTCCAACGCGTTGTCATTAAAGATTCGGACAGGACTGTAGATTCCGCTAAACACAGTATATTCAGCGGAATCTAACGTGTTTATTTACGCGTTGCTCTGAGCAGCTTCTTCAGCTTTAGGTTCAGACGGCGCTTCTGCTTCTTGGGCTGCTGGTTCTGGAGCGTTGATTTTGTAAGTTTCTAGAATTTCAAAACGAAGCTTTCCTTCTTCTACGATAACAATATCACCTGGCTTAGATGATTTGATTTTCTCTTGTGTAGTCAAAGGCATTGCCTTGAGCGTAAACTGTAGGCGGGGATTTACCACCGTACCGTCTTGGTCAATTTCTCGACCAACAACGAAAGAGTTTTCTTGAACAACTTCTTCAGCAGTCAAAACACCGTTTTTAACTAGATTGTCAATTTTGTCTTTGAGATCTTCAATGTTGTTTTCGATCATTACCTTTGCAATATCATCATCTTTCATGCCACCCAATTTAGCCACAGCATCAAGTTTGTTACCAAGTAGCTTAACAGCTTCTTTGATAGTCAAAACATCGCGTGCAATGTTATCGGCAGTATGATAGAGGCTCATGAAAGCGTTTTCAAGAGATTCGATACGTTGAGCTGCAGTTTTCTTGCTTACAGCGGGGTCTTGTTGTTTGTTCGGGGTCATTTTGTTCTCCTTAGAATTGTTATATCACTTAACTTAGTTTTTGAGCGTTCATTAACGCCATGATTGCTGATACTGTACCTGTTTTGTCTGCTTCTGTTGCTCGTATGTTGGCCAACATTTCTTCTTGATGCGAGGTGGGCATTGGAATAGCGTTAGCAGGAGGCCTGGCCTTCAACGCGCTCTGACGTTCGTGCATACGTTGCATTCGAGCGGCTTTCTCTTCTTCTGTCATTTTTTCAACAGGCTTGCCGATAGGTTTTTCTGACTCTGGGGGTAACCCAAGAAGCTCTTCTGGACTTCGTTTAGCTGCTACTTTTCTTTTAAGTGGAGCGCTAGGGCCTTTTGCCAATGGCTGAGATTTTTGCGTTGGTCTGCTAGAAGTCATCGGTTTGATACCAGTGCGTTTAGCAGGAGCTTGAACTGGGGCCACATATTGCTCAGGCTGTTCTTCTTCTGTTTTTCCGCCCGACATCTTAGACGCTAGTTGTCTCAAAAGCATAACTTCAAGCTGATTAAACTGAGCGGCCATAGCAGAATTATGATCGGCATAGGCTTGCATAGCCTTCTCTTGTCGCATACCAAGCATGATCTCCATTCGCTCTTTGGCAAATTTCTTGATCTCGCGTTGCACGCTTTTTACGGCACGTTCATCTGCGTCGGTTTCGCCAAAGAGATCGCTGTTCATAACAAGCTCGTATAGACGACCCTGTTCTAGACGAAGTCTGGCATCTGACAACACTTCTGAGTAATCTTCTTCTTCGTCTTCTCCGTATTCTTCGTATTCTTCAGCCACTTCTTCTACTGCTTCTTCTACTTGCCGACCCTGCTGTGCCTGTACAATGAGCTGTTCGCGAGTCATGCTTGTTTTAGGCATATACATGGGTGCAGCGCCCTGGCCCTGTACCGGATGATCTAGGCTTACTTCGTCTGGAATGTCTCGGAACTCTTCGTTCTCTTCGTCGTTCCAATTAAATTTGTTTGACATCTAATGCTCCTGTTTTGCGAAGATGGTAGCTGTATGCTATCAATAGCGCATCTGCCGTATCTTCGTCTTTTTTTCTTAAGGGGGTTGAGAGAAAACTACCAAAGACTTCGTTAGCTCTTCGTATATTGATATGCTTTCTGCTTAACCTGCCTATGCGCTTGCCATTTTCATCATAGGCAATGTTAGTGCCCTTTTTCTCTTTGTATTTCTTAACATCATCGTTGTGCTTCCTTTCGCTCCTGGTCATCTTACACCCAGTCTCTCTACGCCACACCTCGGTCATGGTGTACACATTCTTAATACTAGTGTCCTTTACATATCTTGCCACAAGGAAGTGTATAAACTCAAGGATTTTTTGTGAATGTGCGCTTTTTGATCCACCAGCTGTTTCTTCAATAATCAAAACATCTGGGTGTAGCTCTTCTATAAGAGCTTCAATTTTACCAAAACATATATAGGCCCAGTCTACAAATGAAGCAGGATAGGGTCCATCGGGTCTTTCAATCTTAGGAACTTGACCATAGCGCTCAAGATCGTATGTATCATCTTGACTGACAATGAGAGCCCAGCCGGTCTTGGTACTGATATCCAAAGACAGGACTCGTTCTTGTCGATGGGATTGAGTTCCAGAGAGGGTCACGCGCCGCCTTTTTCCTTAACCATCTCGATCAAATACTTGATTTTAAGTTCGTTTTCCTTGATACCATCAAGATAAGGGCCTTTAAGCTCTTTCAAAAGCTCTTTAGCTTCATCGATCTTTTGGTTGTCGTCCATTGCAGTCTGGATCTCGTCGTTATTTTTAACGAGCTTGGTCAAACGAGCGTTCATGTCCGTTACGCTCATGCCATTCGCTTCTTCAACGAAAGTTGGGTACTTCTTCTCTACTTCACGCTTTGCTTTAAAACTATCCATACAGTAACTCCTCTATTGTTATATTCTTACCATAAATTTTTTGTAACCTGTCCTTGACAATACAATCCGAACAGAATTTATGCTCAACAGCATTTTCAAGGACAATCTCCGTTTGCCATCCACTATCTTTATCACGGCGATGGACTATTGTTAGGGTTTTATTTCTAACCGGAACTTTCATATATTCAATTTTCATACACCGAAAATCTCTGGATCGGAATACTTACCATCAGTGCTTCTGAATAGCTCTGCGGTATTTGCTGAAGACACCGCAATGATATCTTGACCAACTACTACAAATTTTAAAACAGTGTTTTCAAATCCTAGCATTCCCTTAGAAGCTCTAGACGCGATCTTGTTGGTGTCAGTGCCTTTAACTTTTCCCTTGCGGAAATGGCGCGCTAATACTCTGTAATATTCTCTGCCAATCACCACATAGCTTGGATCTGCATTGTGATTTTCTACCATGGCGGTAGCCTGGCTTTCTATTTCAAGCAAGATCTCTATGGCTTTCATTTTTTCGTATACTCCACCTTTGTCAGCTTCCGAAGAAGCTTGTTGCCTGTTAAATAGTTTAACACAGATTCTAGCATTGCAACAGAAGATACATCCATTGATGAAATTTCTTTACCAGAAACGTTCAAGGGAAGAGACTGTCTTACCCACTGACCTTTGGCAAAACTCATTATAGTTTGAATGTCGTAGTAATTAATCGAGTGTTCCAGTTCACTAATAGCAAAATGCTTATCAAATATTGCTTTCAAATATCTGAACTTGTCTTCCCCACGAAGATTTGACTCCTTCGTTAGGTATTCTCGCAAATCACTTTCTATATTTTTTAGATCTGACATTTTACCCCCATCAGGCTATGGTGCTAAAAGCCCCATCGCGAATAACTACGATTCTGTTGCTGACCATTTCCTTAACTTCTTGATTATGGTCAACGATTATAAGTTTCTTACTGGAATTGGAATTCTTCAAAACCTCTAGCGCCATTTCGATCTCCACCGGACCCAGTCCAGTGAATGGTTCGTCTAGGATAAAAAAGTTAATTCCTTTCCCAGATACTGATTCTATCAGGTCAATGACGGCTAGGTCAATAGCCAAATCCAGAGCAGAGCGCTCGCCGCCTGAAAAAGTTTCGATTGGGATATCTTCTTCGCCATCAGAATGGATTACTGCAGTAACCTCTTCTTTAATAGCGCCTTTGCCTGTTTCACGAGTTCCTTCCAGCTGAATTGTCGCATTGGCCATGTTTGGTATATTGCGAATAATCCTGGTAGCTTCTTTGCTGATTGTCTCTAGGGCATCGTCGAAAGAACAGGAAACAAAGATCTTAAGAGCTCGCCTACCCTCTTCTACCATCAGAATCTTTTGAGCCAAATCACTGGTCTGAGCCGTAAGACTGAATACTTTATCAGCATATCTGGACTCTTGCGCCTCTAGGTCTTTTACTGACTGTTCATACCGCTGTTTAGCAGTATTGAAGCCGGTCATCTTAAAATTAGCCTGGGTCCAAACAGACTTGTCTAGATCTGATTGTCCGCGTACTAGCTGTTGTTCTTTAGACTGGTTTTCTTGTAATTCGCGTAGCTTAAGGGAAAACTGGTCAGATACAGTTTTAATCCGACTATTTTCGGCAAAATTGTGCCGCGTCTCTTTCTCTTTCTCAGATGCAATGTGAGCCAAAAGAACTTCTTCTTGATCTTTTTCTGCCTTAACATTTACGGTTCGCGCCACAGTGTCTGGCAGAATAGCGTTGATCTTAGGCTCTACTTCATTGTTAAGTTCGGTCTCGGCGACTTGCCCATTTTCGATTTGAGGACGAATTTGTTTAAGTTGCTCAAGCAGGTTAAGCTCTGAAGTCTTGGCGTTTTCTGTAAACCAGCTCTGTTCGCAAGTAGGGCATATGGCGTCTCTGATTTTTTTAATCTGTGCAGCTATATTGACAGCATCTTTTTTTAGAGAGAGTCCGATAACGCATTGGTGCTGTAGACTAGATTTCTTAAGATTTAGAGCCGCTAGCTCCTGCTTAGCCCTGTTCATGCGCTCAATTTCTACCATTCCGGCTTTTTGAATCACATCGCGGATTTCTTGCAATTGTACATTATACTGCTCATAATCGGCCTTGCTGTACATTGTAATGCTCAAATCCGGCCTTATCTTGTTGAGCTCTTCTGTCTGAAGTCTTTGAGCGCTCATAAGAGTGGTCAGCGCCATCTCAGACAGGTTTGAAGCGGTCTTAAGCCTCTCCACAACGTCTGGGTGTACCTCTTGGGCTGGTGGTGTTCCTACCCCTTTTACGGCGCTCTGAGTAGCGGTTAGACCTTCTGTATTAGAAATCAAGGCCTTGTCCGCAGTTTCTTTTTCTAAAAGCAAGGTTTTAAGTTTCTTATCTATGATTTCAGCTTTAGATTTAAGATGGCTTAGATTAAGACAATCCATAAGAAATTCATTGGTTTCCTTAGGCGTGAAACTAAGAAAGAATCCGCCTTCTTTCTGGCGCTTATGACAAATTTTGCGGAATAGTTCACGCGGCATTGCCAAAATGATGTCCAGGTTTTCTTCAGCCAGTTTGCTGTTCCCAGACATGTCTAGACCGGCACCTTCTATAGAAAGACCCTTAGCCTTGCTTCTGGAGATTTTAATAGGCTTTCCGTCTAAAGAACCTTCCGCCCAAACAGAAATGCCATTCTTTGTCAAACGGGACTGTAGTTTGCCTGCAGGAATTTTATTGAAGCCAAGGAGGTAGTCCCAGGCGTGAAAAATAGTAGATTTAGCCGCTCCAGATCCGCCTCCGGTATTCTTGTTGATACCGTCAATTTGAACCAAATTACCAAGGGAGCTAAGCTCAATCGTTTGAGGTTCAACAAAGCGCCCTATGTTTTCCCAGCCAAGTCGATCTATAATAAACATCTAGTCCTCTCGATAGTCCTTGTTTGATTTCTCATGATTCAGCTCTATGATGTTAGGAACAATTTCTACCGCCCTAGCCTGAACGCCGTTGTCTACTGTTATCTTAGACCCAGATGAAGGTGCTGACAAGATCTTTTTTGCTTCCTTTTTACAGGTCTTACAAACAATACAGGCAGGTGCTTGTGACACCTGCCTATGAAATTTCTTGTCAACGTGTCCTTCTGAGCATTGGTATGCAAAGATAGGCATGTTGATTAGTATCCCTTGATAATCTTGCGTTCGGTCTTATTGCTGATGCTTTCTTTAACCTTCTGATTGATCTCGAACAATTGTTCAGAAGTCAATCTAGGCTTAACTGGTTCAGAGTTGTAATTACCAAACCAACCTTCTTTTTCAGATTTCTTCTCTTCTTTGGTATTGATATCTTTAAAGAGAGCTTCGCCATCAACCAGAACCTTGTATCTCAAAGCGTTGGTGTTAACTGGACAATTATCTTGCTCGGCAACGATTTGAACAGCCCTTCCCATATAGAAGAATTCAGCCAAAAGCTCATTGCGTGTACCTTCAAGGGATCTGTCACAAGAAGCAGTAACAACCCTATCAGCAAGACCTTGATCTACACAGTCTTGACCATCACACCAGTATTCATTCTCGATCAAATCGCGGTACGATTTTAGGGTTAGTTTTCCACCAGAACGGCTTACAGCAACTTCGTCCATGCGAGTAACGCGTTTTAGGTAGTAATTATATCGACTGTCCAATTGACCAGGGAATTCACCAGAAAATCCACCACGGGCCTTATGACTCATGAGGGTACCGTTTTTTAGAACAAGACGATCACCAAGACCTTGAGCGGTTTGAAAGCCCATGGAAGCGGAGAACACGTTGATACTGTGTACGGGACGGTTCATGCTCGAAAGGTTCTCGATAAGCTCAAGACCAGCATCAATTGAGCCACCTGGGCTGTTGATTACGAGGTACAGAGGGTCACCAGAAGGCAATCGGGCATCCATAGCTTTAGCGGCTAGGGTTAGCTGGGCTACAACTTCAGAGTCAAATACGTTGTTGATAGTAATACTATTGTCCTTGGTAAGAATAATAGCGCCTGGGGATGCAGAAACAGAAGCGGAGCTTTTGGCCTCGCTTGAGCTCTGAGCAGATGTCTTGCCAGAAGATTCCGCTGCAAACGAAACATTTCCTAGCAATGCAAAAACCAATACGAGTCCAATTAGATTCTTCATTTTCTTCCTTTTCTTCCTTATTTTAAAACCAGTTTTCCTGATTTCTGTTTGTCTTGTTCGCGTCTTAGATTTACAAGATCTTTTGACACGTTTCCGATTGTTTTAGATTTTGACGCAGCATCAGTTAGCTTGCTGCGATTTTTGAAATTTTTATTTTTCATTTTTTTTACTTTCAAACACTATCTTATCATTAAAGTAGATTTTTACAAGAACATCTTTCCAAAAAAGATTTCTTACCCATTTCTCTATTGCTTCAAGGCGCAAACCTAGAGCTTCTTGATTTCTGGATTCGTCTAGCACTAGACGGTAAGACACAAGAGGATTGTGAGTAACTGGCTCATCTTTATCGGTTTTTTCGTAAGACAGATCGTATTCGAGTTTCGCCTCCTTAATACCGTCAAATGCTATAAAAGGATAGTTCTTGAGATTTAAAAGCTGAACATCACTGATTTTATTGCTTAAAACAGCGAGCCTAGACATCTCTTTTACTTTATCAATGCTGTCCTTTTGATCGTTCATATAATCGCCAGTTCTTTCAAAAAGTTGACCATCGCCTGTTTATCCACCCCTGCAATGGGCTCAAATTGGTCCATCAGGAACTGTTCCAGACTTTTACCGGTCTTACGACTGGCAGGCCTAGATTTATCAGTTATCTTAGATTTTACACTAGCTTTACCCTTAAGGGAAGCTTTTTGTTTATTGACCCATTCGGATGAACCAATAAGCTCTATGGAAGCCCTGGAACCTTCTGGAATTACCGGAGAGTTGTCCCCTTCTTTCCATTGATATTCTAGGATCGGAGAACACACTTTAGAAGTGTCAACATATTCTTCTGCCAAAATTAAACCTGTAGTGTCATCGTGGTCTACGATCCATAGGCCTTTTTCCTCGTTTGCATCTGAAGCAGTATCCCATTTGGCTGTGCCTGGATAGATCACTTGCTGACTCTTGTTGGTCACGTAACGCTGACGATTATGAATGTGACCGCTGATAAGCAGAGGATAATTCAAAAGCTCTGGATCAACCCCGCCTGGTGCGTACATGCCGCTCTCAAATCTAGACCCAGAATAAGTGGTGTGAGATACGAGGATTTTGGCTCCACAAGTCTGAAGATGATTGGCAGCCTCTACGAATTTATCATTGTCATGGATACAGGGTACGTATCCTATAAAATCGATAGCACTTGCGCTATCGATGATTCTTAAGTTCTTTTTACGAATGCGTTTAAATACGTCCAGGGAGTGGTAAGACGCCTCGTTGTTTCCAGGCATGTCGTGATTGCCAACCAGGACTACTACTTCGCAAATGTCTGCTAGATGGTCCAGCCAATGATCCCAAAAATCAAGCACCTCTAAGCGTACCACCGCATGGGTGTGAAAAAGATCGCCTAGGATTTCTATGCGGTTCACGCTATATTTCATAGCAGTATCGACCACGAATTGCAAGAGCTTTTCGGCTTCGTCTCGATTTGAAGTTTTAATATGCGGATCGCCTAGGCGCAAAATTTTCATTTGATTTCCCTACACTGATCTGATAGCCAAGTAATAAAAAACGGTCCTATTGTCAACATCTTACATCCACAAGGGCAATCGTTTTCAAAACTAAAATTTTTAAACGTTACAGGTCTAATCAGCCCTGCTTGAAATCTTTTGACAGTGAAATACATTTATTTTTGATCTTCCACGAATTCTATGTGAGAGGCGTCTACGATAATGAAGTCACCTTCTACAGCAGAACTCTTTAAGGTGTTCTTAGCCCAAGGACTATTGTGCAACACTTCTTCGCGAATGTAAACAGTAGAACCCTTTTTTAGAATAACAGATACACTGTTTATTGAAGCATCGGCATCGACTAAAAGTTTTAATCCAATTACCCGATTCTTTTGGCCAACCATTGCGATACCGTGCCTAATCTCTGACTTGAGAGCTTCTGCTTTGTAGGGTTCTAGGATCAACTTGTTGAACGATTTCATAGCTTAACGCCTTTCAATTTAAGAACTTTCCTGTGCATCATAGAAAGATTTTTTGCAGCCGCCAACATACGAGATGTTTCTTCCTGCTGAATGTATTGGCTTTCTATATCCTGAGTCTCATCTGCGGTATACTGATATACCCCCTGACCTTCTTCGTTCACTGTGGCGTCTGCGCTGACAGTAGAGGCGGCGCTCATAAGAGAGGATAGCTCAGAAACCGTCACGTTTTCTTTAGGGATAGTTTTGCCATCTAGCTTGTCCTGCTGAAATGCTCTGTTTACGGCGCTAGCCAGTTCGACTGGATCATTGATGCCTTGGCGACCACGAATGGTGTGAGCCTTATAGAGAACTCTCTTATCCGAAGGATAAAAATGGAGCATTGTCTCTGAATAACTATCGATCATGTTTCCTACCATCCTGCCAATGCACACCGAGCGGAACACTGGAGAGTATTTACCAACATATTTATCGACGCCTGCTGCCAGTCCCATCGCACAGATATTGACAAAATCTATGAGAGTTAAATGGCCCCTTGGAGTCTTCCTGTAAAACAATTTTGCCCTGTTGATTGCCAAAGGCATATTGTTCTCGATCAACCTGTTTCGAGCTACGTGTACTCTATTGTACAGCTGTTCGGCACGTTTTGGGAAGGGGCCAAGCCAACTTTTACGAATAAACTTTATAAGTTGATAATTGATATCAAACTCTTTTAGTTCTTCTATCTTACTCTCGTCTTTGCTACAGGCTTTGATTATTGGGGTGATTTCTTTGCTGAACATGACGGCGCTTTCCCTGAAATAGGGTCTGGCAGATAGGATGTTTTTGTTGGTTACGCAAACTTTTTGTAGAAATTTTTTGTAAACCTGAGTAGACTGTCGATATTTGAGAATTGTTTCTTTAAACTTTATCTCAGCATCCATAAGCTCTTCTACCTGTTCTTGCTGAACAGTGCCATCCTTGTTCTTTTCCAAGGCCTTGGTGATTTCTGCAGCCAGTCTAGACAGTGCTGGATCAAATTCGTGTTGTTTTTTAGGGCTTGCCATACCCTGTATATATCACAAGCAGGTGAACATCTACTTGATTTTGATTCTTTTTATTACAGATCGCGAATTACAATATACTTCCAGTTGCTTATCTAGATGGGCCATCATTATAGGGACATCCATTACGGCATAGCCCCAAATAGTCGAGAGTGGCTTTGGAGCACACTTATCGGCCCAAGGATTTGAGTGACCATGTCTTACGGAGCGTCCTACGGTTCCCTGAGCAGTTTTGATCTCGGATGCGCCGCCTACCCAGTTGTGGCAGTGATGTACTGGATAAATATTAGTTCCTGTTGCGATACAGGACGTTCCGATAAGAACCTTGACCTCGTTTTTATTGAACTTTTCTACACTTTCGGATGGATCAACTTTTTCTAATCCTAACTCCAGAAGACGTTCTTTTTTGGACTCTGAGTGAGCAATTGCGTAGGGAACTTTTAAAAGCTTTGATAACATGCTTATCTGTTTTAATTCTTCAACTAGAACAAGGGTTTGCTGTCCATACGCCAACGCAACGGCATTTGACATTTTGGCCACAAAAGCACAGATGTTTCGATTGCCTAAAAAATGCTCTCTTTTCATTTCTAGGGCATCATTGGAATGGAAGTTTGGATTAGAAGATTCGAGTTCTACTATGTTAAAAACGTGCTCTGCTACGATTTTGCGTTCTTTTGCTAACCAGGTGGGCAGGTCATAGACAATGCGACCAATAATTGACTGAAGAAGTTTTTCAGCCCCATCGTTACGCGTCTGAGTGCCGGAAAAGAAGTGACGACAAGGTACATCTCCTAGGACACCATGGCAGATATCGTTTAAAGAATCAGCGCCCCATGTGTGACTCTCATCCACACACATCTGCTGGCGAGTGCTGAAAAACTCCCACTCAACGGTTCCCTGTTTTATATTTGCTAAAGAATCGCCAATTGCGATGGTAAACTTTTTACCTATGACCTTTTTGCCATCTCCAAAGCCACCCACTTGGGCCTTGCCAAGGTATTTCTCAAACGAATCAAGGAGTTCGTGAAAAATGCTTTTGCTGGGCACCACAATTACAGTAGAGAAACCTGTGTTGCGGCAAACATGTAATAGAATCGCAGACTTACCTGCTGACGTACAGAGTTCACAGCTTGAGTGTGGATCTGCTATCATCTCGTTTTCGGTCACAAGTTGGTGTTCCATACGATCATATGGAAATTTTACCTTCCAGCCAACCGCCTTAGGTGTTGGATATACGATGGTATTTTCAACTGTGATATTAAAATCAGCCCTTAAGTAAGGGATAGATCCTGGTCGAATGTATTTTTTACCATCTTCTTCCCAAATAAGAGTGTGGTGAACGGCTTTTTTAAGCTCTTCAAGCTTAAACGCCCATGCAGCACGATTCTTTTCTTTTAACCATTTCATGTTGTAGTGACGCTTCACCATGTGTTGAGCAGCAGTGTTTGTATAGCTGAGAACTTCGGTCAGCTTTTCTAGTTCTGCGTCGGTAATAGATTCAATGAATGCCTTTGAAGGCATGGTAATTTTAAGATGCATGTCCTATTATATCAAATTAGCAAAAAATAACAACACGTATGATATAGAATATTATCAACCAGGAGATTAACCATGTCATTTCGCAAGGCAAAAAGCGCACCTAAAATTTTTGAAGTAAACCCTAGTAGGCTCAGGAATAAGGTTTTAAGCACTATGCACCGTGTTTCCGAAGCGGTTGGCTCAACTATGGGTCCAGGCGGTAGAAACGTATTGATTGAATCAGACTTTCCAGGTATTCCTAACAAAAACACCAAAGACGGAGTGACTGTTTTTAAGAGCCTTGGTGCTATTGACCCATACGAACATCTTATCATAGAACAAGCCCGTGATGTGGCTCAACGTACTGCTACTGAAGCTGGCGATGGTACTACCACGGCAACCGTGCTCGCGTACAATATCATCTCTAATTTATTCGAATTCTGTGAAAAAAACAAGAAGTACAGTCCTCAAAAAGCTGCTCGTCGCATCGCTAAAATAACACGCGAACGCCTTGTCCCTTATATCAAAGAGCGCAGTATCCCTGTTGGAGTAGACAATCAAGAATTACTCAAAATGGTAGCCAAGGTATCCGCCAATGGCGATGAAGACATGGCGGCTGCTGTAATTAAGGCCTTTGAAGAAATTGGATACGGAGACGCCTCTCACGTAACAATCCGAGAACTATCAGGCCCTCAAGGCTATAAAGTCGAACGTATCGACGGATTCCCCATTCCTGCTGGCTATGAAGAGTCTATTGGCAAATTTCACACTGCCTTTATTAATGACCAAGCAAATCAACGTTGTTTTCTTGAGAACCCCCTGTTTATCCTGTTTGACGGTCAGGTAAACGATCTCATGGCGTTCCACGATCTTCTAGACGTTCTTGGTAAAAAATACGTAGAAGACGGCGACAGTGATTATAAAAACGTTGTAATCGTAGCTCATGGTTTTTCTGAAAACGTGCTCACAAATCTTGCTTTCAACTTCTCAAACCCCTCTACCCTGAACGTTGTGCCCCTGGTTACCCCAATGGCTCAATTCATCAATAGCCAGCTTCAGTTTCTGCAGGATTTAGCCGCTTTTACCGGCTCTCGCGTATTCGGCATGAAAGATCAGATCAATACTGCTACTATTGCCGATTTAGGCGGCAGCATGGAATCTTTTGAGTGCTATCGTTTTCGCTCCACTGTGATTGGTGATCCAGACCCAACCAATATTGAGGTTCGTGCTGAAGAGCTTAGAATCATGAAAGATCGTTCTGAAAGTCAAGCTGAGAAGATCTTCTTAGAAGAGCGTATTGGTAAGATCACTAACGGTATTGCTAAATTAACCATTTACGGCGGATCTAACGGCGAGCTCAAAGAAGCGCACGATCGCTGCGAAGACGCGGTATGTGCGGTTCGTTCTGCAATTTCTCACGGTGCTCTACCAGGTGGATGTCGTATTGCCCTAGACATGACAATGCTGCTTATGACCGAACTAGAAGCAGGTGACCCAGCCCGTGACGTTTTAGTGCCTTCTTTGTTAAGCCTACATCACAAACTGCTCGACAATGCTGGATATACTCCAGCCGAATCTAAAGAAGTTTTGGAAATCCTTTTGAACGATCCTTCTATCGTATATGACATTGAGAATCAGGTTTACGGTGACGCAAAAGAATTAGGCCTGTTCGATGCTACAAAGGCTGTACAAGAGTCCTTGTCAAACGCAGTATCTCTTGCGAATGTGCTTGGAACAATGGGCGGCTTAGTATGTCATCCTCGTGATGATGTTTTTGAACGGACAGAGGCTAGAGCAGATGCTGACTTTGGCCGTGTAACCTCCAACCCAAATGCGTACGTTAATGAAGCTAATAATCGCCCATAATGATACAATTGATAAATGAGCAAAAGGACAGACATACAGATAATTAGACAGTATGTAGAGAAAAGAGGGTTTTCTCTATTGTCCAATTCTTACAAAAACAGAAAATCTGATCTTGATCTGCACTGCCCTGTTCATGGTAATTTTACCTCTACTTATAGCAACATCATACGGACCAGTATATGTCCCAAATGCGGCTATAGTTTTGGTGGTAACAAACAATCTCTGTCTCTGGAACACGTCAGGTTAGAAATAGTCAAAATGGGCTATGTCCCATTGTTTGACTCCTACAAAAGGGCCAAAGACAAACTGGAGATATCGTGTTCTTCCCATGGCAAATTCTTTGCAAGCTACGACGGCTTAAAACAAGGCAAAAGATGTCCAAAATGCAGTCTTATTTCTAAGACAAAAAACAACAGACTTGACATAGAAGAAGTAAAAAATAGAATAACAAAAGCTGGCTATTTGCCAAAATTTGAGTCTTACAGCGATTCTCAGTCGCTATTAAGCGTTGTGTGCCCTGTTCATGGCCCTTTCAAGGCGTCTTTAGAGAGATTTATGTATGGATACGGATGTCAAAAATGCTCTAAGGGAAGATCCAAATCTCAAGACGAGATGTTTGATTTTATACACAGTCTGAATGCAGACACTAAAGAAAATGTCAGAGACGTTATCGGCCCACTAGAGCTAGATGTCTATACGCCGTGCCTGAATTTGGCCATAGAATACTGTGGACTTTATTGGCATTCCGATCTGTATAAAAATAGAAATTATCATTTCGACAAAATGACAATGACCAATACTGTAAATATTCGTCTCATAACAATTTTTGAAGATGAGTGGTTAGAACGCAAAGATCAGGTAAAAGGATTTCTTCGATCTGTATTGAAAAAGAATAATAGAAAAATCTTTGCTAGAAAAACAAACCTTAAGCAAGTAGGAAAAGCAGAAGCTTGTAAGTTTCTTGAAGAAAATCATATTCAAGGGTCTTGCGGTCTAGAAGTCGCTTTTGGCTTGTACTGTAGGGATGAGCTTGTAGGCGTAGTCACTGGCAACAGGCATCACAGGAATATTAAAGCAAATCAGCTAGTGCTCAACAGACTAGCCTTTAAATCAGGCATTAGCGTGACCGGTGGTTCTTCCAAGCTTTTGAGAGCCCTAATGGAATACTCTAAAAACAATGATTATTCCAAAATAGTTTCTTGGTCTGATAACAGATGGTCCGAAGGCAATGTTTATAAAAAGCTAGGTTTTGAGTTAGAAGAAGAGTTAGCGCCAGACTATAGCTACGTGAAAAAATCAAAAAGAGTGTCTAAGCAGTCTATGACCAAGAACAAGTTGATTGAGCGGGGTGCCATTGGTAATACTGAAAGAGAAATGGCTATCAATCTAGGCTATGGCAGAATTTGGGATTGTGGAAAGAAAAGGTGGGCTTTAAAGTTAAAAAGATGAACCACGTATGATATAACCTAGATAACATCCCTGCTTTCTTTGATCTGATTGGTAAGCTTCAATGATTCATGACGAAAAACCTCTTTTAGAATATCGCAACAAATGGAGAACGCAATTCCTCCCCATGCCTAATGAGCGGGGTTTCCTTGCGTGAAAATTAAATGATCAATTTTAAAGACTTACCTCCTGAAGAGAAAAAAGCCTTAGCGGAAGAAATGTTCAAACCTCTTGAGTCAGCTGACAAACTAAGAGAATGGATCGTATTCTTCTTTGGTCTTGACATGCCAATTGGACATATTGATCCAGATTCGAATTCCAGTCCAATTGAGGCAATGTGGGAGATCTACTCCTGTATTAAAGAAAATAAAGGTGAAGATAATCCTGGTTACATCATGCTTTCGGCGCGGGAAGGTTATAAAACGCTTTCTGCCTCCATTCTAGAAACCCTTCTTTTGGTACATTTCAGACTAACCATCGCTCACCTGGCAGCGATTCAGGCCCAGTCTGCTAAGGCTATTCAGTATATCAATTTCTTTTTCAACAAAATCCAACCTCTTTTGGAAGTATCGGGTTGGTCTAAAACCAGTGAAAACAAGAGTAAGGTAAGCTTTCGTACAAAAGAAGGCGATGACGCTTACATTCGCGTAATTGTGGCCACGATGGCTGGCGCTAACTGTATAGATCCTGCTATGGTGCTTGATACAGACAGGGGCAATATTTCCGCTCAAGAAGTATATGATTTGGTCAGAAACAATGAATGCGTAATGGTCCTGTCTTTTAACCATAAAACAAATGAGTTGGAATATAAAGAAGTCACCCACACATTCGACTCTATCAAAACTTTAGTCACGATAGAATTAGAAAATGGGTCAATTATCAAATGTTCTCCTGAACACAGGTTTTACATAGAAGGCAAGGGCTATATGGAGGCCAAGGATTTGACTGAAGAGGATTATTTAAGTGTCAAATAGACCGACAAGACATGACCTAGAGTTTGCGAGGGCGTCGGTGCGCAAAACAGTCTTGTAAGAAAAAGAGCTTGCTGATCAAAGGCGCTACAGGAAACACAGGGACAGAGATGGCCTTATCTTTAGGGTATGACCGCATCTGGGACTGTGGAAAAATAAGATGGGAGATTTTCTTGTGAAAAAAGTAAAGATAAAAAGTATTAAAAGGTCAAACGTAGAGGTTCCAATGTTGGACTTTACCGTTGCTGATAACCACAACTACTTTGTGGAGCAGGCGCTTACTCACAATTCTGAGCATACAAACATGATGTTCGTAGACGAAATCGACGTGGTGGCAAATCCTCAAGCCTATGAAGAGGCTAAGCTCATTCCTGGTTATGCTAAGGGATTACATCCGGTTACCGTGAAGCTATCTACTCGTAAATTTGCATTTGGACTCATGCAGAAGGAACTTGACCTGGCTCCAATATCAGGTGATAAGATTCTTAGGTGGAATCTTTTAGATGTTACGGAGCGTTGCCCTGATAGTCGCCATAGGCCAAATGAGCCAAAAGAAGACCGGTATGTAGCAAAAGCCTTGCCTCTAAAACAGATGAGTGTAGAAGACTACTCAGATCTACAAGATGTGGAAAAGGACAAGTTCGACCTCATTCCGCAAGCCCATGCTGGATGCTCCAGTTGCAAACTCTTGCCGGTATGCAAGACCAGGCTAGCAGCTCGTCCAGCCAATGATGTTGGCGGCTTGTTTAAGCCCGTAGGCGCTGTGATTAACACTTTTAAGAAGACCGGCCCTGATCGCGCAGAGGCACAGCTTCTTTGCTGGAAGCCATCCACTAAAGGAATGGTGTACCCTCGCTTTGAGTCCACACTCGATACCGGCAACGTGATCAGTCTTGAAAAAGCCTGGGAAACCCTTGTTGGTGATCCTCCTCATAAAAAGAAGATTTCAGAAGCCGATCTTCTTTGGAAGATGCAGCAGCTTGGAATTGCATTCTACGCTGGAGTGGACTGGGGTTATACTCACGATTTCGTAATCGTTGTTTTTGCCATAATCCCTAATGGTGAAATATGGATTGTAGACTGTTATTCAATGGCCGGTCTAGAATTTTCTGACATCTTGGAAATCGCTAAAGACTATCGCGATAAGTACCGTATGGATAAATGGTGGTGTGACCAGGCTATGCCTGCGAATATCAAATCTTTTAACAAGAACCATATGAAATCTCCTTCTTTCACCAAAGATGTTATGGGTGGAATTGAATCTTTGCGTTCTAAGATCTTAGATGGTAACAGCAGGCGTTTGCTTAAGGTTTTTAATACGGAAAACTGTGAAAAAGTAATTACAGCCTTTCAAAAACACCATTTCAAGCTAGACAGTGCGGGTAACCCTTCTCTTATCCCAGATGATACCCCTGGGGTCGCAGATAGCGCCGATGCTATGCGTTACGTTGGCCAAAACATGTTTCCTATCCGTGGACCCCAGAAACCCAGTATGGCCGCTGACGCTACTGGGAATACTGCTGTAATGGTTCAGAATGTCGAAAATTCCGAGCTGATGAAGCAGGAGCTATTAAACAGGTTAGAGGGAACAGCTTTTAAGGGCGGGACGGGCAAAAAAGGTGGGTTTCATTTTAACTTCTGACGCAATCTTAACTGTAATAGCTTATAGGAGGCTTTCGAGTGTCTAAATTTAATTTATTATTCTTTCTCAATGCTTACAAAGACGCTGCCTCTACAAACCAGCCAAATTTCCAGAACTTCAAATGGAGTAGGGAAATCAATGGCCTATCAGCATCAAAGCCTTTAAGTCAAGAATTAAGCCTAGCTCCAGGTGAGTCTAAGACCGTCTTTGATGGCACCAGAGCTTTGTCCCAGGACGGCAGCACTGTCTACTCTTTGGCCTTAAAAGTCGGCGCATCCTCTATTTATGTTCTTAAGCACATTTCTGGCACTGCACCTGCTTTTCGTACAGCTCGCAGCTCAGCAGCTGACGCTACAACTCAAATAACAGTGACTCAAAACGGTCCACTATTGATTTTTACATCGACTGGTGGCACAGCCCTTAGCCTGATCGCTGGCGGCGCTGTGGTTGGCGACTACGTTCGTCTAGGCAGCCTTTTTGATGTCAACAACCAAGGCGAATGGAAAATATTAGCCTTAACAGCCACCAGTCTTACTGTAAAAAATGATATTGGTGTTGCTCAGGGGCCAATCACTCTTGCTGCTGGTTTTGATGATCAGCTTCGTGTTTACGGGGCCTTGGGCGTACAGGTAGATGACACCCTCAATATCACTGGTGGATTTTCAATTATAAGCCGCGATGCTTATAAGATCACTGCCGTTTCTGACAATCTTGTAGAATTTTCCAGTCTTGAGGTCTTGCCAACAGAAGCAAGTGTGACCACCAATGCTCTAGCTATTTACTCCGCTGCTAAGCAATTTGTATATTTAGAAACATCTGAAAAGGTTTCTCTAATTATCAACGGGATAGCAACAGGAGATGTTGAACCTTTCTTGGTAGGTAATAAGCCTGGTATTTTTGTTAAAACCGCAACAATGTGGTCTTTGGCTATCACAAATCAAAGCACTGATCCAGCATCTGTTTACGTTGCTGCAATTGAATAGTTTGGTCAAAAGCGACATGATTACGATATAAGGTAGAATATGGACAATGACAACAAAACTCCAGACCAAATAGAAGCTGCAATTGTTGCTTTGCAATCTGCTGTAGCCTCAGTCGATTCTAAAAAGAAGATGTTGTTTACCGTTTCTGATACAGAAGAGGCTACCCTTGCCAAGGGTGGCTATGAAAGCTCTAGCCCCATATCGCCCTTGCTTGCTGCTATTAAAAGTGCTTCTGGTTCTGCAAGCAGGAAAGCCCCTCGTTTAGCTTTTACTGAAAACCCAGCACCTTCTGACAATTATCTTGGTCTGTTCAAATCCAAGCGCAGGCTGGTGCCTGATGAGATTTTAAAACAAATTCGCGTAACCGATCACTTGATCGCTGCTATCCTACGTGCTCGCGGCAACATGATGAGCCTATTTGGCCATCCTCGTAAAAACAGATTTGATATAGGAATGGAAATCGCTATTAAACAGGAGTTTGAAAAAGTCTTTACTCCAGAGCAATTGGCCAAAGTACGAATGCGTATCAAGAATCTTGAGGCAGTACTCGTCAACTGTGGACACACAGAAGGTCTTGAACAACAAGATAGGACCACATTAGCTGATTTTATAGATATTCAAGCTCGCAATGGATTGACATTTGGTCGTTTTGCTACTGAGATTATTTATGATCGCGGAGAAGAACCAGGCTCTGATGGTCGTTTTCCATTTTTCCGGTTTCGCGCTCTAGACGTTGCTACTATTTATCGCGCTGTTCGCAAGGGTGAAATGCTAGGAAACACACTGCGCCTAACCGCAATCAAAGCTCTTCAGTCCTTGACTGGTGAGAACTTTAAGATTGACTTTGACAGGCTTCAAGAAGACGAATATGCTTGGCTACAGGTAATTGAGGGAACCCCTCGTCAAGCCTTTACGCATGATGAGATGATTGTTTACAATCTTTACGATTCTACCGATATCGAACACAATGGCTATCCAGTATCGCCAATGGATACTGCGATCAGTTCTATTACTACCCATATTTCTATCGATGCCTATAAAAAGCTCTATTTTCAAAACGGTCGTGCCTCTAAGGGTATGCTTGTGATCAAATCTGATGAAGTAGATCAGGCTACACTTGACAACATGAAGCTTCAGTTCAACGCTTCTATTAATAGCGTAAGTAATTCTTTCCGTACTCCTATTTTTGGTATTGGAAAAGAAGACCAAGTTGACTGGTTGGCGATGAATGAGGGCGCTCGTGACGACGACTTCCAGTTCATGTACGATCAGATTGCTCGTAACATTCTTTCTGCTTTCAATATGTCTCCTGACGAGCTTCCTGGCTACTCACACCTTTCTCGTGGTACTAACTCGCAGACCCTATCTGAATCAAATAACGAATTCAAGCTTACCGCTGCTCGTGATACTGGTCTACGTCCTTTAATCTTGAAGTTCCAGACCTTCTTTAACGAAAAGCTTCTTCCTTTGATTGACCCTTTGCTTGCAAAAATTGCAGAGGTTAGGTTCGCTGGCATTGATGCTCAGTCCAAAGAGCAAGAGTCTACTCGATTACAGCAAGACATGGCTGTACACATGAATTACGACCAGACCTTAAAAGAAGTAGATAAAGAGCCTATCGGACACACTCTTGGTGGCGAATTCCCTTTTAATGAGCGTTGGCAGATTATTATAGACAAGTACATGAACGTTTCTGAGCTTAGGGCTCAGTTCTTCAAAGATCCTACTGCTTACGTAGATCCCTTGCTACAATATAAAAGAGATCCCTTTTTTCTACAGAATCTACAATTGTTAGCCCAAGTAAACCCACTTGCCCTAAAAGCTTTTTATGCGACTAAGCCTTTTGCCCTAGAATTCTTAAAAATGAACATCGAAGACGCCTTAGAAGAAGACGAAAACGTAGGAACCTAATATGAGTGAAATCAATTACAAAGTAAAATACGAACAGATTAAGCTTAAGTTCATGAGCTCCGTAGATATGGCCTTCCGTCTTGGTTATGAAAATGGCCAAAAAGATTCTCAGACGGAAATGGCTGCTGGACAACAGCAAGCCGCTGAACAACAGGCTCAACAACAATCTAACGCTGAGGCAAATGGTTTTGGTGGCGGCGAGGGCGATGATTCCGATTCCGATGGAGATGGAATGGGCGATGCTCTTCCTGGTCAATCTGGGATGCCTGGTGAAGGCGACAGTGAAGACCCTAACCAAGACCCCAATATGGGCGGTGCTGGACAGCCTGGACAGCCTGGACTAGATGGTTCTGAAGCTGATCCTGAAGCTGCTCCAGTTGATGGTTCTGAGCTGGATTCTCACATTTCTCAACTCGAACAGATGACTATGGGAAAATCTGAAGTATCCGTAGAACAGCTCAAGAAATCTTTGATTGGAATCAAACGTTTCAAAGAGGCTCGCGACCTTCACAAGTCTATGAATGCCATCAAACAGATCGGCAATACCATGAAAAAATCTACAAAAAAACATGCTAAGAAAATGAGCGGTTTAAAACCCACATTTAACGTAAACGCTAACAAACAAGCGGCTGCAAATCTTACCGACAAAGATAAAGCGGCAATCAATGGTCAAGAAAAAATCGTAGCAGATATCATGAAATCTTGGGATGAACAAGACAAGAAATCTACCAAGAAGATCACTGACATCCTCAATATCGAAGGTTTGACAAAAAAAGAATAAAACCTGCAAATATCTGGATCAAAGAAAACAGGTCTAAAGGCAATAGGATATGTTAGGAATAAGCAGTTCTGGTAGAGAACAGATCAATTCAGTTGTAGAGGATCATTTTGATACAATAGCTCTACATTTAATTGGTGACATTCCTCATCTCAAATACAAAAAACTACTTCTCATTAGCTCGACTAAAAATTACGGGCTTCCTAATCTATTTGTCCAGGCAATGGCCAACAGAACTCCTAATCCTATTGAACAGGATGTTCTTAAGAATCTTCTTGTCACTGTGCATGGTTATATCGAAGCGCTCAAAGAAAAGACCAAGAATAAAGTGGCTGAGCGTGTGGATGAAATTGTCAAGCGCTCTAAGATCAACAGAGAAAAGGCTCGCAAAGAAGACATTGAAGATGCTGTCCAAGAGGAGCTTAACAGTGCAAAAGCCCAGCTCAAAGCGATTGTGGAGTCCGAATCTACCAAGCTTCGCAATCTAGGCTCCCTAATGGACATCTCTCACGTAGCAGCATCTCGTGGTGAGAGTGACCCTTTAGTATTCTTTGTAATAGTAAGAGACGGTAAAACCTGCAAGGAATGTTTACGGCTTCATTTGAACCCAGATGGTAACCCTAGAGTTTGGAAGCTTTCTGAGCTCAAGCAGGGTTATCACAAACGTGGTGAAGACAACCCATCTGCTTTTGGAGCACATCCACATTGTCGTTGCACCCTGACCTATATAACCCAAGGCTTTGGGTTCAAAGAGGGTAAAATTGCTTGGATCGGCGAAAAACATGATGAATTCAATAAGCAAAGAAAATAGTTGGCCAATTATCGTAGGACCGCACGTAACGGGATCATGATTGTGTTTGCGTTGAAAGCTGTACATACTTTCGCAAAAAGCTTACTTATCCGTTCTTTTACCGTGGGCAGCAATCCCGCGATGCTCAATTCGTTAAATATCTCTCTTTTAAATCTGAATTAAAAAATCCCTAAAAATTTTTTGCGAACCATACAGTGTTTCGCAACATAGTCTAGCGGTTTTTAGCTCTCCACCAATAAATAGCCATTTCAGGGCAACTTGTAGGTTAAGTCTATAGTTATTGCCTTTTCATTTCTTTAGCCCAATTTCTTTCAGTCTTTGTTCTAGATATTCGCCTGCAGTATAGCGTTCTGACAAGCGTACTTCAGGCCTGGCGTGCATAAATAGTGGTGAAGAATACCTAGACTTGTTCGCTTCTTTGCCAGAAGGGTTTACCACTCTGTGTGTTGTAGATCTTAATTTACCAGCAGTAATTTCCTGTAACTGATCACCAACATTCACCACCACAGTGCCTGGGTCTATGTCCAACAGATGCCATTTGCCATCCAAGTCTTTGACTGCAAGGCCTGGAGCAGATGCTGCAGGTAGAATGGTGATCAGATTAATATCCTCATGAGGAGCCGCTCTTACTGCACCTTTTTCTGCGTCAGAAGGCAGAGGTGGGTAATGTAGCACGCGAAAAAGGGTGTTTGGAGACTCCGTAATCATGCTGGGCAGCATCAGGTTCTTGCCGGTACGCATTAGGTGTTCTACGTTGATTTGGGAAAGAAGGGTGGAGCCTAGGAGCTCAAGATCTTCAGCCAAATACATTGTGGACTTGTCGATTCCATTTGGTACGTTCTTGTCGAAGCCTGGACCAAAAAGGTGATAGAATTCTTTCAAATCCTTCACGCTGTAGCCTTTAGCGTTCTCGCTCTTCATTGGGAAATAGCCAGAAGCCCCGCCATGCTCTGCTTTGAGATCGTGCTTCGTTTCACTGCCGAAAAATTTCTCCCACTGACCATACACTTCGCTTAAGCGTGAGCCTGAGATTCCATGATTGGTCAGAACGGCAAAGCCAGTCTGTTCGAGGGAGTTATAAAGCTCTTTACGGAAGGTAGGGCTTGCTTTGCTGATTTTAGCGACTTTCATATTGCTCCTTATTCGTAATCACGGATTGCTTTAGCTACAGGAAATCTTGGGCGGCGATTGATTCCGAAGCCCTGGTACACTACAGTCATCTGCTTACCTTGCCACAGTGAATGGTTTTCAAAACATTGTTTCAAAAAGCCAGTATCACCTTCTAGCTTAGCTTTAAAGTCCACACCTTCTTTGGTTAGGCAATTAAAAGCACCTACATGCCCATTGAGCTTGCCGCTGCCTTCTTCGATGCCAATGATCTTGAATTCGTCTTCATTGAATTCTTTGAGTTTTTGAAGATCCATGGAACGCTTTGGTACGTACAAAGCGTTCATGTTACGAATCATAGCTCCTTCGTAGCCTTGTTTACGCATAGTATAGAAGAATTCCAGATCAGCTTCAACGCCGTCTGCCACTGTAAAAGTTTGTACAGGTACCAATGGAACCTGGAATGGGACTGTCGAGGCTAAAGTCGCAATGCGCTGGTTTGCTGGCTGATCGTTGATGATATCGTACACATGATAGTGAACCAACTTCGACTCTTCGCTAGGTTCATCTTTGCGAACAGCGCTTACGATTTTCTCGAAATCATTCTTGTACATGTGATTGTAAAGCTCGCCATCTAAAACAATGTCGCTTTTCACGTTAGCTTCGATTGTAGCAACGATATGAGGAACAGACTTGATAGGTTTACGAGTACGCGACCACAGGGTACATTTGCCGTCCTTAACGATAGCAATGCAGCGAATACCGTCAAACTTTGGCTGCATGAGAGCAGGAAACTTGATCTTTTTCGACTCTTTAGTGCGAGTGATAATTGGAGGATCGTTTTCATGACCTGGGCGCATGTCATATAAAACATCCAGATAGCTTTGGGCCAACATAGGAAGAGCGCCACCTTCAATAAGCTCATCTAGTTCGCCAGCCTGAGCTGCTTCCAAGGATTCAACGTAGCCTTTTTTGCGTTGTTTTTCATGTTTTGCTTGAGCTTCAGCTTCAGCTTGCTGTACAGCAGTGGTTTCATTCTTTTTACCTATATTTTTACCCTCTTTTACATAATCTACAGTTTTCTGTGGACTGTCAGTATTCAGTTGGCCATATTCAGTTAAAATTTCACCTACAGAGTCTTTATTTCTATCGTGCCATTCCTCTGTCACCTTGATCTTCCAGTACTGAATCGCACCAGTGTTTGTTTTCTTATAAAGAGTGGTAAAAGTTTTCATTTCTTGCTTCTATCCCTTTGTGTTTTCTTATAATGATCTTCTTTCCATAATGGCTGAATATTTGTAAAATTGCAAGCTATTTTCAAATCTTCTTCTTTTGTCAAATCAAAATTCAATAATGCTATTCTATGGTCTAGCTCCCATTCTTTTCCGTAGTTATCCCAGGTCATCTCTGGTTGAAACTGATTGTAAATATAATTCTTGAATTCTTCTATTGAGCACCCTAGATATTTAATACCAACACCGGTCTTGTAATTACCCCTCATAGCCATTTTAAACCTAGACCTAACTCGTGTTTTAAGCAAAAAACCAATATCAGTCCTGATTCTTATAGCGTCTCTGGCTACTTGATTTTTTATAATTTCTCTCTTATTTTTTTCATAATAATCTTTTCTTATCAATAGGATAGACTCTTTATTAGTCTGATAATACTTTTTAGCATTTTCCAGTATTTCTTTTTTCTTATTTTTGTAGCGTAAGCGAGCATTACTTCTCTTTTTCTCAGGGTTTTGAGAAGCCAATATCAAGTTTTTGTTTTTGACATACCTATCTGATGCATAGCACTTGGTACATTTAGGACCGGAGTACCATTTTGGGGCTTCTGTGACTTTGCAAATTATACATTGTTTCATACAGTATAGATTACCATTCTTCTGCTTTTCCCTCAATATAAAAAGCAAAAAGTCAATCTCTAGGTTTGTACATTCTACAGAAAAACATGTGAAGATCAGGTGCGCTTGTATGTTTAGCTCCACATTGGCATCCGTAGAAGCTGTTGTTATTCAGTAGAACGTCCAAGTCAACCGGGCTTTCCCATGGAAAAGCTGATCCTTTACCCTGTTCTACGAAGTGAACCTCGTAATTAATCATGTATTCGTCACTTTTTTCATAGGCCATCTGTTTGTAAACGCGGTTAAGCATACGAATTAACTTGGGAAATTCCCGAATGGTTTTTGGCCATTCAACTAGGCTTTCCCCTGCATGTTGGAAAATAAGGCGAATTCTCATAGCGTAATCTTAATTGTATACGATATAGATAGTATATACAAGAGGGCCTTATGAAAATAGACCAGAAAATGATTGAAAAAGCTATTGAAGCGGTATTGAAGTTTTTCAACAAAGAGATTGCTAAGCCAGTACAGCCAATCGTAGCGACCCCAGTTCCAAAGGTTGAAGTGGTAAGCGTGACACTTGATGATCTGGGTCCACTTTTGCACCAAGTTGACTGGGCTAATCCGCAATCTAAGATTTCTAAGTATTTTACCGTAAACGAGGCTATCCAGTTACGTGAATGGAAGCGTTTGGCCAATGAATCAGATGGTTTAGACGACAAGGTTAAAGAGAATCTATACAGTATTTTTCAAAAGATGGATACAATCCGCGAATTCCTAGGAAAACCTGTGTACATTCGTTCCGCTTATCGCCCAGGTGAATACAACGTAGCAATTGGTGGGGCTAAACGCTCTGCTCATATTGCTGATGCTGAATATGCTGCGGTTGACTTCTGGTGCGATATGGATAGTGATGGCGACAAGGATGGTGAGGATTGTGATCTCATCAAGGTAGCCCTAATGAACAAGCTTGAGGGATGGGGTCTTCGTATGGAGGATAACGGCAAAGGTGCTAGATGGGTTCATCTAGACAACAAACCTGTGCCTCCAGGTGGCAACAGATTTTTTAAACCTTAAGCGATTGTAAAGAATAAGACCCAATTATTTTTTTTCAGACTTTTCCATGGTTTTAGGCCTATCGAACTCTTTTAGTTCGTGAACGTGTCTTGGGTGTAATACGGCATCATCGTGTTCATTAATACCAAACTTAACATGTTTTCCAGAAAGGATTTTTCCATGTTGTTTGTTTGGCAAATGATGCATTTCGCCGGTTGGTTTTTTGGCAAAATATTCACCACCACGAGAGATCACCTTGCCCGTATGAGGGTGCTCGGAATCGATTTTTTCAGACTTTTCCATGGTTTTAGGCTTTTTGTAACATTCCTTATCTTCGCCAGTCATCATTGCATCAGAAAATTTCTTGAGCTCTTTTTCGGCTTCAACGCTTTTTTTCAAAATCATAGTTTTGCCAAAAGAGTCTATTTCGCTTTTGGTCATGTTGGGCATTCGCTTCTTCATAAATTCTTGAAACTGTTCACGCTTGTCCCATTTAGAATATTCTTCTTCTGCGCGAATTAACCACTCGGACTTTGTTAGGTTGGGCTTCATTTGTCTGATGCGCTTCAAATTCTTATGAGCAATTTCTTTGGCTGTATAAACGGTCTCGGAAGCAGCGCCATGACGAACCTTCTGGCCCATGTGGGACATTCCCATGCCAGCTTTTAGGCCAGGGCTCATTTTATTACCAGCTACCTTGTCGGATAGAGGTTTGTTAACATTATCCGTTTTCTTCATACTGCCCTTGCCGAACGGCGAACCGATTGCAGCATTAATTGTCGAAGTGCCGTTCGAGGTAGCGGTATTGCCTAGGCTCTGAGGAGGAGGAGGAGGCGGTGGTGGTGGCGCATCTACTTTGTGCATTTTTTTGTCGAGATGCTCTTTGGCGAGCGCAGCGCCGTCTGTTAACGCACCAGGCGAGCTCATTCCAGAACCTGCGGTCATCGCTTTTTCCATCTTTTGTTCGCCAGAATCATTTTTTGGCTGTTTTTGCACATTAGCAGATGGGTTCATTGCTTTACCCAATAGCTTTTTGCGCTTATCAGCCATTCCGGCCTCAAAACGATCATCTTTACGAGCAGATGTATGAGCGGCTTGTAAGTGAAGCTTCATGCGGTCAAGATGATGAGCTCCAGCTTTATGATCTTTGGTACCCTGAGAATGCTCAAAATGCATTTTAGCAGCTTCTTCATGATCTTTGGTAGAAAAACCACGATATTCGTGGATGCGCTGATGACTCATCACGTCTTTGCCTGAGCTAGTGCGACCCATGGTGTGACCAGGATCTCTAAAAGGTGTTTTGCCAAAGGTCTTTGCGCTGGCCTTTGGGGTGCCAATTGAAGCATTGGGTTTCTCGATACCTGCAGCAGATTTGTCAACTGAAGCTGGAGCTTGTGATGTCATTTCTTTTTTCATGGGGGTGATTCCTAGCTTATTAGCATGATGATTCGGGTCTTCTGCCTTTTTTACATCGGCGAAAACATCGGACTTAAGAAGTTCAATTTCTGCGTAAGGTACTGTTTTAAAAGACTGTTCTGATTTAAAAAAATCGGCGATATTATCGACTTTTTTAGTTTTTTCGGGCATTTCGGGCATTTTTTCAGCTATAGCCATTTTGTTACAATGGGACTCTGTTATGGTACATTTACGAGCAATAGATCTTGTAATTGTCATACCTTTTTTATCAAGCTTTGCGCCTTCAATAGAGAAACCAACTACATTGTGTTCGTTAATACCTCTTTTCTCAGCATCGTATTGAAAAAGACCGGCTACGTGCAGACCAGACTCTGTATGGGTAAAGAGCTCACCCATAACGTAAACGTAGGGAACCTTGCATTTGTTCCAAAAATAGCGGTGTCTTTCGTTATCACAGTCTTCTAACTTAAAGATTTTCTTAGCTTTTAAGATCTTTCCAATAATTTGCATTGGGTAGTCTTTTTTATGCTCCCAATTGAAATTTCCGGTTTTGTCTAACGAGGAGATATCCATTCCTGCTACGGAAATGATTTCGCCAGAAGAGTCTATGTTTTCAGAAGCTGCTATTCCGTCAATTAGGGTGGACATATGATTAAGATTACCTTAGACATGTCTTATCATGGATATCATTAGTTTATTTCAATTGATTTGGCAAGATTTTTCAATTCAACTGCTCGATTTTATACAGTAAAAGTGTTCCGTCTTAATCCTTTTTGTATACAATGAGTTATCTCATTCCACAAACCCTTAAAGGAGAATAATATGAAATCGACCAGTAAAGCAGAAGCTCTATTGCGCGACGTAGCTGATCATCTCAGAAAACGTTACGCTGGTAGTGCAAGCATTGACACTGTTCGTGAAGCCCGTGATTCCAATGGCTGGCCCATGCTGTTTCTTTCCGATGCCGGAAATGAAGCTGCTGGACAACCTGTGATCGCCCTTCGCATTAAAGCAGTTGACGCAGTTTCTAAAGATGTGTTCGGCAACGACCTGATCGCATTTGCCCCTCACAGTCTAGAGATCGCCTATGAATTGGATGGTACTGAACCAGAAGCAAGTCAAGCGGATCTTCTAAAAGCCCAATTTGAAGCCATTAAAACCGGTGTAAAAATTCAACAAAAGGCAATCGCAGATGGTACCGCAGTAACCGCAGCTAATATGGACGCTGCTGCAGTAGCAGTTGAGATCGAAGATCTTTATTGGCCAACCAAAGGCGTTTAATCGCTTAATACGGAGGCTAATATATGTATACAGAACAAGATCTTTCAAAAATGTTAGCGGAAGTGGAAAAAGAATTTGCTGGTGCTCTTGCTAAAGCTGAAGAAGAAAAATCTTCTCTAGCTAAGTCAGAAACTGCAAATGCCGATGCCGCTACCGAAGAGACTGCCAAAGTTGAAGAGAAATCTGCAACGGCGGAAATCGCTCTCGCTAAAAACGAAGACGAAGACGAAGATAAAGACGATTGCGATTACGACGACGAGGATCATGAAGAAATAGAGAAAATCTATAAGTCCATGTCCAAATCTGAACGTAAAGCACACTTGAATGCGCTCGGGAAATGTGGAGAAATGTCAATGAAAAAGTCCGAAAAAGACACTTTAGTTGAAATTGAAACCCCTATTGCTGACGCTGGTAAAGAAATCGAACTTCTTAAGTCCGAATTTTCGACTAAACTTGCCGCTTCTGAAGCAAAAAGCGAAGAGTTAAAAAAGAATCTAGATGCCGTGTCAGAATTTTTGACCAGATTGGTTAAGAAAACTGCACCCCAAGGTAAGGGTATCACTAATCTCGACAGTATCGCCAAAAGCGATGTTGGCGCTGATGAAGAGAAGCCTTTGTCGAAGAGTGAAATTAGCACTCGTCTAGCTAAAAAAGCCGCTGAACCTACTTTGGCCAAGTCGGATAGAGAGGCTATCAATGCTTTCTACCTACAAGGCGCAAATATTAACACTGTAAACCACTTACTCAAGTAATTGGTAAAAAGACTTAAATAAGGAGAATAAAATGATCGAACAACTTCAGTCACTTATGAAAGCTCTTGAGGCCGGTAGTTACAACGCCGCCCCAGGTCAGCTTGCGCAAGGTGCTGCTTTAATGGTGGAAGACCTTTCCCCAGTAATGCAAAACGTAACGTTTGACGACAGCCATATCAAACTTCAAAAAATGCTAACTAGCAAAGATGTAAAAGCTACAATGCATCAATTCAACCGTCAACTTGACTATGGAATCTTCGGTGGTTCTGCTCAATTTGAAGGCGGCATTGGTGAAGAAGATACCTCGAACTACGTTCGTGCTATCGTTCCCATGGCCTATTACAGCACGACTCGTCGTGTTTCTGTTGCTGCTAACCTCATCGGTGCTTTCGACGGCGTAAAAGCTGAAGACCGTGCTGCTGCTGACGCTGCAATGAAACTTGCTGGCGATATCGAATTCGACTGCTTCCGTGGTCAATCCGATTTCTCAAACGCTGGTGTGTTTGACGGTAACCCTCTCGCTGTAGCGAAAGTGCCCAATATGATTGGACTTGACCAACAAGTTCGTCAGTCGGACGCTCAACAAAATACGCAAGATCTTATGTTTGCTGAGTACGGCTCAGACCAAACTGTAGTACTCTCTGCTGGTGGCGCTCTAACCCAGTCCATCATCGAAGATTCCGCAGTTCGTAGCTCTATGAACATGGGTAATGCTGATAAGCTCGTTCTCGATCCTATCAGTCTCTCTGCATATAACAAGATCGCCCACGCTAAAGAACGTATCATGCTCGCTGGCTCTGCTCAAGAAGCTTCCGGCGCTCACTTACGTACTCAGTGGACCTCTTCGGCTATCGTATCACTTGAAGCTTCGCGCTTCTTGAGTGGTAAGACTCGTCCTGCTCGCGCTCGCGCATCAGCTCTCGCTGGTCCCGCTATCGCTGCTGCTGACGCTGGTGCCGCTGGTTCGCTCTTGGCCGCTGCTGCATACGTATACTATGCTACTGCTGTTAATGAACGTGGCGAAAGTACTCCTGGTGCATCTAGTTCTGTAACCCCTGCTCTTGCTGGTAACAAGGTCAATGTGACCATTACTGCAGTAGCTGGAGCTAAGTACTACAACTTGTATCGATCTGCCGCTGGTGGAAATGCAGCTTCTGCAAAATTCATTGGCAAGATTGCACAAGGTTCTGGCAACCCTGTATTCGCGGATCTTGGTAACCGTTCCCCTGGTTCTGTTACTGGTTTCTTGATTCAAGGTAACACCATGGGTCTTGCTCAGTTGGCTCCATATAGCAAATTGAAATTGGCTGTTAGTGACCTCTCACTTCCTGAGGCACACTTCAGATTCCTTTCTCTTGCTGTATACCAACCTCGCAAAAACGTTCTGATCGAGAACATTGATGGTCAACTTAGCTAATCAATAGCAATATTAGTTAGTTACGCAAAAAAAGAAAAGCCACTTGTTTAATTACAGGTGGCTTTTTCTTTTTTTATTTATGCTAATCTATCTTCTTGCGATTATCTGTTTTTGCTTTTTCATATTGCTTTCTGTATCTATTCATAGTACAATACGTATATGAAGGATAAAATATCAGAACTGTATAAAAAAGGTGTGAAAACATCAGATATAGCCATGGTTCTAAGGAAAACGCCTCAAAGAATTAATCAAGTGCTGATAGAGCTTGGCTTAAAGCAAAAAACGTTTGACTATTCGCCAAAAATAACTGCTATCATTGCTGAAAGCATTCTTGCTTTTAATAGAGATGGTCTGACCGTAACTGAAATATCAAAAAGGGTTGATCTAACAACCACTGGAATCAGAAATTTTCTTAAAAAACGTAGTATTTCAACAAACGCATCCAAAGAAGACAGGTCTAGGCCTTGTGTTGTTTGTAAATTAGTGTTCACTCCGAAACACTCAGATGGGGTGAAAAAAAACAAATACAAGACTTGCTCTGTCGAATGTCGCTCTAAGCACGCTAGTGAATACAGAACGAAATATACAAAAGATGATATCGATAAGGTTTTAGAGCTAAAAAAGGCCAATACTGCCAATGATGAGATTTGCCTGGCAACAGGGGTAAATATAAATAAGATCAAAGAGGTGATCAAAGAAAATGCCTTGTTTTTGGACCCAAAAGTGGCTCAAAAGAATGCTTATGAAGCTAAGCTAAAAAAGAATACTCGTTCTATGGAAGAGATGCGAGCTTATTACGGAAAAATAGCCGTATCAGAAGAAAGTCTTGAAAAAACAAAAACAATTCTTTTGGAAAGGGGTTTTGAATATATAGATGGTTTTGAGGGCAAAAGCAATCCTTTTAAAATCAAATGTCTAGTCTGCAATAATATCAGAACTACACATAGGATAAACAATGTGGTCAAAAACGCCTGTATGTTCTGTTCTGGATGTAAAAAAACTTCCAAAGCCGAAATAGAAATTGGGGCATGGGTAAACTCTTTAAAGATAAAGGCTGAAAAATTCAAGTTTGAATACCGAAAAGATGGTGGCGAAATAGATGTTTTTGTTCCCCTTGTAAAGGTGGGAATAGAATACTGTGGTCTTTATTGGCATAACGAAAATAGCCCAACCTCAAGAGGGGTGGATTATCATTTCAACAAAATGAAAAAGGCTAACAAAGAAGGTATTCGCCTAATAACCATTTTCGAAGACGAATGGCTCAATAAAAAAGATCAAATTAAAGGATTTTTACGATCTGTTCTTAATAAAAATGAAATAAGGCTTTTTGCCAGAAAAACAGATTTGAGAGAGGTGCCTAAAAAAGAGGCCTCTCTTTTCTTAGAGGAAAATCATATCCAGGGTTCTTCTCAAATCGAATCGGCTTTTGGCCTTTATTACAACGAAGAGCTTGTTGGTATTGTAACTGGCAACAAACATCACAGACAGGGAATGAAAAATCAATTCATACTGAATCGATTGGCCTTTAAAACAAACGTAAGTGTGGCTGGTGGTTCGTCTCGGCTTCTTAAGGCGCTAATTGGTTATGCTAAAAAGAATGGCTATTTAAAACTAGTCTCGTGGTCAGACAATAGGTGGTCCGAAGGTAATGTTTACGAAAAACTAGGGTTTGTATTGGAAGAAACCCTTGGCCCAGACTATTCTTACGTAGTTGGCCAAAAAAGAATCTCCAAGCAATCTTGTACCAAGGAAAACTTGCTCAAAAAAGGAGCCATTGGTAACACAGAAAAAGAAATGGCCCTCAGTTTAGGATATAGCAGAATATGGGATTGTGGCAAAAAACGCTGGACCTTCGCCTTGTAGCCATGATATAATCCTGTTATGAGAATAGACGCAATTTCAGACACACACCGCAAGCATGAACATTTTTCACTAAAAGGTGGAGATGTTTTGGTTTGTAGCGGTGACATATGTTCTCGCGGATCGCTAGATGAAGCTATAGATTTTCTTACTTGGTTCGAAGTTCAGCCATATAGGTACAAAATACTTGTTCCTGGCAATCATGACTGGGTGTTCGAGAGGAATCCTTCTTTAATGGATGCTGAGTGTGATATTCGCAATATAATTTTACTAAATGACTCAGGAATTGTCTTAGAAGGCGTAAGATTTTGGGGTTCCCCAGTCCAACCTAGATTTTGTGATTGGGCCTTTAACCGAGATCGTGGAGCGGATATTAAAAAACACTGGGATCTCATACCTGTAGATACCGATGTTTTGATCACTCATGGGCCTCCTGCTGGTATTTTGGACTATGTTGCTCACGGCGGGTCTGTAGGCTGTCACGATCTTTTGAATAAGATCATGAGAACTGATGTAAAACTTCATATTTTCGGCCACATACATATGGGTCGTGGTACCATGAAAGTTGGAAACAAGTTGTTTGTAAACGCAGCAAGTTTAAATGAACAATATCAGCCAGTTGAAGGCGTTCCTCACAAGATAAAGCTGCTAAAAAGTGGCGAATTTAAGGTTCTATCCCAAAGAGCAAAGCAATCTTTATAGAGTACATGTCACTGGCATTTTGCTAGTGTCTATTCTTTTAAGGAGAATTGTCATGGCCCTAAGTAAACGAACCAAAGATATTATGATCGTAGCAATGGCTGATAAAAAAGCCGCTAACGAACTTGCCGATGCAGTAGCTGCTGGCAGTAACCCCCAGGCTACTTCTGTCGCTGCTCTCGGAGCTCTTGCTGACGTAGGCTTTGTAGACGTAGCAGATGTCGGTCCAGCGGACTTAGCATTAGCTGCTGATGTTGACGCTAGGATTAGCAGTGTTCAGGGTAAAATCGATGCCGTTATCGCTGCTCTAAAAGCAGCTGGATTGATGGCTTAATTTAACTCATCTATCTAAAGATTGGGAACCACTACCTCTTTTACGAGAGGCGCGAGAATTCTTGATTTTCAAAACGTATTATCGCTAGAGCCAGGGCAAGAAGCTTAAACAGCTGACTTCCCTGGCTAGTTTTTTGTCAATTTTTCCGCCAGATCACGAAGCTGTTCTTGAACACCTTCAACGCTACGTTCAGCGTCGATGAGCTCGACTTTCACTCCAGTTTGCTCAATATATTTCATAAAACTTTGATATACGAGCTCTTGAAAACCAGGGCCTTTTGCTTCAATGGCATCAACAAACCCATTGCGTTTGCCACGACGTGCAAGAGCAGTTTCGGGAGCCAATGACAAGAAAACCACCGCGTCAGGAAGCTTAGTGTGTTTAACAACAACATTCATGTAGAATTCTTGAGTAAACTCAGGATTTACGTTATGGTCAGTGTATGCCAAATGAGATAGCCATCCACGATCACTTACGATAAAATCATACTTATCTGCCACAGTGGCATAGAAACGCTGGTTTTCATTGCGCATTGCAGCAAATACATACTCCATCGATCTGCCGTCCATGCCAGCAGCTGGGTCCAAAATAAGCTTGCGTAGAGCTACGCATACTGGAATATGAGGACTGCCCACTTCTCTAGTGTCCAGAACTCTATAGCCACGTTCTTTTAGCTGATCGATAAAATAGGCCCAAGCAGTAGTTTTGCCAGAACCGTCAATTCCTTCAAATTCAATAACTCTTGCGTTCATTTTTTTGTTCTCCTAAGTACTTGAAAATATGATATAATTATATTAATAAACTGGTTGTTCCAATCTTAAGAATATAGCTTACCCTATCTGGAGTCAAAATGTCTAGACTTTCTGTTAAAATCATCAAAAATTATTACAACAACAATATGTTTGCATATGCGAATGAATGGATCATTCGTGCTAATGAGCCAAATCTCCTTTATTTTCAGCTAGTTGACTTAGACAATGATAGCCTGCGCTATATGCCCTCTGTCCCAACTCTGGTATATATGAAGCTTCTTTCGATTGATAGCGCCGATGTCATCATGGCACCTGCAAGCCTGGCTGACCCGCTAGACACCTCTATTTGGAAAATTAGCTTAGGTGCCAGCCAGATTCCCAAAAGCGGCAACGTGGCCTTCCAGATCTCTGAAAATGGCGTTATTCGCACGTTCAGCATCCTAAACGGGATCAGCGTAGAGTATCCTGGAAATGATGGGTCGTGCTAAATGTTTTTCCCTCAAAGTAAATCTCCACAAACCGCAATATACCCAGTTCACTGCAAAGAGGCTTCTGGATTATTGCGCCGTTGCGAACCCTTTTTGACTCCAACCCAATTGAAGAATCGGTTTTTGCTGGGCATTCCCTTAAAATTCGCCAACGACGATGTCTTAACGGACGAGATCCTAAAAGACCGTATTCATTTGGCAATGAACGAAGTAGAGCTTCTTTTGAATATTACCATTACCAGAGAAGCCTTTCAAGACAAGCTTCCTTTTGACTATCAGCTCTACAAAGCGTATATTAATCTAGTGTCAGAAAAAGGACCAATTATTAGTATTGAAAGTCTTGCTATCACAAGCGCTGACTTCAATAATATTTTCACAATTCCACCTGATTGGATCGAAACTTCAAATTTTTCAAAACGTCTTGTTAACGTGATCCCTCTATTGGCTGCCTATGGCGTAAACACCGTTCAGGGTGCAGTCGGAAATGCCGGTATAGCTTTTTTGGCCGTGATGGGTGGTTTGAGCTGGGTTCCTGCTTATTGGCAAATCAATTATACCGCAGGTCTTTCTAACAAAGAAGGTCAGGTGCCAGTACCAGTAAACGAGCTTATTGGGGTAGTAGCTGCTCTAAACACCCTTAGTCTTATCGCGCCTTCAAATATCTATAATAGCCAATCGCTATCTCAAGATGGCATCTCACAGTCTTCGTCTGGTCTTGGACCTCGTTTGTACGAACTGAGAATTTCTGAACTTGAGAGAAAAAAAGAAGAGCTAACCAGAAAGCTCAAGGCTATCTTTTTCAGCAGGATAATATTCGGGAACATATAATGGGTTTAAGTAAATTTTTGCTACAATCTATGTCAGAGCACAAGGATAAGGTCAAAGGGCCTCATTTCCTGTTTTCTGCAGAGAACCCTCGTTTTCCGCAAAAAACTACGCTAAGCCACGAAGACGTTGTAAAACATCTAAAAGGTGCGGGTTTTGATGCGCACGAAGTGAATGGTCATTATGGATCTCCCGAGCGCAGCATTGCTGTTTATGGCGTGAGTAAGGTTCAGGGAGAAGAGCTTCACGACATGGCTTCCCGTTTAGGTCAAGATAGCTCTATTTATTCCAATGGTAAACAGCACGAAATGCGCTTTCATCATGGAGAAAATGCTGGCAAAGCCCATTATGGAGAAGGCACTAAGTGGCATTTGCAAAAGCCAGCAGACTATTTTACCACCCTTCCTGGCGGACATCACCATTTTACCCATGATTTCAAATTTGACACCTTACACCCAGCGGGCCAGTTACACAATGTTCACGAGATGCTTGGTAAGCAAGTTTCTGCAGAGCACAAAACCGCTCAAGAAGCTGTTGCTTCGCCTTTAAACCAAAAACTTGAGAGTGATCATGACACCAATATGAAAGGTATCAAGGATGGTCTTAAGGACGACATAAAGAAAAACGAACAAGAGCGTATAAAACTTGTTCATTTTTCCTCTCAAGGCGATCTAAAACATATTGACCCTAATTTCAAACAAACTGGGGTAGACGCTGGAAAAAAGGGCAGAGATACTTTTCATCCTCACTCATTCTATTACGTAGAGGGCACTGAACCTGAACAGATCGTTGTGAGTCAAAGCCGTCACAAATATAAGACCAGCATAAACCCTGCTGAAAAACCTGTATACGATCTCGGTCATGATCCAAAAGGTGTGGTCGATGAAGCAATTAAGGAAAACCAGGGCGTTTTAAACATGGACATGGTTCATGAAAAATTAAAAGATGCTGGGTTTCACGGATTTAGAAACTCAAAACACCCTAGTCTATCTAATGTGGTCGGAATGTATCATCCTTTGGCAGTGGAGCATCATGAACAAATCAGATAAAACAGAAAATTTGGGTCAGGGCGTACACGAAGGGTATCAGCAACGCGCTAAACAGGGCGGCGATGTTCTGTTCCATGTAAAGCTTAAGGGTAGAACTTATCTTACGAACGACATACCTCTTCACATGTCCTTGAAGGTGTTTTCCAACAAGGATGAAATGGACCTAGCTGAAATTAAAGCCAAGGTTAAAGAGTTTGACATCAAGGCTCCAGATCCTAAAAATCTTAAATTTAAAACAACTATTTTTACCTCAGAAAATGATGGTAAAGAATATTTCATGCTTTTGTGTGAAGGTTGTCCTGATAATTATGAAAAATTCTACCATTCTTTTGGCAACAAAGGAACTCGTTATAAAAATTTCATGTCCCATGTGACCATTGACAAGCTATTGTACGATGCGATCAATGAAGACGGCGTAAAAGCTGAAGAGATCGAATTTAGCCCTCTCACTGTTGAGCATGGTGCTGACAATACTGTGCATATTTTTGAAGACAGTCTAGAAAAGTCTGAAGAGCTTCTTGAAAAAGGCAGTATGAAGCATTTAGCTTCTGCTTTGATTATGAGCACGGCCCTTGCTGGCGGATCTCACACTGCTCATGCTCCTAAAACACCATCTGCAATCCATCAAGAACCTGAATACACACCAGCAAGAATGCTTGCTAGTATTTCTGATGTAGAAAGCTCTGGCGGAAAAGATACTAAACACGAAGCTCTTCCTGAGGGCGGGATACATCGTGGTGAAAAAGCTTATGGAAAATACGGACTAACACCTGTTGTTATACGCGAAACAATACATATGCACAAAGACCTTGCGACAAAACATAAAAAAGCCTTAAACCTGCGTGGACAAGACATGTCTAACTATATGCAAGACAACCCTGAATTAGAAGACACGATTGCTCAGAAGCATTTACAAAGACTTGAACATCATTTTGGTCCAAAACCAGACGTTCTGGGCTATGCGTGGTTACAGGGAATTACTGGGACAAACAAGGCTCTGAAAACAAAAGAAGATATTAAAAGTCATTGGCATGTCAAAAAAATTAGAGATGCCTATCTAAGGGGTAAGTAATGGATATTAAAGCTGATGAAATATTGAGCGTAGAAGAAGCTGGAATGCTGGACAAACATCCTGTAAAAATGCTTCGCACAAAAGGTGGGTTTTGGATTGCCGTAGGTAGGCCAAAAGGAAAGCACAAGGATGAGGCGATTGGGGCAGGCAGTCACCCTGCTATCGTAAGGTACAACCTCGAAAAACAGTATCCAGCCTTTGAACCTGCCCTTATGAAGAGCGAAATGTTCAATGACTCTGCTATCGTAGATAAACATTCCCATTTTCTTTCTGATGAATTGCGTAAATCTGGTTACGATGTTTACTCCGTTCAAGACGGCAAAGAAATAGAATTTCACGTAACCAAGCTCAATGCCTATGTTGCTACCGTAAAAGGCCAGCTACAGTCAGATGCGTTGGTTTTTAAAGTATTAGAAATGCCTAAAGAATTTACCAGAGCTATTGCTGGAGCGGCAACCGAAAAAGCCCTATCTTGTAATACGCCCAAAATCCGCATCGAGAAATAATATGAGCGTAAAGATCTTTTATTCTAAAAAAATCGCTACTTACGATCCAGATAAGCCCTTGCAGCATCAGTTGAAAGGTTGCAAAAAGGTCGTAATAGAATACGAACCTAAAGATTCTTCCATCGATAGGTTTATTGATGAAATTGAACAACTTTGTGATAAAAACAATAGCACTGTCTTAAACATAAATTTGGTTCATAACGACTTTATAGCTGGTGCTAAGTTAAAAAAACGCGTAAAAAAATTAGAAACAAATACCTCTGTAAACACGCTTATAAAAATGATGGCGTCTGGGTATTCAGAAACAGATAAGAAACTGGAGCAAATTGCTTCTATCTGTACAGAGGGTGACTGCAATGGCAAAGAGAAAGCCTAACGGAATTCAGGCAGATACTATCAATCGATATAGCCCGTTTACTCAACTCTCTTTTGATTTGAAGAGACAGGATGTTTTCGTTACCAGTTTTGCTATTGATTTCTTGCATTACAAGGCTATGCCTAGCCCTATAGGCAAAAAAGATAGAGGCGACTATCGCCGCCAAGATGGCGTAGATACGATCACGTCTAATGGTATGATTTATAAATGCTCTGGTGTTTTCTCAGCCACAATGGTGGATAATGAGCGTAAACAGAGAAAAGGCGACATCGGCACTTTAGACCCTTCGACTGGTAGAATCATCATGCCTCGTTTTTACAACAAAGACGGTACCAAAGGCAACTTGGCAGATGGCAAACGTATCTATTTGGCACCAGGAGATCGGCTTTACATAGCAGATCCAGTTGCTGACGTGAAAGTAGAAAATTACCAGGAAATGGACTATGAGCCTGGAATCGACAATGAAGCAAAATTTGCCATTGTGGAACTAGCGCTTCCTATTGTGGATAGCCGAAACATCGAATATACAGAAAATGTAGATTTTTCAATCACTTGCGATGGAAACGTCCGATGGCTTGATAGTGGAAAAAATCCTGGTATTGATCCAACTACTGGAAAGGGTAGGATTTATTCAATTCGCTACCGATACAAGGCTTATTGGTATGTAACCATGATACCAAAAGAAGTTCGGGTGACCAATGTTACTACGGATGGCATTAGATCTCCCGAAAGAATGGCTTATCATGCGGTTATCACTCGGGAATATATGTATCATAATCAGAACAAGGGTGATGCTGTAAACCAGCTTGAGTCTAAAGATCCCAAAAGGGCTCAAAGCGAACCAGTTCGGTCGATTACTCCAAATAAGTTTGTTGTACCCGTAGACATGAGCGCTATTGGCGAAGAAAATAGCGACGAAGACTAATCTTTAATGTGAACTAAGTATAAGGAATCAAATCATTTATGGCAGCTAAAAATATCAGAAATGTACAAGGCAAAAAAGTAGAAGATGTTCCTGTAATCGCGAACAATATCTACAACAATGCTGCGGGTGCTCAAAAAAATGCTGAAGTGGGCAGATTTCTTGTCCCATTAAACATTGATGGATCAACTTATACCACAGATGCCACCACCGCCCGCAGACTTCCTTCTAAGGGTCGCAACGTCGCTGTGTACAACAACAGTGGGGTTGTTCACTCTATAACTGCTGGCGATAGAGATGTTGCTGCCATGGTGGCGCTCGCGATAGGCGTTGTGGACAATGCCACCAGACGTGTAGGTATTGCTTGTCCTCCAAACGCATGGACTTATGTTGCTCTGTACGAACAACAAGATGTAATTTCCGACAATGCAGCTCTTCTTGTATATCTAATCGAAGACGACACTTTTATCAAACAAGAAGCTTCCAGATAAGGGGATTCAATGTCTTTCGGCAACTCCTTTCTTAAAAAAGCGTTAGGCGAAGATTTTTTTGAATCTTTGCAAAAAGTTGAGCTTTATAAGCAAGGCACTCGCACGACCGTAGATCCAGAGGAAATTGCCACGGCCCTTCAGATTGTACCAAGAACCTTGATGGCGTTTTTGGTGAACACTCTTTCTCCTTTAAAGGTAGGAGACAACAAAAGAATTCAGCTCCCTCTTCAAGAATCTGGCGTATTCCTCAATGCCACCAAGCTGGAGCGCGACGTTTATATTGGCAATATTGAGCAAGCCGGTAAGATTGTGACTGAGTATAAATTCAGATCCATTCCAGGGATTGGACTTATTATCATGTCAGCTTACGAGCTCTATGATATTAATAAGTTGATAGAGCCTCCAAAAGTGGAGGAAGACGTTGCCTCCAAAGTGCAACATATGATCAATGAACGTCTTGCTATACATGATATAGTTGGTCAGGTGGTCGATAAGACTATGGCTGAACGTGAAGCGCTAAACAAGCTCATGCTCATGAAACTGACCAATGAGCTCAATGCTACTAGGGAAGAATTAGAACGTGAAAGAGTAAGGCTTGCTGGCTGTGCCGTTGCTGCTCATGGTGGTGTAAAGCCTGGAGAACTCCAACCTGGTGACTACGGACACTCTGCATCTTTGGACGATGTTCTACATCTTCGTGAAAAAAACGAGAAGTTTAAAAAAGACATTGCTAACGTGGCCAGAGTTTTTTCGGAAGATCCTGCTTCTAAAAGCGATGAGTATTTACGCGGCTTGGCCAACGGAATTGCTGTTGTTGATGCTACCATAAATGATAAGGAACCAGAATTCGTGGATGCACCCAAAAAAGGCTCTCAAAAACTAAAAAACTTTGTAGAGCGCCGAAAACAGCCTCAAGAATTTTCTATTCAAATGGCCAAAGGTGAGCAAGTTGATTGCCCTGATTGTGGCAAAAACATCTTTGATGGCACTGTATTTTCTGGCTGTATTTGCTTTGGCGATGATCGCGAGCGCAAGGTTTTTGTTAGGAAAAGTGATACCGGAATCAATGTGCGTTTCTCTAAAGGCTTTGATCCTGAAAATATCGAAATGCTTCTAGATATTCTTAGGAGAAAACATGGATAATATATTTTTAGCAATGGACGCAGATAACGCAGGAAGAATGGTCGGAAGAGCCGTTCTTGCTAACGATGTTGCTGCTCTTACCGAAGTAAGCTCCAGAATCGATCTGGGACAAGAAATCATCGCCAGGTGGGTTCAAGAACAGGGCGGAAAAAAGATTTCTGCTGGAGGAGATGAGTTCACAGCCCAGATGCCGCCTGGTTCTATTGAAACGATTGAAGAACTTCGGAAGGACTATCAATTTGCTACGAATCTAACAATGACCGTTGGCGTAGGCAAAGATTTGTCCCAAGCTGGCAAGTCTCTTATGGCCGGAAAACTACGTGGTAAAAATATCGTAGTGATATTCGATGAAACCGTTGATTCTGAATTGCAGTCCGCACATCTACATGCTGGAGACGGAACTGGATCGGAAGAAGAAAACAAGCTAGACGAAGCGTATCTTAGCGATGGTCAACAAAACGAGCAGGGAGAGGACGCCGCCAATGATGGTCAGGGCGAATTCTCTGATGGTAAAAATCATGATAGCGAAGCCAATCGTGAGGCAAAGGGCGATGATGTTGGGCCTGGTTCTACTGAAGAAAGCCCAGGAGAGGGCGTTGAGCCTACCGCTACAGATCAACAAGCTGAACAAAATGATCAACAAGCACAATTTAACACAGATGGTGAAGAGCCTGGTCCAACCGACCCAAAAGCTCAATCCAATCCCAAAACCGAAGGTGCGGAAAAGCTAGAGGAAAAATCTATGAACGATAAATCTAACGGAAACAGTGTAAAACCAAAAAACAAGGAGATCGTAAATGAAGGCTCTAAAGAAAAAGATCCAAAAGCAGGTCAAGAAAATGTTGACAAGCTTAAAGAAAAAATTGATGAAGCCAGCCCCGAAAGCCAAAGCCAAGAAAAAGATGTAATGGAAAATATTGACGATGCAGATCTTGCAACTGGCCATGCCGATGGAAAAGGGGTGGATGACAAAGACTCCGACCAAACTCCTGGTGACATGGGCCTAGGCGATGAAGCAGAAGCTGGGGCTGAAGAAGGTGTTGATCCTCAAGATCCTAGTGCTTCTGAAGAAGAAGGCGAAGAAGATCTTAATCCAGATCAGCTTCCTGGCGAAGACAAAGAAGACCCTGACTACAAAGAAGTTCTTGGTGACGCGATTGCCTCTGAACAAGAAAACATTCAAAAAGAAAAAGTCGTACAGATGGTAGCTGAAGCCCTAGAAGTCTTCAAAAGTCAGCGCCATATTTTGGAACGAGCTAAAGAACAAGCCCCTGAGCTCTATAACGGCTCGATCAAAATGCTTCGCGCAATGATTGAAATGTCAAAATTGCTTGGTTTTGGCGATGGGCTAGAAGATCCTGAACACGATGCTCAGCAAAATGGCGCTGACTCCCTGTTTGGCAATGACGAAGACATGCCTGCCGATGACGAAGATATGCTTGCCGATGACGAAGATATGCTTGCCGATGACAAACCTTTCTTGGATGGTTCTGATTCTGAAGAAGGTGCGGAAGATAAAGAGAAGCCTGCTAGCAAACCTGAATTTCCTCCTAAGAAAGATGGTAAATCTGCTAAACCCGACGTTTCACCAGACGCTAAAGGAAAACCTAGTTTCCCCCCTAAAAAACCAGAAGGAAAACCTGCTGGAAAAAAGCCAGCGGGGCAATAGGTAGCCCCATTGGAAAACTACCGACCAAGCAAACCACCTCTCACGTAGCGCGTGAAACGTTGCCACCTGGAGCGATTAACGCTAAAGGGCAGCAAAAGGTTATCGACCCTGTTACTGGTAAAACCAGATTTATAGACAGGAAAGCCGGTGTAGTAATGAGTTCCACCGGAGTCCCTGTAAAATCGGGAGGCGTGAATGGCTCTCAAAATTAACTTAGATCTTGATAAGATAGCGGATCATTTCAAGGAGCTAGCCTACGAAGTAAAACAAGATTTAGAAAAAGGCGTTGGCAGCTTAGCTGCAATGACCCATGCTAGAGTTGCTGAGATAGCCAGTAGCGAATTGAATTCTTCTAGAAAAGAGTTTCAAGAATCTCTTGGTTTTGAAGAGATATCTCCTGGCGTTTGGGTTGTAAGCGTAGATGAAAAAGGTCTATGGGTAGAAGAAGGTATTAAGCCTAATACGGATATGAAGGAAGGCCTTCTACGAGAAGGCGCAAAAACATCGAAGGATGGCTATAAGTACAAGTCGATTCCTTTTGATCACGGCAAAGCTCCTTCGCAGATGACACCCTATGCTAAAACGCTAGTAAGTCAGATCCGATATGTTTTAAAAAAAGAAGGTATTTCTTTTAAGAAGATTGAGAATGGTCCTAATGGGAATCCTAGGCTTGGTAAATTACACAAGCTAGACATTGATTCTATGCCACCAACCTCTCGGGCAAACACTGGAGCTCTACAGGGCCTAACGATCTATCAAAGCAAAAATGCGGCTGGCAATGTTAGACGAGACATAATGACTTTTAGAACGGTTAGTGACGGTCCTAAGGGTCAAGGTAAATGGATTCACCCTGGAATGCAGGCTAAGAAGTTTTTAGACAGAGCAGCAGAATGGGCTTTAAAAGAATGGGAAGAAAAAATTCTTCCAGAGATATTAAAGAAATATTAATATGGGTATTTTTCAAGCAGATGTAGTTATCAAGACAATCGTGGAGCTCGCGTTCGATGACGTGCGCAAAAACGATTGGTTGGTTGATGATATTTTGTCTGATTGCGTAGTAAACCCTTATTTAAAAGACAAGTATGGTCAATCCCAGATAGACGCGTGCAAGGAATGGTTAAAAAACAACCAGGTAGACGTTGCTCTTGGTTATCTAGAAAATAACAAGCTTCCTCTAATAACGATCATTCTTGGGGCAAGCCAGGAGAAAGAAGGCATGAAATCCATGGCCGATCTTTCTACTGAAAGCAAGATTCTCTTGCCAAATGAGATTGGCAAACCGATCCCTTTTGTAATAAAACCATTTGTACCCGCTGGGTATGATCAGAATACTGGTATCGTTTCTTTGCCTCAGTCCGTTATAGATAAGGATTCTATTGCAGAAGGTATGATCCTGGTAAATCCAGAAAATGGCACGGGGTATATCATACAAGAAATTGTTCCAGAAGGTGTGCGTATCGAAGCTGGTATGGAAATTGATGCTACCCAGCTTGCAGTTGTACCCCAGTATCAATACTATGTCGCCAGAATAGAACATTCTTTTTTTCAAGAATCACATACGATCAAGTGTACTGCGCACGGAAATGCTCAAGTATGTCTCTGGATGTGGGGTATAGTAAAATACGCCCTAATGCGCTACCGTGAAGGTCTTTTGGAAGCCAATGGCTTTTCTGAGAGTGTTCTTTCTAGCGGCGATTTGGCCCCAGACCCCCTGTTTCCTGGAGAGGGTGGCGAATTAGCATGGAGCCGAGCCATAGGCCTGACTGGACAAGTCGAGAATACATGGATCAAATCTCCACATCGTGTGATTGAAAAGATATCCTTAAAAGAGCTTACTCCAGGCGAAGCTCCTGGTTTTAGAGGCGGAATCAAGATTTTGAGCAATTTAGATTCTCCAGATTTTTTAGATAACAACTCCGAATGCTGGACAACTGTTGACGAAAATGAGGAATAACTCAGGTTGTAAAAATAAACCCTAATAAATTCATGGGATTATCTCGTTAAACAAGATCCCACGTAATCTTAGAGTATATAAGAGTATTACAAGAGGCAATGATGAAACACTACACCGCAAAACAAGTAGCTCTAGAAGTCTTGAAAAAAGCAGACGAATGTCTTAAGAAGTCTGAAATGCTCAAGAAAGAGCATGTTGAAAAAGACGCCACTCCTCCAAACGGTGTTAGAGCCCAAATAGCTCCTGAAAAGAATCCTAAAGAAAAGAAGGAAGAAAAAGGAACTGATCCTACTGGGATGGCGGACTATGATGACAAGCGTTTAAAAAAATCCGAAGGTTTTTCTGGTTTAGCTAAGTTTTTAGAAGATAAAAAATCAAAACGTATGTCTAAAGGCGAAACCGGACATGAAAAAGGAATAAATACTTCTACTGATCCTTCGCAAAAAAGCAAGGTAATGATGGGAACCAGTAAAGCTGGATCTAGCTTACCAGGCGCTTCAAACAGCCCTGCTAAAAAAATAGCAGACGAAAATGAGGCTAAAGGCAAACACAAACAGGTGCTTGGCGAAATGAAGCAAATGCCTAAACCAAAGTTGCCGGTGTAGTTATGGCAAAAAACCGCGATTACAAAGAAGATCCCCAAAATATGAGTATGCAAGAGGCTAGAGCGGCAAGGTTGGCCATGGCCAAACCTAAAGCGCCCAAAGAGCTCTCAGAATCTCAAAAACGTGAAGCTTTCCGTCTTCATTGGGCAAAAGAAAAGGCAAGTTACGGAAAAACAAGAGATCTAGAAGAAATTCTCTGGCTGCATCTTAAGGCTACAAAGATGGATTCCCCAGAAAAATTTGACGATGGTTTAAAACATTTTGGACTTAAAAAAGAAGAGTAAGAGGAGACACCCATGGCTCAAAGATTAGTAACTAGTTTCGTAAATACAAATGTACCTGGCGCTTACCCCAATCAAAGCGTTATTAGCAAGCCAGTAGGCTTTGCTTCTTCTGGTAACATCGTTATCATTGGAGAAGCTGATGGTGGTGACAACTTCGCTAACGTGGATCTGAAGAAGAATTTCTTTGGTCCTAGTCAAGCGGCAAAAGTTGCCCAACAGTACATCCGTGGATCTCTTGTAGACGCCATGAATGCACTTGCTGGACCTTCTGCTGATCCAGAAATTGTTGGATCTGCAAATCGTATTTATATCTTAAAAACCAACTCTGGAAGCCAGGCTTCTGCCTTGGTTGATACCGATTATGGCACACTGAAGGATAAAAACTGGGGCTTGGATGGTAATAAATACAATTTCAAAGTAACCCAAGTGGCAGCAGAGGCCGCTCCAGAAATTTCTGGTATTACAATCGTTACTTTTGGAGCCACCTTGAACGGTGCTTCTTTCAGTCTCCGCCAAAATGGTGGTGCTGCTGTTGTAATTGCTCTTAGCGGAATCGCTGGTGACCATGCGGACCAGGCCACTTTGATCATTGAACTTAACAGTTTGCTTCCTATTGGTGTCACTGCCTCTGCTGGCGCTGCTATTAATAGTATCAAGCTTGCTATGGCCGTAGATGCTGCTGCTAACCGTAAGGGTTGGGCTAAATCTCTTGAGCTTATCGATTCCACCCCAGGCGATCTCGCTGCTCTTGGACACGATGAAAACTTAATCGTTTCCGCTCAAGAAGCTGAAATTGAACTTTCCATTGCTCGCGCCGATACGAATCTAAGCGAAGTATGGGATATCGATGCTGAAGTTGCCTTTCAAATTGGATATCTTGGCACAACCGCTACTATGACCATAAATCAATCGGCTAAGACCCTAACCACTACCGTAACAGGTGGTGCTGGTAGTAACTTGAGCTTAAGTCTGGCGAACTTTGCAACCCTTGGAAATTTGTCTGCTTTCATTGCTACTCAACCTGGATACTCTGCTGCTATTCCGGCTGCATCATTGCAATTGGCACCTTCTTCCTTGGACGCTGTTACTGCAATCGGTATCGGCGCAAGTGTTGCTGGTGACATGCCTGGACGTGTAAAACGCGGTCTCTATGATTTCAAAGTATCTGTTGGTCAATCTCGCGCTCTTGCTTTTACTGCAATTGCCCAAGCTGGCCTGCCTGATGCTTCTGCTACCGCCTACTTAGCAGGTGGTCTAAAGGGCGCAACTACGGCTGCTCAAGTTGCCGCTGCTATCGCAAAGCTTTCTGGTCTATCTGTGAACATTATTGTTCCCCTGTTTTCCCGCGACGCTAGTGCCGATATCGCTGACGCTTTAACTGACAGTGCTTCAACCTATACAATTGATGCTATTCACGCTCTTGTGAAAACTCATTGCTTGACCTATTCAACCCCTAAACTTAAGAAACATCGCTCTGCAGTGCTTTCTTTCTGGGGCACCTTTGCTCAGGCCCAACAAAAAGCTCAACAGTTGGCCCAATACCGTTGTGCCATGACCATGCAACGTGCTACTCAAGTTAGCTCTACTACAAACCAAAGTGAAGTTTTCTTGCCCTGGATGAATGCGGTAATCGCAGCTGGAATGCAAGCTGGTGGTTTTTATAAAGCTATTGTCAATAAGCTTGCTAACGTGATTAGCTTTGAAGATCCTGCTGGATTTGATTCTGGTGACCCAGACGATAACAGCACTGCACTCGACGCTGGCCTGATGTTCTTGACTCAAGAAGACAATGATGGCCCTCGTTGGGTTTCTGACCAAACCACCTATGGTTTTGATACGAACTTTGTATACAACAGCTTCCAAGCGGTATACTTGTCCGATTCTCTAACCTTAGACCTTGCCTCTAGCTTTCAAAAAGCTTTTACTGGCAAAAACGTAGCAGATATCGATGCAGGTGCCGCTCGCGGATTCTTGCACCAGAAGATGGCTGAATACAAGCGTCTAAAAATGATTGCTTCCAGTGTTGATGCTCCCTTGGGCTTCAAAAACGAAAATGTTGTAGTTGCCCCCCCAGAACTCGATATCGCTGTTGAAGTAAAACTCGCTACTGCGATTTACTTTATACCAATTGATGTGAGTTTCTCGCAAGTAATTCAGACATCGGCTTAATAGATTAAAGAAGGAGAACACTTATGAGTAAGGTAGTAGTAGGCGGACGTGCCAAAGTTTATATAGATAACCAGCTAGTTGGTATCTTTGAATCCTGTACGATATCCAATACCACAGGAACAGAGCCTATCCACTTGCTTGGGCGATACAGTCCAGACGAAATCGCGATCATTTCCCAAGAAGCAGTGAACATAAACTGTGCGGGTTTTCGCGTAGTTGGCTCTGGCAAACATACATTGCCCAAGGCACCAAAAGTTCAAGATCTTTTGAATTTTGAACCTTTTACGATAGTGATCACTGACCGTCAAACCGGTGTGACCCTGGAAACCGTTCTTGGTGTAGTACCTACCAGCAACAATAGCAACTATAATGCCAAGGCTACCAGCCGCGTAAATATTAGTTATGTTGGAATTCTGAACAGTGATGAGTCCGGCGCTCAAGATGAAGCTGGTGCTGTTAGTCTTCCTTAACAAAAACAAATAGTCAAACAGAAACAGGGCCGAAAGGCCCTTTTTTTATTTTAAAAATGAGGTTATCTTGACCTCCTGCCCACGCCTAAAATCATAGATTTTATTAGCAAGCAATCTTAAAAGTAACACTATGGCCACACAAACTAAAGATACCACGTCAGCAGCGTCCCAAGTCGCTTTAGACGCTATTACGGCGGCAGCAAATGCTAAATTCATAGCAGAGGCTGATGCTATAATACTTGACAGGGAAGCTCTAGGTCAAAAATTTGTAAAGCTTACCCTAACGCCTGATGCTAATATAGCCGATATTATAGAATATTATCGTGGATTTGGATATGCTATTGCTCCCCCAAAAGCAACTGGGTGGCAAGCAGGTCAGCCAGCTCAGCTTTTTGGGTGGCTATGGGAAGCCTATTGGAATCAAAACATCGCATTGATCGATTATGATTCAAGAACCGTGATTATTTCCTGGAAATAGGGGTAAGCGCCTAATCTTTGTATTGTACGCATGGGCGTACAATCGTATTGCGTAAGCATACATTGGCAAAGGTGACGCATGGCTATTGAACAAAAATGGCTCTCTGTACCGCCTCGACTTTTTACAGTCGATGGCAGTAGCTTAGGGATAATTACATTGGCTAACGCTAAGGGCTTTAAGGTAAAGCAATTAGTTGTCATTTCTGCCGTATCTCTCCCAGATTTAAGACTACAGGTTAAAAGAGTCATCTCTGACAATCAGCTGATTGTAGGTCCAATACCTACTAGGGCTGGCGAATCTCTTTTGACCAAAAGGTCTGATCTGTCTGCCTACACTGTATCTTTAGGCGCATTTGTATACGCAGAAGAGCAAGAAAAAGCCAAACTAAAACCTGATGATATTTGGCAGGCCGTATACGACCAAGAACCCACTGTTGCTGTCAGAACAGTTGGTGTTGACCAATTTGGTCGATATTATGAGACTGACAACCCTCTTCCAGTTAGATTGTCGGATGGCTCCATCAATATTGGTACCGTCAATGCTGAACTAGAGGTTCAGCTAAGCCACTTAGACAATTCACCAAATCCAGGCGATGTTCATGATTCTATTAGGATTGGTGGCGCTAGCGGGAATGAACTAGAGGTTCTAGACGACAAGTCTATCAATGTTCACGTTCTTGACACTCCTGTTGCCAATTCTGGCCTGTCTTGGTCCTACAATGAGGTTTCAGCTATCCCATCGGGCGTAGAAACGACTATCATCACTGTTTTGGGCGCTCCTGTCCAAAAGAGAATTCAGAAGATAGAGGTGTCAGGAGAGAACGTAGCCGAGATACGTGTAAAAATTGATGGTAGCACCATGTCCAAAAAAAGGCTATGGCACACTAGATTTGACACAACGTTTGATTTTGAACAATTTGCCAATGGCGTCAAGCTGTTAGCGGGCCAAACACTTACTGTCACCGTGTTACATGGGCGATCTTCTGCAGGAGATTTTGAGACAACTGTTTGGTATTTATAAGCTTTTTCAACTATAACAAGACACATCACAATCTTTAGAGCAAGGAACAGGCATGAACAAAAATCTAGAAATCAAAAAAAGACAAGTAGAAATTTTACGAGTACAAGCAGCTAAAGCTGAGCAAGAACTCAAAATAGAAGAAGCTCATGACCAAATCGAACGTCTTAAAAATGCCATGAAGGTTCAAGACGAGAGAGTTTTACAACTTGAAAAAGAACTTGAAGAGCTTAACAAAAGTTCTCAATAACGGGAGATAAGAGATGCCAACAGATTATAAAAGTGGTTTGCCAGTACGTACAGAATCGGATGGCGCTGATGAACGCTTACACGTAAAAATAGTAGACGGTACTAATCCTGCGGTCAACCAAATGACCGTAGATAGTGATCAAAACGCCCACGCAGAAATGCATGGTAATGATCCTTTGGGAGTAGATAGGGTAGTTAGAACTTCCGAATTAGGGGCTTTAACTCCTGATGGCGTATATGATGCGTCTGATAATACTAAGCCTGGAAACTCTGGTCTTATTGCAAGTGTCAGGGACGCTTCTCCCAGCGATACCACCCAAACACAGCGAGTTACTGCTGTAACAAATAGCACCAAGCGATTGCTTGACGTTTCCATGCATGATGAAAATGGGGATGCTTTTAGCGCATCTAATCCATTGCCCGTAACCAGTGTAGATTCTGAAGGTGACGAGGTAAATGATTATGTTACAGCAACAGTAGCAAAAGATGCCACTTCAGATCACGACTATACTGTTACTGTGGCTAAAACCCTTAAGCTAAGCCAAATTTGGGCTAGCGCTTCTGGAAAAATGAAAATTGAGGTAAAGGTTGAAACTGCTGTAGCTAGCGGAACCTTTCTGACTAAATTTGTTGGTTTCAACTCTACTGCCAATACAAATGTAAACATAGATATTAAGGAAAATATAGCAGTTGCTGCCGGAGTAAGGGTTAGGATTACAAAAACCAACCTAGACAACCAGCCACAGGATTTGTACAGCACAATTTCTGGACATGAGATTTAATAATTAACTTAAATTAAGGTAGGGGGATCGGGAATAACATCTCCATTCCCCTTAATTTTATGCCAGATCTGACAGGGAAAGAAGCATCGCAATCAATCAAAATCACTGGCGCGGATAGCGCTGGTGCGGAAACTAATTATGTTGGCGCTGCTGAAAATGGAAATTTAAAAACTACAGACGGCTTATCTGGAGGCGGGATACAGGGCTCTTTAATACTTACAACGGCTAATACCGCCTATGAAGCCAAGGTTGGGGGGTCTCCTCTTGCAAATAGAAAAAGTTTAGTCATTACGGCCATAGATGCAAATATGTTTTGGGGATATACTAACGGAGTAACAACTAGCAACGGACAGCCTCTTCAAAAGGGCAGAAGTATAATTTTCTCCATCGACCCAACAACAGCGAACACCTTCAAGATATGGGTGGTGTGCGGAAGTTCTGGAAAACAAATTAATGTTGCGGAGTCTCCGTAATGCCTAAAAGTTCACAGATAGGCATAACGGACGTTGCCAGCTCTATTCCGTTCGACAATTCTACTAATGGCTTTGCAGCTACAGACGTACAAACCGCTATTGAAGAAGTTAGAACTTCTTTTAATGGGAAGGGTTATCAGCTAACTTTCGTTGCAAACGGAACCGCAACAAATACCTGGTTGAGTCAAGAAGACGCGAACGTACCGTCTAGTGCAAGTCCTGCAATGGTAGCCTATAAATCAAGATTAGTAGGAATAACATTTGTCAACAACAATGTCAATGTGAATACGATAATAAGAATAGCTATATCTAATAAGGCCACCACGAATAATACAATAAATAGGGCTTACAAATGGACCTTGGATAATGTCAGGACGGCATCGAAAACAGATGACCAATTAGGATTCACGTTGGAGGCTGGAGATAAGGTTGGAGTTTATATGGAAGACACTGGCGGTAACCCTTCGGACGTGGTTATTGTAATGCATTTTATTGTTACAGATGCGACTTCTCAATCTATAACAGGAAACCATAGTGGTAATTTTTCTAGTGGTGGTTTTCCTGCTCTTACAGAAATCTTTACTTAGGGAACCATTATGATCAAGTATATAAAGAATGCTACACAAAATACAATAACCTATCTAGGACAAGATATTTTTACCGGATCTTATTATGAGATACCTGCTGCTAAAGAATTAGCACTATCTAACAACTCAGCTTTATTGACAGATATCGCTAATGGCATCGCAGTAATATCAAAAACAGATGATAGCAGTGGAAACATAACGGATATTTCTACTGCTATAAATTATCTTAAAAACATAGATTCTTCTCAAAGAGACTCGGATGGAGCAGTTCTTTCTAGGGCAAAAATAACCACAACAGGATGGCATTACCAGATTCAAGGTGTTGAATTTGAAACCAGCAAATTAGACTCATTGCACTCTAAAAAAGCTGATAATTCTGATTATGGTTTTACTGTTATGAAGTTCCATGAATTGATAAGTGGTGTGGAAACAGAAATCACTGGTAACAATTTAAACCAACAATATCTTGATGCAAATTGTATTAAAACCCTTATGGATTGGGAAACAAATTATGATATCGAAATACTTGGCGGTATGCTAAAACAAGCAACAGCAACTACCGAGGACATAAGATTGTGGGTAATAGGCGTTCCAGATGTTCCAGAAGCATATGGGGGATCAAAATCTTTTGTTACAAACGTTAATTTAAAATATCTAGATGGTACCGGAGTAAAAGTTGACGGTAAAACTGCAAAATATTTAACATATAGTGCTCAAAATCATACGAGCAAGATTAGACTTATTTTTAGGCACCCAGTGGGATGCAATCATAAGCTTTTGATGATTTTTGAACTTTTCAAGGCGTAGCCATGCAAAAACTCATTGTGGGTTTTAGCAAACCAAAATCAAGATACGCTATTGGTAGTTACCTTATAAGGGCCGCAGAGCGATCTTCCTATTCACACGTTTTCTTGCGATGGTATTCCAACAGTCTAGAACGTGACATGGTGTACCAAGCTAGTCATGGAATGGTGCATTTTGTTTCTGGAGAAAGATTTGATAGAGATGCGGAAACCGTCACGTCTTACGAGGTTGACCTAGCGGAAGAAGAGCTGAGAGAGGTTGTAAAAAAATGCGTAGATCTAGCTGGTACAAAATACGGAACACTGGCCCTGATAGGTATGGCCTTTGAGAGAGTCACTGGAATCAAGAGTCCTTTCAGAGATAGGGATAGAACTTTTGTGTGCAGTGAGCTCGTCGGTGAAGTTCTCAGGCAAACCGGTATAGCAGATGTGGCAATAGACTTAGAACTTGCAGGGCCTAAAAAACTAGAATCTGCAATTGCTTCTATTTCAAGGTTTCGCTATCGTAGCTGACCAGCACCCCATACGGCGGCACCTGTAACTACAACGCCTAGGCCAAACATAACCCAACTATTTTTAGCCTGAAGAGAATCGATTTTATTCAAACGGTCCTCCAACCTGTAAGTAGTGTTCATCCAGAGCTCTAAACGTTCATTTGATTTAGACAGGGCTAGGTCTTTGAGCTCAATAGATCTGTTTAGTAGCGCTACCTGTTGGGTAGCGATCTCAAGATCCTGCTTCATCTCGCCTACCTTTATGTGACATTCTTTTGAATAGGCTCTGCGTCCATCCGGCAATGTTTCAATATCGGTCTTGAAATTACATTCAGCAAAAGCGGTGGTGGAAATCATACACATTGCCAAAATCATAGTTAATAGTTTTTTCACGATTTATTCCAATCTTCGCCAACCGTAGGCTTATTTTTACTTAAAGCTGCGGCTTGTTTGCGGAGCTCTTCTGCAGCAGCACTGGCAGCGGCTTGCTCCTGTGCCAATTCCTTGTCTTTCTGTTCAGTTTCGATTGCGATCTTGCGACTATCATTTACAAGCAAATCGATCAATACTGACCTAAACTTGTAAGCAACTATAGCCAATCCCAATGGAACGACCAATAGCCAAAATGCTAGTCGATTGTTTCGCCACAAAGATTTTAGTTTTTCATCCATTTTATCCCCAAACTTTCTTCATCTAATTTTCACGCAAGGAAACCCCCTTTAGGGAGGGGTTATTTACTTTAAGTCCAATTCTTTCTCATCGTTAGATTCATCTGTATCAGCAAGGGCTGTTGGTTCTGTTGGGGTTTCTTTGCCCATTACAGCACTTACTGTCCTAACTATGTGTTCTACGCCGTTTGCAGCGAAAAACGAGATGGTAGTGCCTTTAAGCAGGTCTACGAACTGATTTCCATCCAAATAGCCTTTTACTCGAAAAACAATTCCCACGGCAAAAAGAGCCAGCATTAGCAAGAACTTACGGAATCCGAAAATTAGATTAAAGATTTCAGCTACTTTCTGTTTCACAATGATCCCTCTATTGGCTTATATCACATAATGCTGTAATCTTATAATACAAATGGAGATATTCTTGTGATTAACGAAACAAACAGTTTGGTGACTCTGGCTGGCCTGGTCATTACCCTTGGTACAGCCCTTTTAACGATCATGAAGGTCAACAGGACTGTAAAAAAGGATAAAGAAGAGCAAGAGGCCAAGATTCTGCAGCAAGCCAAGGAAGAGGATGAGCTTATTCGTACACAGTTTGAGGCCAAAATCTATTCTCAAGAGCAAAAACTTGAGAATCTTAGAGAGTCATTTGTTAAGGATATCGAGCACTTGCGCGAAAATCATAGTGGTCAAATCTCTAATTTAGGTGAAAAAATTGAACAATTGCGAGATGAGCTTCGTACTCAACATGGTCAAATGGTCGTACTGCTCAGCAAATTAATAGACAATCGTTAAAGACACTTACAAGAATCGTGCATTAGCTTTTGGAAGTTTTTGTTTTCTAGGGCTGTTTTCTTATTCCAGTACTTTTTACCCTTCAAAAAGATCAGTTTACACTGCTTATCGCAGAATTGCATTTTAGTGCCTTTCATCTTGCTTATGAAATGCCCCCCATGGCCTTCTACGACCGTGAACAAAGGGCCTATACAGCGTTTACAGCGGTCGCAGATGTCTTTACCTAGCTTATGCGCCATATCAGTGTCCAGCCCGTCTGTGGCGATTATAGAGATCCACAGAGCTAGACGGCCACCTAAGAAGCATTTCGTCTAAGACACTCATCCTTTTCTCAGCACAAAACCAGCTTCTTCAGCTTCTTTTTTAGCAAGAACTGTGCCGCCGCGTTCGCCTTCAAGGGCTGTACGTTTATAGTCGATATGCTTGAAATACACAAAGCCGCCCTTTGGCACCTCGATCTTATACACAACACTAGTTTCAGGATCTTGGAACATTGCTCCAACACCTAAGGCTTGCATTGCAGCCTCAAGATGTTCACGCACAGTGTTAGTTTCTTTCTGCTTTGCTTCCAAATCTTTGGCTAGAGTCAAAAATGTCTGTTGTTCATTGGTCATTAGCTTACCCTCTGTTTTTTTCTGCTGTTATATGAAAATAAAAACTTCCTAAACACCCCAAAATGTAAGGTGTCGTGATCAGTATTCTCAGGCTTGCACATCTCAGCAACTGCCTGATCAAGCTGAGTAGCGTCGAATTTGAATTCCTGTAAACAAATCTTTATCACATTTTTGAAGCTACCATGGAATACCGCTTTAACGCCTACCACCAAGGTCCATTCACCATTATCGCTATTGATCAATTCGTACATAAATTCTCCATAAAATAAGTATCTCCTATTTTTTATTACTAGTCAAGCACTATGAGCCAAAAAGAAGCGTAATGATTTCAATAACTTACATAATAAATTAAAAAAATTTGTATTTTCTTTGTATTTTCTTTGTATTTTTCTTGTTTTGTATGATATTCACTACGCAGTAGTACTAAGTTTAGGTAAGTTCCATACAGCTTCGCTGCATAGCTAAATTATAGCTAATTAAATAACCAAAAGCCATACTTCGTTCAAAAAACAATGTTGATTAAAACAGTATGAATTGATCTTACTTTTGGTGCAAAACTTTTATATATAAAATCATCAAAGACCTGATAAGTATACTGGGTAGACAAAAAGGTAAATATGGCAAAAAAAGTAAAAAAAGCAGAACGAGCAGATATCAAGATTGAAGGCAATATTTCTGTCTGGACTTTTCGCATGGAAGGCTTGATTCACGGTACTTATGCCGGACAATTCAGGTTCCGTTGTGTTTTGGCTCCTACTCAAAGAATATCGGCCAATGCTAAATATCGAGCCATGCTTGGTGCTAATCCAACATTGGCGGGCGAACATGAATCCGCCTTGGCCTATGCTTTAACACAGCTCGAAGTTCGCGTAATTGAAGCACCCCCGTTCTGGACTGCGACTGTACCAAAGTCAGGAGAAGCTGGCGATTTAGAAGATGACAATATTATCATGGCAGCTTTAGATGCCGCAATTGCTTCAGAAGTAATGTACCGCGACAGTCTGGCAAATCGCAAAGAAGAGGCTATCAAAAAATCACGTAAAGCTGCTGACAAACTTTTAGAAGAAGAAGAAGTAGAGAAAAAAGCCGAAGAGGATGAAGATGAAGATCAGGATGAAGAGACTGTTGATAAATCCTGAAAAGTTTCTGCACATCATGTGTAGAGATACGGCTTGGCGTGTTCACGTAGGTGTACCAAAAACCGCTCGTTTGCGTACCTGTATGCAAGATCCACATACAGGAAACATTGTTTTGTTTATCGAGGACGATTCCTTTCCAGAAATTGACGCCCATTCTGAAGTAGCCCCAATTCTTGAAACTGAATTTCGTAAAATCGTATGATAGATTTTAATGAGTTCTTAGGAACATTGCAGGCAGAAGCCTTGTCGGATAAATTTCAGCCCACCCAAACATCGGTCTGGGAGAGCATTTGTCGCCAATATTCTAAGAAGTTTTTTACTCCACTACATGTCGTTCTGAAGATGGACCCAGAGTTTGTCGTGCGTCAGAACTATGCTGATCAAATGGATGAAGCTAATTTCGACGACCATCTTGAGAATTTTATTGACCTGCTCAAACATCTAGAAGATCCTGAATACGATGCTGATACTGAGAAGGATTTGAAAAATTTTATTGCTCAAGCCGAGGCCGAAGAAGAAGATCGCAAATCCAAAGGTTTGCCTCTTAGCTCAATCTTTCGCAAGGGCCATAAGATCAGCAAGGTTAAAAAGAAGGCTGAAAAAGTTGTTCAGCAGGAAGTTGATCAACCCAAGTCTGGCAGTATTGACCTTTCGCACCTTGGCGATGACGAAAATGAACGCTAACAGCCCTTGGATTACTGATTGCGTAGCGCTTTATCCCAATTTCTTTTTGGCTCCATAATAAAATACTGGATGCGATCCGTCAAGATATTCTTCTTGAGCATCAGGTCTGTGAATCTCTAGGTGGCCCCTGACAAGGTTAAAGATGTCACCCCATTGACAGTCATGATCGTCCACGAGTTCATCCAGCACCGTTTCCAGGCTTAACAAGGTATCGCCAAGTCTCTTTTTCTTTTTGCTCATCTAGTTTTCCTTCCAAGCTCCTACTTTAGGGATCTGTTGATAGATTCGTATTGAACTGTTCAAAATGGTTAAGCAATTCGTTTACGGCCAATGCCTGATCAAGAAGAAGTCTTTTGAAATCAAAATTTTTAATTTCATTGACAAGCTTTAAGCGCATTCTTTCTTCTATCATCTCTTTTGTGAGAGGTTCAATTCGACCAAGAGACCCATAACCATGCTTGTCAAAAGTGGTTTCGTATCCGTTGATATTGGCTACTACAATTTTGCCAGTGGGGGTGATCTTTTCTACAATACCAATCGTCCAATCACCTCTGTTGGAGATGGCAACTTTGTTGCCTTTGTTTAAACTCTTAAGGAATTCTCCGTGATTTTTCATGCCGCCTCCGGCAATTCACTTTTGGTTTCAGGCTTAATATACTCGCCGACTGATCCACCGCCACTCTCTTTAAAGTAATAAAGTGTTTGACCCAATTCATTGGCCATCTTTTGAGCTTTAGCACGCGTTTCGGCACGATCAAAAGATCCTTCGGTAAACTCTTCCTCAAGATAAAGAACATCCTTGAACACTTTCCCAGACATATAGACATCCTCATAGATCATTGACTTAGAAATAATCACACGGCTAGAGTAGGTGTTGCGCAAATCTACTTCTGTATCTTTGAACATATCGTTAGCATTGGAATGCCAGGGGCCTTTAAGATCAATCGTTGAGCCATCATCAAGCTGAAAGCTCAACAGGGAACCGCCAAAACCTTTGCTGTTAGGATCACCAGATACGTATATGTTGTCAGCAGCAAATTTACCGACCTTCTCCAGCCATATATTACCAGATCTACCAATATGCTTGCGATAGACGTTTGCCACAGCTTCACCCTGTCCAGATTTCATTTGTATCCTAATTCTATAGTCCATATTCGCTCCTTAAATTTTTTTATCGGCCAAAATAGTATCAGTCAGGATTGCCCCAGTCAGGTCAGCCCCAGTCAGGTTTGCCCTAATCAGGTTTGCCCCAAACAGGTTTGCCTTGGTCAGGTCAACCCAAGTCAGGTTTGCCTCGAACAGGTCAGCCTGAGACAGGTCAGCCTGAAACAGGTTTACCCAATACAGGTTTGCCCTAGTCAGGTTTGCCTTAGACAGGTCAACCCCAGACAGGTTTACCCAATACAGGATTGCCCCAAACAGGTTTGCCCCAGACAGGTTTGCTCCAGACAGGTTTGCTCCAGACAGGTTTGCTCCGCGTAGGTTTGCCACAATCAGGTTTGCCCTGAACAGGTCAGCCCCAATCAGGTCAGCCCTAGTCAGGTTTGCCCCAGACAGGCTTGCCCCAGACAGGTCAGCCCCAGACAGGTCAGCCCCAATCAGGTCAGCCTTTTCCCCACCTTCTTCACCTTTTAAAAACATAACATGTAGTTTAAGGATATTATCTAAAATTTGCTTATCCATATTCATCTCTTAAATTTTCTTATCGGCTAAAATAGTACTAGTCAGGTCAACCCTAGTCAGGTCAACCCCAGACAGGTCAGCCCCAGAAAGGTTTGCCCCAGACAGGAAAGCCCCAGAAAGGTTTGCTAAAGTCAGGTCAGCCCCAGACAGGTTTGCCCCGCGAAGGTCAGCCCCAGTCAGGTTTGCCCCGGTCAGGTTTGCCCCGTAAAGGTCAGCCCAAGCCAGGTTTGCCTGAGACAGGTTTGCCAAAGCCAGGAAGGCCCCAGACAGGACAGTCCTGAACAGGTCAGCCTTAGTCAGGTTTGCCTCAGACAGGTCAGCCCCAGACAGGTAGGCCCCAGACAGGTTTGCCCCAGACAGGTCAACCCCAGACAGGAAAGTCCTAATCAGGTTTGCCCCGCGAAGGTTTGCCCTGTAAAGGCTTGCCCCGTAAAGGTTTGCCCTAGACAGGTTTGCTAAAGACAGGTTTGCTAAAGACAGGTTTGCCAAAGACAGGTTTGCCCCAGACAGGTTTGCCCTTTCCCCACCTTCTTCACCTTTTAAAAACATAGCATGTAGCTTAAGGATGTTATCTAAAATTTGCTTTTCCATATTCATCTCTTAAATTTTTTTATCGGCCAAAAATAGTATCAGTCAGGTTTGCCCCAGTCAGGTCAACCCCAGACAGGTCAGCCTTAGACAGGTTTGCCCAAGCCAGGTTTGCCCCAGCCAGGTAAGCCCCAGAAAGGTTTGCTAAAGTCAGGTCAGCCCCAGTCAGGTCAACCCCAGACAGGTTTGCCCTTTCCCCACTTTCTCCACCTTTTAAAAATATAGCGTGTAGTTTAAGGATGTTATCTAAAATTTGCTTTTCCATAGTCACCTATTAAAATTTTACCAAGGCATGTTAAGAGCAATAGCTTATGCAATCAACACTTCTCGGGCTTTTTCGTAAACAGTATGAGAGAAGAAGGTATGCCCATCAACTTGCACATTGTAAATGCCATTCTCGCGTACTACGGCTAGTTCGGTACCATTAGGAAGAATCATCTTGAACATTACGGTTTTCATTAGTTACTCACTTTCGCTTTTAGGTTTTTGACATCTGAATTTGCCTTGGCTTGTCTTTCCATACATATCTCTTTATAAAGCCCTTCAAATTGCCCTATCTTGTCTTTACAGTCAGCCATGCTGGCCTGTCTGCGTTCAAAGGCACCTTTGCGGCGTATATTTTTATTCAATCGTGCTCTGCTCATCTATTCCTTTTTGTACTTTGAATAACTGTTTAAGGTCAATTTGCTTATGCGGTCAACCAAACCATAGGCATCTTTCAAGGCTAGTTTTTTCGCTCTTTCAAAGCGCATAGGACCAAGCACCGTAGTGGCCTTGTCGAATACGTGAGCGCAGTAGTTTTCATTGCCAGCATAATTAGTCAAACACTGGATAAGCTTGCCATCAATCAAGAAAAAACGCTTTCGAGAATCTGCTGCTGCAAAAGCTTTTTTAAAGGATACGGCCTCTCCATTTAGCAACATTGCTTTCTTAGCCATTTCTCGCCCTTTGTTCGTTTGCTTCATCAGCAATTTTAATTAACTGATCTAGGGCAATGGTGATGGCATCACTCTTGCTCCCACCAAAAGACGTTTGTACAATAACCACATCTTTTGCCGTAAAATCTACAGTTATGGTTGTTAAAGCGCCTTTGTGTCTAAAATTAAAAATTGAGTTTTCCATTAATATTCCTCGTCAGCTTCTTCTTCCATTTCGTAGTCAAGGCTTTCAGGTTCGTCATCCAGGGCTTCAAGCTCTTCTTTAGCAGCTTCTAGAACATCACGATCCATCATTTCCTTATCATCGGAATCAGTTTTAACTTCCAGCCTCAAAACCACTTTTACTTTTATCTTTTTTAACATACTATTCCCCTTTTTTAAAATCCAGGTAGGCCATTACAATGCCACCAATTACTGTCCACCATATTATCAGAAAAAACACTCCTATCATAGCCAGGCACAGAAAAAGCTTAAAAAGGTATCGGCGTGCTTTGTTCGGCTTCATAACGCGCTCTTTCATTCCAAATCTTATAATTCACAATCTCAGAAATATGGCCTTTTGAAATACCATACATTTGAGAAATCCTACTATAAGGTATACCATCTTTGCTTAATGCTCTGATATCTTCCGCAATCGCAAAGGTCAATACTGCGTTACGAATAGGGCTATGGCCTAGTTCATTAATGGCGTGCAAAGTGTTTTCTTTACATTCGATCTGCTCAAGATTGTCCCTGTGATTGTTGGCTTTATTGCCATCCTTATGATTTACAACCATTTTGCAATCCAACTCTCCCACAAACTTCTGAAAAACCATGCGGTGAACTCGTAGCTTTTTGCGTGTGCTACGACCTTTCTTTTGGATGCGCAGATTGAGAACCCTATAGCCATCACCATTTGCTATGTCACAATTACGAACCTCCCCATTGGGCAACAGACTGATGCCGTTTGTATTGGCTCTCGTAAAAACTTCACCGCTTTCAGTCACGGTAAAACGCTCATCTGCCAGTACCGCCCGAATCAAAGCATCGTTTTTAGCAGTCAGTCTATGAGTCTTGCTTTTGTAATTTATCATTTCCGACCCTTTTCTACAACCAAATGTTTTACATCCCACATAGACGTATTGTCAATATACATTCGCTTCATGATTCGTCCAAGTCTGTTTCTAACATTTCGTCAACCTGACTAGCCCGTGACAAGTACGATTCAGAACTCTTTCTATGGATGCTTTCCATATCTTCGGATGCATCCTGCATTGCCTGTACCGTCAATCTTAGGAAAGCATCGCATCCATAACTGTGCATCATTTTCTGCAAGATGCCCCTATCCGTTGTGATATTTTTCTGAAGGCTTTGTAGCCGCTCACTAATAGAAAGCGCATCCCTCGCCGCCTTTTCCGCCCATGCCTCCCGCGCCGCCTCTTTCCTTATTGGCTCGGGGTAGCCGCCATGTTTAGGTTTTTTCATATTGTTTTCTCTCATATATGGAGTATTGCAGGATTAGTGCCACTCTCAACTACTTAATTTCATTAAGAGGGCCTGTTTTTAAATCGAGTATCTTTTGATCAATCGCCTATTTCTTGGCCTTTGCTATACGAACATAGGGAAGTTTTCATCAAAGCTATCTTCTGTTATTTGCATTCCAAACTCATTGTAAATTGCATCCTCAGAGGCTATGGTAGCCATGGATCGTAGCTCTTTACCTATAGGACTAAGCATAATGCGCTTAGTAGCAGATTCAATTGAAGTGGAATGCTCAACCATACTATCAAGCACTGCTTGCCGCTTGCCGTCAAGCTTTAGATTGCCATCAATCAAATTCAGCACTGCATTCTTTAAGTTACGCTTTACAGCTTGTATCTGTTGATCGCTAGTTAAATCATTCCACTTTTTCATAAAATTCACTCCTAAGTATTGTATTTGATTAGTGATAAAACAAGGCACCAGGCGCAATATTTCCATCCATGTTTAGGATTAGAGCAAAAGGCCCATGACCACTTTGAGCATAGGCTATGCTGAATTTTTTTACGCCTCTTCGCATACTCTTCGACCCACTTTTGGTTACAATGCCATGGTTGCCATCATTGTTGATCAGTTTAGTACCATCAACACTAAGGATAGAACCATCATCACTTGCCATGCTAAAGCCTGTATGGCCATCACGCTCAATAACAATAAAGCCAGTGCAAGTGATTTTATAGTTTTTGTTAAGGAACAGCGATTGAATAGACGTGGGCAAAATGTTATTGGGTTGTCCTCCTGCTACGCTAGGTTGATTAAATCCACTTTTGTTAAGAAAGGCATACTTAGTACCAGTCAATACCAATACACCCTGCCCAGCATTGTATCCAGGGCTAGAACTAGACAGCCATTGTCCGCTAGCAACTTCCCTTACAGAACAGCTAAGTCCAGAAGATAGCGCATTTTTCCCTTGGCTTAATCGGTATTTATTTTCCACATCCACAAGGTTTTGTACATTTTCACAAGGTTCGGTTACTGTTACCGTGTCTTTTACCACTACGGTTTTAGTTCTTTTGCCACATCCTGTAAACGCGATACTGGCCCAAATTGCAATTGCTACATAGATTAGTTTCATATATTTCCCTTTAATTAATTGTTAAGAATTACTTTTAATACTTGTTCTTTTTCTCATACATTGCCCACAAAACATCTTGCAGTTTCTTAAATTCCTCCTCTGCCCTATTGTAATTTTCTATCAATTCCTGACTGACTTCGATGCAGCATTCCGCGATATCTTCTTCATTAAAATAGTAGCAATCTTTTAACTCTTGCTCTGTCTCAAGATGGATTCGCCATGTATCATTTTTATTCAATCGTACTTTTACGCTTGTCGCCTCATTAGTCTTAGAAGTGTTCATTTTTCCCCTTCAAAGCCCTATCCAACGCTTTTACCAAAGCAGCATCACGAGCAGCCTTAGCGGCATCTCTCGCAGCGCCCCACGCCTTTGCCGCTGCTATTACGTCGCGTGCTTGAATGTTTTTATCTCCAGCTTTTTCATTGCACATTTCCTTCCACTTAGCTTTATCTATCACCGCCGCCCTTTCCCATTCTCTCACCTCTTTATGCGCCACCCACGCAGCGCCCCACGCCATACCCGCTGCCACTACGGTTACTACTGCTATTCCCATACATATACCGTCAAGTTCTGATTTTTTCATCGCACGTCCTTCGTTTCGATTCCAGTTATAATCATTTCGCGTAACTTGATCTCTTGTGCGTCCCACGCAGAATCCCACGCAGCACCACGAATATCACTCGCAACAATCCTCGCGGCAGCCCTCGCAGCATCATTCGCAGCAGCACGAATATCACTCGCAACCCACACAACAGCCCACACGGCAGCCCTCGCAGCAGCAAACTCAGCATCCCACACCGCAGAACTCACCTTCATCGCAGTATTCCACAAAGCAGCCCTCGCAGAATCCCTCGCAGCATCCAATTCGGCATTAGTTGCGTTTCCATTTGCGTAGGCTTCTGCTACGTCAAGCGCCTTTATACTTCGTTCGTCATGCATTAGATGCTGCACTTGTCTCGCGCACCCTACTGCATAAAGGCGCATAAACTTCTCAGAGAAAAACTCCTGGTGCATTAAGAGCCAGAGCCGGTCAGGAAAAGGACATTCTTTTACATTTAAAATATCCAGCGCGTTACCGGTCCAGTTTTCCGGCAAATATTTGACCGGATCGTGACAAGGCTTTAGTGCGCGCAAGTCTTCTAGTGTGAATTGTTTCATAGCTTCTTTCTCCTAAAAATCATTATTGTGCTAGGCCGCCTTTTTTTCAGGCATAATTTCAGCGATAGAAAAGTATTGCTGAAATTGTCCGCTTTCTTCATGAATAAACATGAAAGTTTTTTCAGGCATCTTCTCTTGATATTCCCGCAAAATTGCTTCTGGTGTACCTTCCCGCGTAGGCTTGCCTTCAAAGTACCCCCCTCTACCGTCTACCATGCCGCCAATGAAAGTTTCAAGGCGTTCAATCTTGCCCTCGTTTTCCAAATCGGTAGCGGCAGCGCGTTCAATTGCCTGTTTAGGATTGTTAGCGTAGGTATCGGCAAAGTTTAATTTGCAGTGTTCGTCAAAGCATCCACAATTAGTGCCCAACATTCCGAGGTCTTCAACATGCCTGAAATTGTAGACATAGCCATCATCATTGCTATCCAACATTCCGCATTCATCGCATCTTGTGGTATCGTCCTCAAAACCATAGTCCTCTACATTTGCAACTTCCTCGAATTGCTCATGGTGATACCCAAGCAAGCGCATAACACTGTAATAATTCCAGCCTTCCTTAACTAGAACATTTTTGTCCTCTTGAGCGTGTTCGCCTACTTGCGAAATGCCATATTCTCCATTGTTAATAATTTCTTGCGCTTGATCTTTAGTGATGCGCTTGACGATCTTATTGGTAGGCTTAAGCGTGCCCTTATCCTGAAGGGTTACAAAGCCGATATAAACCGTAGAAAACTCTTGCTTATCGCCGCAAAACATTTTAGGTTTCACGATCTTTTCCACCATATCCATAGCATGGGTTACCTGTGTATGTTTGGAATATTCCTTAACCTCAAAGGTTAACGCTTTTTCGCCAACGCGTAGGCCAAGCTTTTCCGCCAACGCTTTTAGCTCGGGTAGACCTGCGCTATCATCAACCAATTCGGGCAGAACTTCAAACTTGGTAGAACAAGAAGAGAACTTTGCACCGTCAGATTCATAAGGACTATGGAATTTAATCAATCGTTTCATTTATCACCTCTTATTAAGTATAATGCACTGGTTATGCCAAAAGTTAAAAGCCTAATTTCATTAAGTTAACCAATTTCATCAAGGCTTCAATCCTGTAGAACTTTTGGTCAATCGTACAATGCTTATTCGATCTTAGCCTTATCGGCCAAAATAGTACCAGACAGGCTTGCCCCAGACAGGTCAGCCTTAGACAGGCTTGCCCCAGACAGGTCAGCCCAAGACAGGTTTGCTTTGGTCAGGTCAGCCCTGGTCAGGTCAGACCCGTAAAGGCTTGCCCTAGAAAGGTCAGCCCTAGTCAGGTCAGCCCCGTAAAGGCTTGCCCTAGAAAGGTCAACCCCAGACAGGTCAGCCTCAGACAGGTCAGCCTCAGACAGGTCAGCCCCAGTCAGGTTTGCCTTAGACAGGTTTGCCCCGAACAGGCTTGCCCCAGTCAGGAAAGCCCCGAACAGGCTTGCCCCGAACAGGTTTGCCCCAGTCAGGTTTGCCCTAGTCAGGTCAGCCTCAGACAGGTTTGCCCCACGAAGGTCAGCCTCAGACAGGTTTGCCTCAGTCAGGTTTGCCCTTTCCCCAGCCTTTTCATCTTTTAAAAATATAGCATGCAGCTTAAGGATGTTATCTAAAATTTGCTTTTCCATATTCACCTAATTTTGTTTTTGTTTGTTCAATTGTTTTTCTATTTTATCTGTCAGAGTATCGCATTTATGCCCCATGCGTTCATCAAAATCAACTTCTTCTTCTATTTCTCTATCACCAACATAGGGCAAGGCTTTTAATAGCAAACTCACCTCTTTAACTGTCAAATTCAATTTTATAGTTTTAACGGTCTTCATACATTCACCTCAAATTTGCTTTTTAAAAATATCTGCACAGGTTTTAATGAAATTACCATACATTTCAACTTGTTTTTCTGTATAACCTTCTTCTCTGCCTATTTCTTTAAAGTTTTCAAGCCAAAAAGAAATAGTATTTTTGTGACAGCCTATAGCAATTTCATTTAATCCGAAAAAATAAGCAGTGTGTTTTTCAAACTGAAAACTTAAAATTTCCTTATCGGCCAAAATAGTACCAGACAAGTCAGCCCCAGACAGGTCAGCCCCAGACAGGATAGCCCCAGACAGGTCAGCCCCAGACAGGATAGCCCCAGACAGGATAGCCCCAGACAGGTCAGCCCCAGTCAGGTTTGTCCAAGACAGGTCAGCCCTAGTCAGGTTTGCCCT